TGCTAGCATGTTTATTACCCATGCTCCATGTTTGGACTGTGCCAAACTTATCTACCAAAGTGGTATTGGTAGCGTTTTATATCGGAACGCTTATAGGGATACTAGTGGTATTACGTTTTTGGAAAAGTCAGGCGTAACAGTAACACAAATTAAGGAATAATTATGTTAGAGCGTTATATGTGTGTTTACTACTATCAAAAGCCTAACGGTAAGTGGGACGAAGTAACAGAGTTTAGAAATAACCTAAGAGTAAAGCAGATACAAACTGCAAAGGTTATACTTGACTTCAAAGAAAAGAAGTGTATCAAAAACGGCCTCAACCCTGAAGCCGGTTTTGATGATATGCTTGAGTTTTATAAAAGGCTATTAGGGGATAAACTTACCCCCTATTTGCCCCAAGATGATCAAGAGTCTTTATAGATTGCCAGTATCTCCTTTACAGCCTCGTGACGTTCGACATCTTCCACTCCAAAGTGGCATACGTCAACGTAACGATGGCTTTTAAAGTCATTAAACAGTTTTAGGAATTCTAGCAATCCATTATTGCTAGGACGATCCGCTTGCTGTAAGTCCCCAGTTACAACCATTTTAGACTCAGTTCCTAATCTGGTTAACAACATCTTCATTTGACTCGGAGTTGCATTCTGCATCTCGTCAGCGATCACTACTGCGTTCTTGAATGTACGACCTCGCATGTAAGCTAATGGGCTAGTTTCAATAACTCCTTCTGCTACCATATGTTCGATCTCTTTCGAGCTAAAGTTTTCCGCTAGCACATCAAAAATAGGCCTAGTCCAAGGAGCCATTTTTTCGTTTAGATCTCCTGGAAGGAAACCATGATCCTCGTCTACTGATACCGCAGGTCTAGTAATAATAATCTTGTCAGTTACTCCGTCTTTTAATTGATCTACTGCCCACTGAACTGCAAGCATAGTTTTACCTGTACCAGCTGGTCCAATAGCGAATATAATCATCTTCTTGGCATCGTTTAGTTTTTCTAGATAAGTTTCCTGGCTTAAATTTTTGGGATATAGTTGAACACGTTTACGTTTAGCTTGTAATTTTCGGTCAATATTTACGACATTCGACTCGAATCGTGGATCATACTGCTGATTTTGCTGAGTTTGCTGAGTTTGCTGTTGCGGTCTTTTTCGCTTCATATAAGGTTATGCCCCGGTTATATGTTAAACACGGACCTGGGAATCAGTCTATCCATGTCCAAACACAATGTTATTTAACACTTTGGAAAGAATATAATAACTTATGTTAAAGTTTTAAACGGAATAAATACAAAGGGAGATAACATGGCCGATATTAAAGACATTATAACTAACATAGAACAGCTTTACGGTTCTAACAATAGCTTGAGCCTACTAAAGGACTTTGAGCGTGTGATCGACGAGCTTGACACCTACGTCTACGACAACTGGATTGACGGTGAACTAGTATCAGGTCCTGTAGAAGGGCGATACTTTGTAGAATGCACTTTTATGTGGCCGCAAGATAAAATGCCAGAGCCAAAAGGCGGAGAGCGCTTATTAGAATACGGCTGTAAAGTACAGTACGCAGAAACTACTATTTCTAAAGTAAGAAAAATTAAAGTTCCAGGTGACATCCGACCAGGCACAAAGAAAGGCAAGATTGATCGCGAGCCAATATGGATGGTAAAGATTGCAATGCCTAAAAAATTAATGAATGATATCACTCGAGGTTATACTGAGATGGATAGCAATAAGATAGAAGATATTATCAGTCAAGGTGGTGGAGTTAACGCATACGTTGATCCAGCAGAACAGCAAGCACAGGAGATGGCAAGTGAACAACCAGCAGCTTAATGAAGGCCTACGTCCTTTAGATCTACAAGAAATGATCTATCCAACTTTTGAAGTTGATGTTCACGCTTCTAAAATGGGCGAGGATCGTGATGTGTGTGTTGTTAGTTTCCAAGTTAAAGATCGTGCTCCTGCAAATGACCTAATGGAATTTATTGAGAAGGGCTATTACTTTGTTCTCGACAGTGATGTATCAAGTGGCGAGAACGAAGAAGGTGAGTATTCTGTATTTGTTGAACTTCCACGTACTAGCAACTTAGCTGAACACATTAAAGAAATTACCTACGGTGTTAAAAAGCTAACAGGCATTGACGAATTTAAATTTAAATATCACAAACAAGAAAGCATACACGAAGCTACAGAAGAAACATTAAAGTCTGTTGTTCCTGCAACACCAGAAGCATACGATGGATTGATAACTCGTGTACGCACTGAAGGTGTCAAGCGTTTCTTTAGCAAGACACTAATGGACGACTTAACCCTAGACGGCGATGTGATCACAATTCACAAGCCGTTTAATCAACAGGTTAAATTGCGTATGGTTAAAGAAGCCTCAACAGATTCAATCTTAGAAGGTAGTGAAGATGCTATTACTATGGACCAAGATGCAATGAGTGAAATATTTTGGCTAACTAAAGTTTTGGGCGACTACCAGATTAACAAGGTAGGCGACAAATTTATGTTTGACAATAACGGTCAAGCTATGTTATTACAAAGGATGGACTAATGAGCTTTACATTTGAATTTACAAAAGAACAACTAGCAGAGATGATTGATGGTAATCAGTATGTTGGTCAATGGTATGATGCATTGTATGCAATTTTACCAGAATACGGTATAGACACCCCACAACGTGTAGCAGCATTTGTTGCACAATGCGCTCACGAATCGGCAGGCTTTAAAATTCTCAAAGAAAATTTAAACTATCGTGCTGCTAGTTTGCGTAAGGTGTTTGGAAAGTATTTTCCAACAGATGCATTAGCTGAAGATTATGCAGGGCGTGCTAACAAACAAGAAGCAATTGCTAATCGTGTCTACGGTAGTCGTATGGGCAACGGTGATGAAGCAAGTGGCGACGGATATCGTTACTGCGGACGCGGTCTTATTCAGTTAACTGGTCGTAACAACTACGAAGCATTTGCTGAAAGTTTAGAGATGAAAGTAGAAGATGTTCCAGAGTATCTAGGAACGTTTGAAGGTGCTGTGCAGAGTGCTTGCTGGTTCTGGGAAACCAACAACTTAAATCAATGGGCTGACGCTGGAGATATCTTAACACTAACTAAACGTATCAACGGTGGAACGATCGGGCTTGAAGACCGAAAAAAGCATTACGAACACGCCTTGCACGTACTTGGAGCCTAAGCATGTTTCCAGTCGGCTCAGTAATTAAAGCAGTAGTAGCGTTAATCATAGTTCTAGTGATTGCAAGCGGACTATGGTATGTTACTGGCCTACGTGCCGATCTAGCAGTTAGCCAAGAAAATAACCGCAAGGTGACCGAGGCAGTTACGCAACAGCAAGAAGTTATCAAACAGATACAAGTCGATCAGCAAAAGATTAAGGAGATCAATAATGAACTTAACACTACGATCAAGTTACAAAACAAAGATATGGAAAACCTCAAAGACAGGTTCACTACCACTGCATCCGGTGAAAAAAGAAATTTTGCTTCCACCGCAAGCGCAAAGCCACTAGCAGTCGAACGTGCAGTCAACCGAGGAACTGCTAATGCAATGAGGTGTTTAGAAATTGCATCAGGCGCTACGTTAACTGAAAAAGAATCAGCTGCAACTAAACCAAGCGAGATTAACAAAGAATGTCCTAGTCTAGCTAATCCTAACTACAAGGCGGTAGCACAATGAAACGATTATTAATCCTAATACTGCTTGCGACCTCGCTAACAGGATGTGCTAGTTTTGATCTGTTTGGTAGTAGAGTAAAACCTATTGAAGTTGTTGGCAAACCAATTGAAAAAACAGCATTAGACATTGCTAGCCCAGATCCGTTAAAGGCACGGCCTATTGAATGGATTGTAATTACTCCTGATAATATAGAAGCAGTATTTAAGAAGATGGAAGAAAAAGGGCAGAGTCTAGTATTATTTGCTCTAACAGATGATGGGTACCAACAATTATCAATGTCAATGGGCGATATCCGCAATCTCATCAGCACGCAACGAACAATTATTATTAAATATAAAGAGTATTACGAACCTGTGAAAGCAGATAAGAAGTAAATATTTTAGGAGCGGAGCGATGACTGTTGAAGTAAAAAAAGAAGACTGGATGAATTCAAAGTGGCGGCCGATGATGGGCTGGACATATATGGGAACCTGTATATTTGACTTTATAATTGCCCCAATATTATGGAGTTTAATACAAGCACTACACGGCGGGCAAGTTACTAGTCAGTGGCAACCATTGACTCTACAAGGTGCCGGATTGTACCACATAGCAATGGGTGCAGTACTTGGATTAGCGGCATTTGGTCGCACACAAGAAAAAATGACCGGATCAAACAATGGTGGAGCGCCTGTAACAATTCCTGCTCCAATAGCAAGACCAATTCCGGCGGCAGTATCAAAAGGTCCAGCAGCAGTTGCTGAGCCAGAACTATAAAGGATAAGATATGAAATACATTTTAACAGCAATAGTTGCTAGTTTAATTACACTAACAGGATGTGCTAAGTTAGAGCCGGTGAAGGTAGTTCCAGTAGTAGCGGAACTAAAAGCAGTGCCAGTAGTAGTAGAAGCCGTTAAAGTAGTGCCAATAGTAGTAGAAGCCGTTAAAGTAGTGCCAATAGTAGTAGAAGCTGTTAAAGAAGCTCCAAAGACTAAACGAATCTGTAAAGATTCTAAAGATAAGAGCGGTAAAGTTATTAAGAATAAAGATGGCAGTGCAAAGCAGGCTTGCAAAACTATTAAAATTCATAAAAAACATGAAGGAACTAAAGTTCCAGATGGCAAGAAAAAATAAGCCATTGGTGAATCTACATTAAATATAAAGGACTGCTTGACGTGGTCCTTTTTTTATTGTATAATATATTATGGACTATTACTCTACACTAGGTATAAAACAAGACGCAACTGCTGACGACATTAAAAAAGCATACAGAAGTATGGCAATGAAGCATCACCCCGATCGCGGAGGCAATGAAGCTGACTTTAAACGTATCAGCGAAGCATACAATGTACTCAGCGATCCAAGTAAAAAACAAATGGTCGATGCAGGTGTAGATCCTAACAATCAGCAGCGTGGAGGCTTTGGAGGAGGTAATCCTTTTGAGTTTCACTTTAATGCTGGTAACATGGAAGAAATGTTTTCAAATTTTGGATTTAATGGGCAGCGACGTTCCCAACCGCGAAACAAGAGCTTTAATATTAATGTTGAGATTACGCTTGGAGATGTGTTGCAAGGCAAAGTCCTTAATGCAGAAGTTGGCATACCAGGAGGTCAAAAGAAGATTATTAATATATCTATCCCTGCAGGCATCGAACACGGGCAACAAATTCGTTATGAGGGAATGGGCGATAGTTCATTGCCTGCTGCAAGACCTGGAGATTTAATTGTTAACGTATACATTCGACCTCATACAGAATTTAAACGCGAAGGTGATTCACTAACTATCGAACGATCTATATCTGTATGGGATGCATTACTAGGCACATCTGTAGAAATTGTAACACTCGATAACAAAACTCTTAGTATTACTATTCCAAGTGGTACTCAACCAGATACGATATTAAGTGGTCGAGGGCAAGGATTACCAAATATTCGATCAAAAGTAAGAGGTAATTTGTTGATTAAGATCAAAGTAAGTTTTCCTAAAAACTTATCAGTAGATCAACTTAAAAAAATACAAACATTAAAAGATGGCTTGTAACCTGTTGACATACTATAGCTGTCAGTGTTACAATTAACTATAAAGAAACTAAGGAATAATTCAAAATATGATCGAACCAAGTCAAAGTCTGCAACAAATCTTTGAAAATTCTGTTAGCATTGCTACACAACATCATCACGAATACATTACTATCGAACATATTGTTCTAGGTATTATGAATGATAAAGAGTCCTACGACCTCCTTGCAAGTTTTGGTGCTGATGCTAATTTTATCAAAACTAATCTAGAGCATTATATTAATAATAATCTAAACGATATTAAGAACTCAGATCTCACAGTTAAGCCGAAGAAAACTAACTCAGTAGAACGTGTACTTAATCGATGCTTTACGCAGGTGTTGTTTAGCGGAAGACAACGTATGGAAGTAGCTGATGTTATTATCAGTGTGCTTTCAGAAAAAAATAGCTTTGGATTCTACTTCCTTACTAAAGGCGGAGTAACTAAAGAAAAGTTTGTAAAATATTTCCAAGAAAACATTGTTTTGGAAGAAAATCAAATAGAGGAAGAACAGGAACGTCGAGTGCCAAATTCTAATAATGCAGATAAAGTGTTAAATCAGTTCTGTACAAACTTGTCATTGAAGGCTAAACAACGAACTATTGATCCTGTTATTGGACGTAACGAAGAAATTGAAAAGATTCAACTAGTACTTGCTCGTCGTAACAAGTGTAACGTTCTGATGGTCGGTGATCCAGGTGTTGGTAAAACTGCTATTGCAGAAGGCATTGCCCGCAAGATTCACGAGAAAAAAGTTCCTAAGTTTATTCAGGATCACCAAGTATACTCATTAGATATTTCAGCATTACTTGCCGGTTCAAAGTATCGTGGTGATTTTGAAGAACGTGTTAAGAACGTATTAGCTGCTCTTGAAAAGAAAGGCAATATTATTCTGTTTATCGATGAAGCACATATGATGAACGGCGCAGGTGCTGGCGGCGGGCAAGCTAACGATCTTGCTAACATTCTTAAACCTGTTCTGACTAAAGGTGTTATTAAATTAATTGCATCAACTACTTGGGAAGAATATCGTAAGCACTTTGAAAAGGATCGTGCTCTCATGCGTAGGTTCCAGCGTGTCACGGTTGACGAGCCTACTCCGGAAATGGCTGTTAAGATTCTTAAAGGCGTTAGGAAGTATTACGAACAACATCATAATGTTAAGATTACAGATGCTGCTATTGAACAGGCTGTAAAACTTTCTATTAAGTATATGGCTGATAAGAAACTGCCAGACAAGGCTATTGATATATTGGACTGTGCTGCTGCACGTTATAAAGTTAAAGATGATCCTACAATGGAAGGCGTTGAGCAGTTAGTTGACATCGAACAGATCACATACGAACTTAGTAAAATGATTAACATGCCGCTGGAAAGTGTTGCACAGAAAGAAAGCAAGAATCTTGCAGATCTCGAAAAAGGCATGAAGACTGCTGTGTACGGTCAAGACACTGCTGTTGGTATATTGCTTGACAAAATCTTTGTAGCACAAGCTGGAATGAAGAGTCCTAACAAGCCTATCGGTAGTTTCTTACTGCTTGGCCCGACTGGTACTGGTAAAACAGAAACAGCTAAAGTGCTTGCAGACAAGATGGGCATGAATCTTATTCGCTTCGATATGGGCGAGTATCAAGAGAAGCACAGTGTTGCTAAATTGATCGGAGCACCTCCTGGTTATGTAGGTTACGAAGATAACGCAGGGCAACTTATTACCAAGTTACAAGAAACTCCTAACGCTATCTTGTTGTTAGATGAAATTGAAAAGGCACATCCGGATGTTACGAACATTTTGCTAGCGTTTATGGATAACGGATTTGTGACTGGGTCTAACGGTAAGACTGCTGACGGTCGTAATTGTATTTTACTGTTAACCAGCAACTTGGGTGCTAGGGACAATGAGAACAACACTATCGGATTTGGCGGACTAGATCGAGTAGGTGAAGACGACAAAGCAGTTAAAAAGTTTTTTGCGCCTGAGTTCCGCAATCGTTTAGATGCAGTTATCAAGTTTAGTAAGTTGAGTCCAGAAGTTGTTGTACAGATTGTTGGCAAGTTTATTGGCGAGTTGAATACTCAACTTAAAGATAAAGGTATTGAAATCGTAGTAGACAAAGCAGCAACCAAGTGGTTAGCCACTAACGGGTATGATAGCAAGATGGGTGCTCGTCCGTTGGCTAGACTTATTGATGAAAAGATCAAAAGTCCGCTGAGCCGTAGAGTCTTGTTTGGGGACCTAGTTGACGGTGGACGTGTTACTGTTAGTGTTGAAAATAACGAGCTATCATTTACTGTTGCTCCTATTCCTAAGCCAATAACTAAGGAAGAAAGAAAAGCTCGCAAAGCTGCCGCAGCAGCACAAAAAGAAAGGGAAATAAATGCTAATGTTACCGAAAGCCAAAACAACTCGTCGGAAGTTTTATAACAAGTGGGTTTACAAAGTATCCCTGTACATTAATGGTGCAGGGATGCTTAGGAATCATACGTTAAGTGAGATACAAGACTTTTATCTAAGTGAAAAACCTGCTGAGCGTATGTGGACTACTCCTGGAAGAGCCTGGGATAATCGTGCTCAACTGTTAGCAGTTGCTGAGTTTTTATTAGACTATGACAAGACATTGTGGTCACAACGTGTAGGACACGGTTGCGTGGACCTGTATACTAACGATTGCAATTTTTATTCTTCAGTATTGAAAGAGTTTGAAGCCAATGTAAGAAATCGTAGCGAGCCTTCTGAAAACTCTATTGAACTGTTAAACGATCAGCACATTATCCTTAGTAAAAAGCTGCCGCATGATAGATATAGATATAAAGTATTCCTAAAGCCACATCAACTGGCACGCGATCCTCAAGCCAAGCAAGATTACCTAACCTGGGTTGCAGCGCAAAATAACCGCATTACTCTTACAGATTCTGTTAGAAGTTGGTTCATCCGTACTGAATGGAACTGGGATCGTAGATATGTGCTAGTAGAAGATGAGCAAACTCTGCTTATGCTTAAACTACGCAATAGCGATGTTATGGGCAAGGTTTATAATTACGTTATAAGCGATAAATAACATTATGGGCTTCGAAACATTAAAATTATTAGAAAATATCACTGTATCTTCTGCATACGGTAGAGATTATCAATCTGCATCAGATGCAGATACTGTATTTTACTCTGATAAAGACAAAGGTGCGGGATATCATAAACACAGTGATGGTATACACACCGTGTTGTTTCACGCAGAAGGACTAGTTGGAACTATTACTATACAAGCTACATTGGAGCTGTATCCTGGAGATAGTGACTGGTTTGATGTTTATACAGAAACGTTTGCTGTAGATAGTTCAAATTCAAATAGAGCTGCCACAATCACTGGCAAGTTTGTGTTTTTACGTGCTGCATACCACATCGAAGACGGTGAAATCATAAACGTTCGTTATAATCTCTAACTTGCATTAAACGATAAATATAGTATAAGTTCTTTGGAATCCTACTATATGTTATTAAGAGAAATGTTTAGCCCTATCGGCGCACCAAATAATGAAGATCAAGATATCGACTGGCTCGATGATCTTAAGTTTTTCATCGATAATGATGATGTCATGCTTAATAGACACTTTTTTCCTGCGGTAAAGAGACACAAAGATTATCAAGGACATCCTAATGCATACAAAGTATACATCCGTCCTATCGAACGTTGTAAGGACGCATACTGTAGTAAGTATAACGTAGAAGAACCCGAAAATAAATTCCCCAAAGAAAAAATAATTCAACTGGCAAAAATGATTGCTGGTGAGCAAGAGCAACATTTGACCTCAGGCGATTACGACAACTAATATGTTTTTAAGACAATTATTTGAAGACGGTGGCAACCACATTACATTCTGCTTTGGCAGGTTTAATCCTCCTACCATTGGTCATAAACAGCTCTTTGATGTAATGAGCAGGCAGGGCGGTGATGTTAAAATATTCACTAGTCAAAGTCAAGACCCTAAAAAGAATCCTCTAGACTACGCTACGAAGATTAAATTCTTAAAGTTGATTGTACCAGAATACGCAAACAATATAGTTAGTGATGCAGGACTAAACACAGTTGTTAAAGTTGCAAGTCATTTATACAATCAAGGTTATCGTGATGCTACGTTTGTGGCAGGCAGTGATCGATTAGAAGAAATGAAAAAACTCCTAGTAGCATATAATGGAGTAGAAGGTAAGAGTCATGGCTATTACAAATTTGATGTACTTGACTTTGTGTCGAGTGGCGAAAGAGAAGACGGTGCCGAAGGCGTTGCTGGTGTTAGTGCTAGTAGCGCTAGAGCTGCTGCTGCCACAGGCGATCTAGAAAAGTTTGCAGAAGCAACAGGTGCAGGGCAATATGCCAAAGCATTATATTCCGATGTACGTAAAGGCATGGGTATTAACAACAGTATAGAAGAAAACAATATGAGATCAAAAGAATTTACTCCTGCAGAGAAGCCAAGAAACTTTGTGGCCAAGAACGCTAAAATGGGCGGTGCTGGTCAGCACACGGATAAAAAGAAAGCTGAGAAACAGGGCGATGTCAAGCACAAAGGCAAAGAGTATGCCGAAGGCATGGCGGAGGGCGGCGGCGGTGGAGTCAGACAGTGGGCCAATCAAGTTCGCAAAGATCACGGTGCCGATGTCAAGTTTAGAAATCGTCAAGAAGGCAGCGGAGCAGTAGACAGTATTATTGCTAAAAATAGTCAAGGTGATATAGTGGGCGTATTCAATCGCAAGACTAATCACCCTACAGTATTTGAGCCAAAGACGGGTGTGGCGGAGGCCACTGGTGACAAGCCTTTCGACAACATGATGAAAAAAGTCACAAAGACTCCTACCGCTAAAGCAAGAAATACAGAACGCATAAGACAAAAAAGAGAACGTGAAGAAGAAACACGTGATCGACTTAAAGGTGGCTTCGGTCCGAGCCCTGCAAATAAGTTAAGCATACGCGAACCAAAGGAAGGTAGCAGTGGCGCTATGGCCAATGCTGCAAGTCGATTGGTTAACAAAGATGATGGCAAAGTTGCAAAACTTCGAGCAGCTGGAGACAAGCGTCGTGAAGACCAATTAAAAAGCAGAAACATTGCCAAAAAGAATGAAGATGCAGCAAGTGTAGCGGAAAGTGATCCAAGTGGGCTGATGCATGCTGCCCGCCATCTCAACAAAGAATTTCGTATCACTGCTGAAGTAGATGGTGTAGCAAAACGTGCTCGAGTGCAAGCGCAGAGTTCTAGAACAGCACAAGAAAAATTCATGAAACGCTATCCTACTGCACAGATACACAATGTTGAAGATATAACACAACAGATGAGTGAGACGGGTGTGGCGGAGGGTGGATTTTTTGATCCAGATCGACCCAATATTGGTGATGTAGTTAAACATAAACATAGTGGCGCCATGGGTCGAGTTAAAAAGATAGGAACACAAGGTGGCACTACTACGGTGTATTTCAAAGATGCCAAAACAGGCGCAATGAATTATGGTGAGTGGAAGAAGCACGTGTTTCCAATTAAAAAGCAAGGTGTGGCGGAAGGTTCGTTTGGTTCAGGATATGGCAGGGTGTTTACTCTATATGTCAACACCGGCGAGAAGCCACCAACCAAGACCAAGACCAAAAAGTTTAAGCGTGAAGATGATGCTGTGGCCTGGGCAGAAGACTATGCTGACACACACGACCAATATCCAACCCTCCAGATGGAAATAAAAGATGACAACGGTGGCGTGGTATGGGAACTAGAGGAATCACAGGGTGTGGCAGAAGGTTCATTTGGTAGTGGATTCAACGGTCCGTTCACCGCAGTGGTCAACACTGGTGAGCGTCCTAAATCAAGAACCAAAACTAAAAAATTCAAACGTGAGGATGATGCCATACTCTGGAGCGAAGACTGGTTAGAAGACTTTCCGCAGTATGTGTATGCTACCATTGAAGTCAAAGACTCAAACGATAATGTAGTTTGGCAAAGCGATGACGAGCAGGGTGTGGCAGAAGGTGAATTAAACGAGCTGATAGGTATGAACCAAGGCCCGGTAAAAAGAGATGTACCCCAACGAAAGAAACCAACATTTGCTGAACTGGTTAAAAAGTCAACTGATAAACGATCAGCACTACAACGACAAAAAGATGGTGGCAAGAAAAACTGGTTTGCGGAAGACGATCATGAAGGCATGTATAGCCCGCAAGCAATTAAGATGGGAAACTATTTCATCAAAGAATTTAATTTAACTGATGAAATGGATAAACAATTAGCAATTGAGATAGTCGATAATTGTTTAGAGAGTGATTTGACTGATCCGGCTGAAATTAGAAAACAAGTGATAAAATACTTAAAACAAAGTGGAACAATTGTACAAAGTCGCAAAATAGGATAATATTATGGACCAACTAACTATTACAGATGCAGCTTACGCCAAGATACAAGACATCTTAGCAGAGGAAAATAATCCAGCACTTAAACTGCGAACATTCGTACAAGGTGGCGGGTGCAGTGGCTTTAGCTATGGATTTACTCTAGATACTGACCAGAACGAAGATGATTTTGTTATTAGTAAAGACAACATCGCTATGTTAGTAGATGCAATGAGTATGCAGTATCTACAAGGAGCAGTGATCGACTACAAGGATGAAATTATGGGCAGTCAGTTTGTTATTAAAAATCCAAATGCACAATCAACCTGCGGATGCGGGAGTAGTTTTTCAGCATGAAACAATACCGTGTAACTTATAATGTCGATAAAGGCGAAGGCGATGAATGCGTACTAGATGCAAACGATGCCTTACATAAAATGAAGGAAGGAATGTTTCTCGGAAGTGTTCCGGGTGTTGACACCTATCTAGTATATCCTGAACCTCGAAGTGTAGATTCAGATGAAAAAATTAACCCGTATAGTCAAGTATGAAAGCAAATGAAATTTTAACAGAAGCAGTCAAGCAACGTCTTGACGCTAAGTGCTGGAAAGGCAAACATAAAGAAGGCACCAAAATTAAAGGTGGCGTTAGAGTTAATAATTGTGTGCCTAACGAAAGTCTGCACCAAGAGTTCGACATGATTGAAAGCATCATTGAACAGATTGCAGATTATCATGCTATCGACAGTGACCTTGTATGGGAAGATTTATCAAATCTCACAGACGACGAGCTATATGTGTTTGCTGTTACCCAACCGGTTAACGAAGATTGGCAAAAAGCCAATAAGAAAGACAAGACTGATGGTATGAGCAAGAAAGCCGTTAGTGCGTATCGTAGAGAAAATCCAGGTAGTAAATTAAAGACTGCGGTAACTACTAAGCCTGGCAAGTTAAAGAAAGGTAGCAAGGCTTCAAAGCGTCGAAGCAGCTATTGTTCTAGATCCGCTGGACAACAGAAAATGCATAACATTAGCTGTAGTAAAACTCCGGACAAGGCAATCTGCAAAGCACGTAGGCGCTGGAACTGCTAATGAGAGCAAGTGAATTTATCACTGAAAACTTTGCCGACGGCAAGAAGCCGGGACGTAAAGGTCTAGCAAAACGCTCAGGTGTTAACACTAAAGCTAGTGTAAGTAGTCTACGAAAGACTGCAAAGAATAGCACAGGTGAAAAAGCTCGCATGGCACATTGGATGGCTAACATGAAAGCCGGTCGTGCCAAGTCTGAAGACATTGAAGAAGGATGGAAAGACTGGGTAGCAGGCGGTGCTATGGCACTAGGTGCTTTAGGTGCTAATGCAGGTGATATTGTGTCACAGGTTGCAGAGAAAGGTGATACGGTTTATAGTATTGCTAGAGACAACGGTATTAGTCCTGCTGTTATTATGAAACTAAACGGATTTACTAATGCTACTAAACTAACACCCGGACAAGAAGTAAAAGTTCCTGATGTTTATACAGACGAAAAACCCGCTGCTAAAAAAGCAGAAAAGAAACCAGAAGTTAAAAAAATAGAACCAAAAGCAGAGCCAAAGGCTGCATTGGCGTCAACTAATGCACACGAAAACTTTTTAATTAAAACAGCAAGAGCTGCTGGCATTAAAGGAATAGAACTTGCTGCATTCTTATCGCAGGTTGCTCATGAAAGCCACGACTTTCAAAGCATGGTAGAGTACGGAGGCAGTTTGGACTTCCGCAAATATGATCCTAAGTATGCTCCTAAGAAAGCTAAAATATTAGGCAATACTAAAGTAGGCGACGGTGCAAAGTACAAAGGTCGTGGATACATTCAAATCACCGGCAGGTACAACTACGGTATTGCTGGTGAAGCAATTGGCATAGATTTAGTAAGTAATCCTAAGCTAGCAGAAAAACCTGCGGTTGCTGCAAAGATTGCTATTTGGTACTGGAAACTTAGAGTACAACCAAATGTCGACGACTTTAGTAATGTTAGAGCTGTTACTAAGCCTATTAATCCGGGATTGCGTGGTCTAGAAGATCGTAAGAGCAACTTTAAAGATTATAAGACAATGGTTGCTGCTTTATAATAAATACATATATGAAAATACGTGAAATATTCGAGACTGCAACTGCTGGTGCGACATCTAGTGCTAATATTGCCACTGTTGTAAGCCCTCAGCTAAGTCCCGGTTCTGCACGTGGAAAAACCAGCTACACCGGAAGCCCAGGAAAAAGTGGTACTAAAGCACCGCCGCAACCTAAGCCAAAGAAACAAACCCCCACTGATAACGCACTAGATTCCAAAACTAATATATTTGGCACTGGTACAGCAATCAAAAGATAAATACATAATAGACCTTTAGGATCAAGGAAATAAAATGGACTTCAAAAAATTACTAAACACATTAGACAGCATGGACGCTCCAGTAGCTACACCTGCTGCGCCGCAAATTGCGCCGGCTGTGCAGCTTAACGAAGACGCGCAATTGCGTGTTCTAAGCGGACGTACTACCTACGTTGCTGAAGCTAAAAAGAAAGCCGAAGAAAAAGTTGCCGAAGCAATGAAAGACGGTGACAAGAAGAACGTTGCTACTGGCACAGTTGAAAAGACTAAAACTGGTATTGTTCATAAAAGTAATAAGGCATACGGCGGTTCTGAAGAGAAAGCCGACGATGCTGATGATGCTCCTAAAGGCAAAAAGAAAACAGCTAAAGAGTCTATCAATACTGAAGCATTTAAAGGCAAATTTGCCAAAATGGTTGAAGCTAAAAAGAAAGGTGGTAAGCCAGACTTCTTAGATCTTGACAAAGACGGTGACAAGACAGAGCCAATGAAAAAGGCAGCTAGCGATAAGAAAGCAGGTCCTAAGAAAGGTGTAAATCCTTTTGCTAAGAAAGACGAAAGTGTAAAAGAGTCCGACGACATGAAAGTGGGAGCCAAGAAAAAGTCTGCTACAGGTGGTACTATCGAAAAGACTGCTACCGGAATCAAACACACAGCAGGAAAGAACTATAGTGGCAAGGCGGCTGAGAAAGAAGAAAAGTCTAAGAAAGACGAAAGCAAAATGATGCCAAAAGGCAAAAAGCGTCCGGTTGCAGAAAGCGTAGAGACTGCTATGACCTTCCGTGAAATGATGAAGCTAGTTGTTGAAAGTGGTGGACAACAACAAATTGATCCAATTGACTCAGCATTGTTTGCTTGGGCTCAACGTGTTGCTGCTTCTAAGTATACAGAAAGCACCAAAGCGGAAGTGTTCGCAGGAATGTTATACGAGCGCAACGGTGGTGTATTTGAAATGTACGATGTACTAAGCGAAGACCAAAAGTAATTTAATCAATTACTAACAAAGCCAGCAACTTAGGTTGACTGGCTTTTTTTACGGCTGTATAATAGTACACAAGGAGATATTATTATGACTAAAATGTACGGCCCGGAAGAGAAAGCAAAATTAGAGCGTCTTATCAACGAGGGATCTAATGTATTGCGAGAAGTTGAAGACCTTACCGAGGGTCTTAAAGAAACTGTTAAAGCAGTTGCCGAAGAACTGCAAATTAAACCTAGTTGGATTAACAAAGCAATTAGAATTGCCCGTAAGGACAATTGGGCATCTCATGAAGAAGAGTGGAACGAAATTGAAATGATTCTTGGAGTTACTAAGAACTTGCCAGAACCTGAATGATAGAGTTGTTTCGTGGTACATATAACTGGGCTAGGCGCGATTACAAAGAATGGCCGGTAAGGTTTGTTTTAGAAATTGTTGCTTGGTTTATGAGTGTTGGGTGTGCCGTCTGGATGGGGTTGACGTTACCTAATCCTCCATTCTTGGTTCTCTATCCATTATTCATTATTCAATGCATGATATTCGGGTGGTCTGCGTGGACCCGAAAAAGTACTGGAATGGTTGCTAACTATTTGCTGTTAGTCACTATTGATGTAACTGCGTTAGTTCGGTTAATAAGTATATAAGACAACGGTTCAATCAGCCATAAATGATTATTTTGGTATTTGCAGGCCATAAATTGCATAGGAGAAAAATTTGAGTTACGTAGACGCTTTCTTTGACAGAGAGCAGGATTTAATTCGCGTCGTTGAACGAAACGAAAAAGGCGAAAGACATTTTAAAGAATATCCTGCTCGTCATATATTTTATTACCCAGACCCAAAAGGCAAGTTCCTTTCAATCAAGGGCGAACCTTTAACCAGAGTTTCAAGCAGAAGCGTTAAAGAGCATCGCAAAGAGCTTTCAATCTACAGTGGAAAGAAACTGTATGAAAGCGATATCAACCCAATCTATCGTTGTCTAGAAGACAACTATCTTAATCAAGATGCCCCTAAGCTAAATGTAGCATGGTTCGACATTGAGGTAGACTTTGATCCAGAACGTGGCTATGCTTCGCCGGAAGATGCATTCATGCCAATTACTGCTATCGCTGTCTACCTACAATGGATGGAGACAATGGTGTGTTTAGCAATTCCTCCTAAGACACTAAGTATGGAAGAAGCTAAGAAGCAGGTTGAAGAATTTCCTAACACTATACTGTTTGATAACGAAGCAGACATGTTAGACACATTCTTAGATCTAATTCAAGACTCGGACGTACTAAGTGGATGGAACAGTGAAGGCTTCGATATTCCCTACACGGTAAATCGTGTTACTAAAGTTCTAAGCAAAGAGGACACACGTAGATTCTGCTTGTGGAATCAATTCCCCAAGAAGCGTGAATACGAAAAGTACGGTAAGGCTGCTACTACATATGACTTAATTGGGCGTGTACACTTAGACAGTTTGAACTTGTATCGTAAATACACGTATGAAGAACGGCATACCTATCGACTAGACGCTATTGGCGAGCAGGAAATTGGCGAGAACAAAACTGTCTACGAAGGTACATTAGATCAGTTGTATAACAATGACTTTAAACGCTTCATTGAATATAACAGACAGGATACTATGCTTCTTGAGAAACTTGACAAGAAGTTAAAGTTTATGGATCTTGCCAATACACTAGCACATGAGTGTACTGTGTTGTTGCAGACTACTATGGGCGCAGTAGCTGTTACTGAACAGGCCATTATTAACGAAGCTCATAAGCGTGGATTCATTGTTCCTAATCGCATCAGCCGTGACACTGAAGTAGATACACAGGCTGCTGGTGCATATGTTGCGTTTCCTAAGAAAGGTATTCACGAGTGGATTGGCTCTCTGGATATTAACTCACTATATCCTTCAGCAATTCGTGCATTGAACATGGGCCCAGAAACAATTGTTGGACAATTGCGTCAAGATGGTACTAAAGACTTTATTGCCGCAGAGATGGCAAAAGGCCGTAGCTTTGCCGGCGCGTGGGAAGGTATCTTTGGTAGCTTAGAATACACTGCTGTTATGGATCGCAACGTTGGTCGAGAAATAACTATTGACTGGGAAGACGGCGGTCACGATACCCTAAGTGCTGCACAGGTATATGATTTGATCTTTGACAGCAATCAGCCTTGGATGCTGAGTGCTAACGGCACTATCTTTACTTACGAAAAAGAAGGTATTATTCCTGGATTGCTAAAGCGTTGGTATGCTGAACGTAAAGAAATGCAGGCTAAACTTAAAGACTGTATTAAGGCAGGTAATAAGATTGAAGAAGAATACTGGGACAAGCGTCAATTAGTCAAGAAGATTAACTTGAACAGTTTGTACGGTGCTATTCTTAACGCTGGCTGTAGATTCTTTGACAACCGTATTGGACAATCAACTACACTTACAGGCCGTGCCATTGCACAACACATGGCTGGTAAAGTAAATGAAATTATCACCGGCGAGTTTAATCACACAGGTAAGGCAATTATCTATGGTGATACTGACTCCTGTTACTTCTCAGCATATGCCACGCTGAGAAAAGAGATTGACAAGGGCACACTGCCTTGGACAAGAGAGAGTGTAATTGAACTTTACGATACTATAGGAGAAACAGTAAATGACACATTCCCCAAGTTTATGCAAGACGCATTCCATGTACCTAAATCACGAGGAGAGGTCATTAAAGCAGGTCGCGAGATTGTTGCTTCCAAAGGACTATTCATTACTAAAAAACGATACGCAGTCCTCTACTATGACAAAGAAGGCAAGCGAGCAGACACGGACGGACAGGGTGGTAAGATCAAGGCCATGGGTCTTGACCTTAAGCGTTCAGATACCCCGGTTATTATCCAAGAGTTTTTAAGTCAAGTATTAACTCGAGTGCTAAATGGTGATGGTCAAGAATCTATTCTAGAGTATATCACTGAATTCCGCACTGAGTTTAAACTACGTCCAGGTTGGGAGAAAGGTTCGCCTAAACGTGCCAATAAGATCTCAGAGTATCGTGACAAAGAAAAGAAAGCAGGTAAGACTACAATGCCCGGACATGTCCGTGCTAGTTTGAATTGGAACACTTTAAAGCGTATGATGGATGACAAATATTCAGTAGCTATTACAGACGGTGCTAAAGTTATTGTGTGTAAGGTTAAAGATAATCCAATGGGCTATACTAGTGTTGCATATCCTGTAGATGAATTGCGTTTGCCGCAGTGGTTTAAAGACTTACCATTTAATGATGCAGAAATGGAAAATGCTGTCATTGATGAAAAGTTGGAGAACTTAATCGGTGTACTAGACTGGGACCTCAGTTCAACCCGCAGTGATAATAATTTTAACAAACTATTTGACTTTGAGTAAATTGCGGTTGCTTTTTACTCTAACCCTAAGTATAATATTCATATAACCGGAGAAATCTAAATGAAAGACATTTTACAAGACATCGTATCACACACCCAGAATCTAGGATTTTTAACTACAGTTAAGGTCACAGGTACAGAACGTGGTACAACTATTAACTCTATGGCTGACGATCGTTCAGTTATCATGGAAGCTACTACTGCTAGCCCGCAACCAGATATGATTGGTGTGTTTGGCATGCCACAACTTAATAAACTGAAGTATTTGCTAGACGGTGCTGAGTACAAAGAAGATGCTAAAATTAGTATCACTACAGCAGAACGTAACGGAGAAACATTGCCAGTTGGTTTACATTTTGAAAACAAAGATGGCGACTTTAAAAACGATTACCGTTTTATGAATTCAGAAATCATTAACGAGAAAATGAAGACTGTTAAGTTCCGCGGTGTTAAGTGGGATGTAGAGATTGAACCTAGCGTTGCCGCAGTACAGCGTTTTAACTTCCAAGCTGGTGCTAATAATGAACATCCAACATTCTTGGCAAAAACAGATGGTAGCAATCTAAAGTTTATCTTTGGTGATGCTAGCACACACGGCGGTGAGTTTATCTTTGCACAAAACGTTGCAGGTAAATTGGATCGTGGTTGGACTTGGCCTATTGTGCCAATCTTGAGTATCCTTAAGATTGCGGATGTTAACAACACAAAGATGTCTTTGAGTAATGAAGGTGCTATCCAGATTACTTTAGACAGCGGTCTTGCTACTTACAAATATATCATTCCAGCACAAGCGGCCTAAATATGATTAAGGGCTTACAAGGTTATAACGGTGTAACGGTAAATGGCGGCAACACTGTCCTGCAGTATGTTGCCCCGAACGCTGCTAATCCAATGATGGGTATGCTGAGAATCAACGGCACTGATATAGAAGTGTTTAATGGCTCCAGTTGGCAATACTTATCCACCAGCTATGCTACTGTAGGCCTTGATCAAGATATACTAGACATAGTACAATGGGTACGTAAGAAGCGTGACGAAGAATTAAAGTTGCATAGCTTGGCAAATGACAATAAGGCTGTTAAAATAGCATTAGACAATTTAGAACAGGCAAGACAACAATTAGATATAACAGTAAAATTATCGAGAGAATATGAGCAAACAACCAGTTGATTTAACACCCCTACAGAAAGACTACGCAGTCTATTTGCCTGCGATTAGTAGTTTCTATTCTACCTACGTGGCAAAACAACGCAAGGGAGATTTTGTACCCAAAGATCGAATTCCAGCGGGTTTTGATCGAGGCATCGAAGGTATGAACTTCTTAAACCCAGAAGAAGGATACTTCTATTACAAGTACGGATTGTATTCAGCAGGCCATGCACAACTAGATCTAGTTAAGACTATGGATCATGACTCAATGATTCAGCAACGTGATCGCAACAAAACAATGATCTTGGGCGACTCCGGTGGTTACCAGATTGGTAAAGGTATCCTTAAGTTTGATTGGCTAGACTTTGAAGGCAAAAAAGCTAACAAGACTCGTGATGATATTCTTAACTGGCTTGAACTAACTGCTGATTGGTCAATGATGCTGGACGTTCCTACGTGGGCATGTGACCATATTCATAGTCCAAAGACAGGACTAAAGTCATTTGAAGACTGTCTAGATAAAACTCGTCACAATAACAAGTACTTCTTGGACAATCGTTTAGGTGCTACTAAGTTCCTAAACGTTCTACAAGGTAGTAACTGGGATACTGCCGAAGCGTGGTACGAAGGTGTTAAAGAGTTTAGCGATAAGAAAGTTTGGGGCGATAAAGCCGCTGAAGGGTGGGCAATGGGCGGTGCGAATATGTGTAAGATGCATATTGCACTACGCCGCATAATCACTATGCGGTTTGACGGTATGCTAGAAGGCAAGGATTGGATGCACTTCTTGGGCACTGCACAATTAGATTGGTCGTGCTATTTGACCAGTATTCAACGTCAGGTCCGTAAACATATTAATCCTAACTTTACAATTAGCTTTGATTGTGCGTCGCCGTTTATTGCAACTGCACACGGACTTGTTTACACTAACAGTCAGCATACAGCCAAGCGGTGGAGTGTTATTATGGACAAAGCTCCAGATAATAAAGCACTTGCGTCGCGCCCGGACATTCCGTTTCCATTCGAAAGCGAGATTGGTCGCAGACTAAATGTTTCAGATATCTGTCACTACAAGCCAGGAATGTTAAACAAGATTGGCAAAGAAGGCAAGACTTCGTGGGACAGCTTTGGTTATGCACTGATGATGGGTCATAATGTTTATCAACATATTGTTGCTGTACAACGTGCTAACAACTTGGCAGATATTGAACAGGCTAAGATCCGACCAGACTGGAGACAGTGGAAGAAGAACAAAGATCGTGACATGAGTGACGAGTATAGTGATTGGGTTCCCCGTAACATTCTGTACTTTGATCGTTTTGTTGAAGAGCTGTTTGACTGTCCAGACAAAGAATCCGCATTTGCTATGATTGCTGACGCAGAGACTAGAGGCTTTATGCAGAATTTGGAAGGCTCACGCTTGCGTGGTGGCGTTACGAATATCTCAAACGACCTGTTCTATGAAGAAGGCAGTGAAGACAAAGATTCGTGGAACGATGATCGCGAAGATGGCGAATTGGATAAACTGGTAGCAGAATAACATTGCTAACTGAGCAATTTGATGCTATAATTAATGTATGAATACACTATCACTTAATCGTAAACAAATTGAAAAGCTCACCGAGATAGTGACCCATTTTAAAGAAGTAGAATGGTTCACTATCAGGGTAGATCGTAGTAGTGGCATAGGGGAAGGGATTACTATTGAATTTAATCTCTTTAATGACAATGATAAAGATGTCGATACTAAAATTGACATCACTGATTTGAGTACATGGTAATGGGTGAAGATCAAGGACTTAACAAGTACGAAACATTTGCCAAGAATATGGAAGAACAGTTTCCCAAGATGTTTGCAGGTGATTACGGCGGCTTTTCTGTAGGCGCTGGCTGGTATCTACTGTTAGAAACACTCTGTTCTAATATCCAGCATCACCTCAACTGGAAGAATAAAACAGCGGAAGTTGTTCCACAAGTAACTGTGGCACAGATTAAAGAAAAGTTTGGTGGACTGCGTTTCTACTACGATGGCGGCGATGACTACATTCGCGGTCTAGTTAGCATGGCAGAATCGTGGGCAGACATTACATGCGAAGAGTGTGGTAGTGTTGGAAAGAGACGAGGCGACGGATGGATACGTACATTGTGTGATGTCCATGAAGCAGAACTGCAAGAACGTAAACGCACACAAGAAATGAAAGATGGAGGTTTTGAAGAATGAAACGTGATTACGCAGACGGCGTTGCTGACGATATTGTATTCTTTATCGGTAATGAAGTAGAACATACTCCTGCATACGGGTTAAAAACTTTGTTTGTTACAGGCGTACAACCTGTAGGAAATATTGCATTGAATTTACAGGGCTGTGAGCATATCTTCTTTGGCGCTAATCATAGTTTTAACCCTAAAGACTACGAAGAGCATAAGTGTTGGGAAGAGATGATCTTTTACTTTTTGAAGAAAGAGTATCTGTGCAGTCTAGATATTCCAATGAGCCAGGTAGAAGAGTTTCATGAAAGCGGTTACTGCGAATACAATAACTTTATTCCGCAGATTCGTGTGCCTATTCCATATATCAAGTTATGGAATTATAATACAATGCTAAAGATTGATGATAAAGATTTTAAAGCAACCAATCCCGGCGTATGGTCTCATAGTCTACATACGCTAATGGATCGTAGTAAGTTTGCAGACTGGTCACAATACAAAAACGATGAGATTGTAAAGTAATGGGACCACATGGATCAGCATACACAACTGCCTCTAGTAAAGTATCAACCCGTAATTCACGTGGAATAGGCACTAGCGGTTGCCGAGTTCAAGGCACACACACCGCAGTTAATAAAGTAAAGAGCATAAAAATGACATTGAAACAACGATTCCGCAACTGGCTCCTTAATCAAAATAACGACGCGATTGAGTACGAGAAGCCCACTAGAGAATCAGAAGAGCGTTTTCATAGCGATGGCATGAAACTACAGGTCTACAAAGGTAGTGGCGGCTTTGTAGTAGAAGTTCGTAACTATGATCGTAAACGTGATGAGGACAATAATAAAATGTACATCATTCACGATGACAAAGACCTCGGTGAGGAACTTGGTAAAATTATAACTATGGAAAGTATGAGATGAACCAAAAAATTAAACGTGCATTAGACAAGGCAACTGAAAATATTTTAGGTGTCAATGTTACCAATCAAGAGAATTTTGCTAGACTATTGCTAGAAGAATGTGTTACAATTATTGATAATATGCAATTTACTAAAGAAGGTCCAACAGAGGCAGCACAGTATCAACGTACACTTTGTGGATCTACAATCAAAGAGCATTTCGGGTTGCAAGGCAAAGGACCTATATCATCAAAGTACATTCTATGATTATTAAACAAGACATTCGCCCAGCAACTATGACTTTTATTAAAGTTCGTACAGAATTTGAAGGGTTTCACTATTACCCAAACGCTGGATCAATTGATCCACGTATCCAGTTTCTTGAAAATGAACATCGACACATGTTCAAAGTTGAAGTAAAGATTAGTGTTACACACTTAGACCGTGAATTAGAGTTCTTCCTTGTTAAGTGGGCATTGGCAGAATTTATTAAAGACGGTAAAATGAATCACAAGAGTTGCGAAATGATTGCAACAGACATCTTGGAAAAGCATTTGATTCCAGCATATGGATCAAATCGATACTACGAAATTGTAGTGTCAGAAGACGGTGAATCCGATGGTATCATCGAATACAAACCATAATAATAATATTATTAAGTACTAAGGAAAGCTAACATGGCTAAGAATTACCGCGACGTTGCCTATTTTGAAAATCGCCCCGACATTGTTCGGATCTTTGATGACTTGGAAGCGTTTCAAGACTTTTGTCGTATGGAACTTCGAGAGTTTGACCCTGCGGAAATTTACCGCAAAGAAGGTGCTCCTAACTATGGTGCGTTCCTAGCAAGCAAGCGACCGCGCCGGCCTTACCTAGGCAAGAACCCACGTTGGGATAATAACGGAAAGCGCAATGAGCAGAATTTTTCTCGTTGATTTAGAAGCAGTCGAGACAAGGTACACGGGACAATGGCAGTCCCATGTGCCTGCCTTACTACGAAAGAAAGGACACAATGTTCAAATTATATCAGGCCCTGCGGATATTCCTAGTGCAACTACTCCTGGAGCGTTTCTCAACTTTGGCGGAACTAATATATACAAGGCTAGTCAAGTTGAGCAGCTGGGCCGTTTATTTTGTAATGGAGCCGTTCGCCCAGGTGATCATTTTATATTTACTGATGCTTGGCACCCTGGTATCATCAATCTCAAGTACATGAGCGAATTACTGGGTATTCCAGTAACTACACATGGACTATGGCATGCTGGCAGTTATGACCCACAAGACTTTTTAGGACGTCTTGTTGGTAATAAGCCTTGGGTTAGACACGCTGAGAAAAGTTTCTTTCATGCGTTCGATCATAACTATTTTGCTACGAATTTTCATATCGATATGTTTCGTAACAATTTGTTAGAGGTTAACTTAGGTACAGTTTATAACTATAAAGTTTCTAAGAAGATTGTCCAGACTGGGTGGCCCATGGAGTATATGGAAGATACATTGACTATGTATAAGAACATGCCAAAGCGTGACCTTATACTGTTCCCTCATCGCATAGCGCCAGAGAAACAAGTAGATATCTTTCGTGACTTAGCTATGCACTTGCCTCAGTATGAGTTTGTTGTATGTCAGGATCAACAGCTGACAAAGAATGAATACCATAATCTGCTAGGACAATCTAAGATTGTGTTTAGTGCAAACTTGCAAGAAACGTTAGGCATTAGTTGGTATGAAGGTGCATTAGTGGGCGCTGTTCCAATGATGCCAGATAGACTAAGCTACAGCGAAATGGCATTTGATACTTTCAAGTATCCGAGCGAATGGACTGATACTTGGGAGAACTATAATATCCATAGACAAGAAATCTGCTACAAGATTATACAGTACATGGAAAATTACGAAAAGTTTTTACCCAGCCTAAATAAACAAGTAGATGCATTAACTGAACATTATTTTAGTTGCAATAAACTATTAGAGATGCTAAAATAAAACTATACAGGCAATCCACTGCTTAAACATCGGAGAAATATATTGACACAATTGAATTATAGAGAAGAAGACGGAAGACCGCTAAGCCAGGTCATTCGCGAAAGACTCAAGAACGGTAACAAACGATTCTGGGCTGGCGACAACATTAGCGAGTACATCAGCGATGTTGAAAAAAATATGCTGATCACAGAAGCTGCTACCGCATTTGAAGGTGTGCTCGATGCCTTGCTGATTGATCGAGAAACAGATCCTAACTCAAAAGGTACGGCCAAGCGATTGGCCAAAATGTACTACAACGAAATAATGGAGGGTAGATATGTTCCAGCACCGGACGCAACGGCTTTTCCAAATGATTCAGCAGACCGTTACGAAGGTATGTTGGTTGTACGTAGTGAGTTGCGTAGCATGTGTTCACATCATCACCAGCCTGTTACTGGTGTTGCTTATATTGGTATCATCGCCGCCAACAAACTTATTGGTCTTAGCAAGTATACTCGCATTGCTCAGTGGTGCGCTCGCCGTGGCACTCTACAAGAAGAACTATGTAATGACATTGCTCGAGAAATTAGTAAAGCTACTGATTCAGAAAACGTAGGTGTATATTTAAGAATGACTCATGGATGTTGTGAGAACCGAGGCATAATGGCACACGATAGTTCAACAACTACTTCAGTGCTTAAAGGTGCGTTTAATAAAGATCCAGGCACAAAGAAAGAGTTCTTTGATACATTGAGTCTCCAAGAATCCAATAAGCGATAAGTGTATTGCTTCTTTAGTAAATATGGAGACACGTAAATGAAATGGTTTCTCGATTTTTTAGATAGGCTGGGTCGTAAACGTATAATTATGGATCGAGTGAGCAACGAACCGTTGTTAACCCGTTATTATCTTTTTCTAAAAGATCGAAAGCATTTTCCGTTTAATGTGTTTCTACACAAGTTCCATAAAGGTGATCCAGATGATGTTCACGATCATCCATGGTGTTATTTTACTTTAATTTTAAAAGGTGGCTATTATGAATGGATTCCAGAATTTAATCCAGATGGTACAAAAAGTTGCGAGATTCGTAAGTGGCGTGGACCCGGTCATTTTCGCGTGTCTAGCCCTACTAGTTATCACCGCATTGAATTAAAAGAAGGAATAACTCCTTGGACATTGTTTATGCCAGGTCCCCACAACCGAGAATGGGGATTTCTAGTAAATGATGAATGGATTCAAAATGAATATTATTTAAAAACTCGTAAAGAACAAAATGAACAAACTCATAATTAATGACAGAAAATTTAAAGGTTTAGTTTCTACTATCTGTAGAGAGATTGCCGCAGATAATTGGAAGCCGGATTTCATTGTAGGACTTACAAGAGGCGGATTATTGCCTGCTGTAATGATCAGCCATTACTTAAACGTTCCCATGCAATCGTTAGATATCAGTTTGCGTGACGGCGGAGAGTGTACTAGCAATCTAGGCATGGCCGAAGATGCGTTTTACGGAAAGAACATTCTTGTTGTTGACGACATTAATGATCAAGGCAGTACACTAAACTGGCTGATGAATGATTGGCCAAGTGGCTGTTTTCCAGATGACCCCCATTGGCAACAGGTATGGAGTAACAACGTAAGATTTGCTGTTGTTGTTGATAACTTATCTAGCCAATGCAGCGTAGGTATGAACTACTGTGGTATGGAAGTTAACAAAGCCGAAAACGATGTGTGGATTGAATTTCCTTATGAAGAATGGTGGACAAAATGAGTGTAATAACTAGGCACGGTAACACATGTACTGTTACTCAGGTTTCCAGTAAAAGAGAGATGGAGGCTGAAGTCATGCAGTGTAACGAGGGACGTAACCTTACTGTGGTTATGAACAAGAGTGTTAAACTATTGATGAATTGGAATGGTAGTAAGTATGAAGGTCGCATGGCGGGCATGGACTTTGAAAGCGCAGGTCCTAAGATTAGTAAGACTAGTACTAATTTAAGAGGCCGATGAATACTATACTCGTTCCTTGGGATAATCAAAATAGTCATTGGTGGAATGAAACCTGCGCGATGGTTTTAGAACAGTTTGGGCTTCCTGGTGATAAGTACACATCCCATCCTACAGAAAATTCAATGTCGTTTGAGTTCAATAACGAACAAGACGCATTACTTTGTAAAATATTATTAAGTGATAGAATATGACACACTGGACAGTTACCCTAAAAGAAGATCCCGAGAATGGCGATCTTATTATGCCAATACCGCAAGATCTGTTAGATATGCAAAATTGGAAAGAAGGAGACACATTAGAATGGCTAGATCAAGGCAACGGTTCTTGGCAATTACAGAAAAAGAGTGTATAATAAACTATGAGTAAAATTAAAATCGCAGAGCTGTTTTACAGCATTCAAGGTGAAGGACGTTATATGGGCGTCCCTTCTGTATTTCTACGCACATTTGGTTGCAACTTTACGTGTAGCGGATTTGGCATGCCTAGAGGTGAACTAAGCAAGGAAGCTGAAGAAATTTCAGTAGTTGCTCATATGTTTGCAAAATACGAGGACTTGCCACTAGTTAGTACTGGCTGTGATAGCTACGCTAGCTGGATGCCAGAGTTCAAAACTCTTAGTCCGATGCTTACAAGCGAAGCAATTGTAGATCGTATTATGGAAATTCTCCCGCAGGATCATTGGAAGGACGAACACTTGGTTATTACAGGCGGCGAGCCGCTACTGGGCTGGCAACGTGCTTATCCGGATTTGCTTAACAACACCAAGATGCGTGACTTGAAAGAGATTACTTTTGAAACAAACGGTACTCAAAAACTGACTCCGGAGTTTAAAGGTTTCTTGGCTAAGTGGAATAGTGAAGTAGGTAAAGAACTTACATTCAGTGTAAGTGCTAAACTGCCATGCAGTGGTGAAAAGTGGGAAGACGCTATTAAGCCAGAAGTTGTTTGTGAGTATGAAGAAGTTGGTACAGCATATTTGAAGTTTGTTATTGCTACAGAACAAGACTTTGCCGATGCCGAACGTGCAATTGCTGCATTCCGTGCAGCAGGGTTTAAAGGACATGTCTACTTAATGCCAGTCGGCGGTGTCGAAAGTGTATATGCTATGAACAATAAGAACGTAGCAGTGCTAGCTATGAAGAACGGTTTGCGATACAGTGACCGACTGCAAGTGCCGCTGTTTAAAAATGAGTGGGGTACATAATGAACAAGTGGGTTGAAAAATTGTTTGGCATTGATAAGATCAAAGCCGAAACTAAACGTGCTGTAGAAGATGCAGAACGTTCTATGCAAATTGCAAAAGAAGCAACAGAACAAGCAGTGCTTGCTAAAGAAGCAGAAGAAGTAGCGAAACTTAGCGCAAAAGATAAAGCAACTCGTTTAAAAGAACCTTGGGTAGGTGTAATCGAAACACATGTAAACAAAGACAACATCCGTAATGGGTTTTTTGAGCTTGACTGGAACGAACAGTTTGTGTTAAAATTAAAGCAAGAAGGTTACGGGTTTGATGGCGACAAAGAAGAAGAGATTGTCGATCGTTGGTTCCGTGAACTATGCGCAGGCGTAGTGATAGATGGTGATTTCGGCGGTGCAGTAAACACTGGTGTGATCGATATTAACACAGTTAAAAAGAACAACAAATGAATTACATTATAGTTGATACAGCAAATACATTCTTCCGTGCTAGACACGTTATTAACGGCGACGCTGATATTAAGCTAGGCATGGCGTTTCATATCACTCTTAACAGCGTGAAGAAGGCGTGGCAAGACTTTAACGGCAGTCACGTTATCTTCTGTTTAGAAGGTCGCAGCTGGCGCAAAGATTACTACAAGCCTTATAAAGCTCAACGTGCAGCAGCTCGTGCCGCACATACCGAAAAAGAAGCAGACGAAGAAAAAATCTTCTGGGAAGCATTTGACACGTTTAAAGACTTTATCAAAGATAAGACTAACTGTACAGTTATGCAACATCCTCGCCTAGAAGCAGATGATCTTATTGCTGGCTGGATACAGAGTCATCCTAACGACAATCACATCATTATTAGTACTGACACTGACTTTGTACAATTAATTGCGCCTAATGTAAAACAGTACAACGGTGTAATGGAAACTACAATTACCCATGAAGGCGTATTTGACGCAAAAGGTAAAAGAGTCATTGACAAGAAAACACAACTACCTAAAGCAATCCCAGATCCAGAGTGGTTGTTGTTTGAAAAATGTATGCGTGGCGATACTAGCGATAATGTCTTCTCAGCATATCCCGGTGTACGCACTAAAGGCACAAGCAAAAAAGTAGGCCTTACTGAAGCGTTTGAAGATCGTAAAAGCAAAGGCTTTTCGTGGAACAACCTAATGCTACAGAGATGGACTGACCACAACGGACTAGAACATCGAGTGCTAGAAGATTACGAACGCAATCGTCGACTCATCGACCTTGCACACCAGCCCGACGATATTAAATCTATTATGGTTGAGAATATTGCAGAAGCAACTAGTGCTAATAAAAACATTAGTCAAGTTGGTCTGCGACTTATGAAGTTTTGCGGACTGTACGATCTAAAGAAGATTTCAGATCAAGCACAAGCATATGCTGAACCTTTAAATGCGAGATACACACTATGACAACAGAACTACATGCTAAACCGATCATCGACAATAAATTTTGGATTGTTGAAAAAGGCGGAGAAAAGTTTGGAACACTTAGGATGAATGATGACAACCGGTTTGTTCTAAGCAATGAACTTGGAATTAAAATTTACGATAACAAAGAAAGTCTAACTCGAGAGTTTGGCAAAGCGTTTTTTGTTGTTAAGATTATTAAAGAAGCAACAGATGCAGAACCAAATGAAGTCCACGGATATACAACTAGTGCCACTCCGCACAACTCAATGTTTGATATTCAAAGAAAGCTTCCACTCTTTACTAAGAGCGGAGATAGCAAGAGTTTGTACTGTGCTGGATACTATGTTATTAAATTTGAAAAAGGGTGGGTCAAGAGTCACTGTCCCAAACTTATTACATTACAACGCTATGAATATCAAGGTCCGTTTAAAACAGAAATTGAAATGAAGCAGGTACTAGCAAATGTCTCAAAGTAATCTTCCTACTAATCTACCTAGTGTAGAAAAGCTAATTCAGCGGGTAGTTGCTGCCGAACGTAGTCAACAAAAAGATATTCGTATCAGTATTCAAGAAGCTAGAGATCTAACAGCAGAATTAGCTATTATGACTAGCAAATTAGGCAAGACTGTACAAGAAATACATGCTATGTTGTCTGTAATTAAGGAATCAACTACTAATATCGATGTTAAGTTCGACGGGGGCGGCTTTAATTGATATAAATATATACGTGGTTAACTAGGAACACGTATAGTATGAGCAGACCAAAGCCAAAAGTATTGTTAGAACATGCAAATAAAGAAAACTTTAAGATCGAACAGATTCTTAATAGTGAAGCTATCTGGGCGGTTTTCTATAAAGGCCAACCTTTTAATCTAAAGAGTGGTAGTCTAGTTGCTAGCTACCCCGGCCCAAAATATAAGAAAGTAAGTTTTAGCAATCCTGGTCATGCGCATAATCTTGCTAAGAAACTAAATCGTCTTTTTAAAACTGAAGACTTTGAAGTATACAAATTAACCACTGGTGAAAAGGTAGAATAATATGGACATCAAGGATACCTATACTAAGGTATTCTTAGAGGCTGCAGGACAACCAGCCGACTCGGATACGCTCAAACAATATCGCAGTCTGTGGTGGTGGAACGTTCGCGATAAGGACAAAGGCGGGCAACGTTTGAGTGAACACGCATTGACGTTTATCAACGATCATGCTAAAATTAAAACATATAAAGTAGACTTTCCTAAAGACTTTGCTATTACTCCTCAAGTACTAGTTTGGTTGGATAACTTTATTGAATCTCCCTATTTTATAACAAAAAAATATATCATTGTACTACGTGAACGTGCTGCATTCGAGCTTTATCTATTTTCTGGGGATATCCGTAAGATAGGATATAACAAGGCCCTAGCAAAAAGATTTAGCCAAGAATCAGCAACCTAACAACAATAATTTATAAATATTTTCACTATGTTCAATCTCAACCCTATTGCTATTTTAAAACAACGTAGAGTAAGCACATTGCCTCCACATTTTGCCAAAACAAAAATTGGAGAGATGGTACTATTTGATAATGAGTTAATTGATTGGGTTGATGCTAGACTGAAAGGACGATATTGTGTTGTTCGATCACCTGCAATTGATAAAGACGGAAAATTAAAATCTGCCACGTTTGTGGCGTTTGAAGACCAAAAAGAACTAACATACTTTATGTTAGCCTGTCCACATTTAAGGAGAACCTAATATGACAGAAGAAGTTAAAGCAATCGAAGATGTTGCAGCACAGCCAGCTCAAGGAGCACAATCTAGTACTGATCTTAATATCAGCGATCTAGTTGCACTAAAGAGTATTATAGAAGTAGCAAGTCAGCGCGGGGCGTTTAAAGCAGCAGAGCTAGAAGCGGTAGGTAAAACTTTCAATAAGTTAAACACATTCTTAGAATCTGTAGCAAACAAAAAGGAGGCTTAATATGCAGTCATTAAAACACATCGGTAAAATGAAAAACAGCGGTAATAAAGTTATTGTTGTTTTCCGTACATTGCCAGGCGAATCACATATGTCATTAGTGTTGCCTACAGCAACATTGCCAGATCAATATCATAATGCTATTATGGATCTAGTCGAAACTGAGCCTGCACAAGATTCATTTGAATTTGGTGAGCAGATGTTTATCAAGTATTTCCCAGACGGTAGACCAATGTTGCAGGCTATGCAAATTGATAATCGTATGCAGAAGGTTCCATCTGATTCAGTTATTATGACTCCAACTAATCAGCATAATATGCCGTTGGATCAATTAAATGTATTGATTGCAGAGCAAAAGAATTGCACAATCGACGAGCTATGTAACTTCGTTAAGGGATCAACTCCATCAGTTAAGTTGCGAGAGCAACCGAAGAAAGAAGTTGTACCGGCAGTTGATACTGATATTCCTGCGCCGGTACGTGCTCAAGCTGTATCAAACGAAGCATTGTCTGATAAAGATATTGCTAAAAGTTATCGTAGTCAAGCAGATGCCATGTATAAAGAAGCAGCCAAACTACGTAAAGATGCAGACGAGTTAGATCCTCCGGCTAAAAAAACAACAAAGGCTAAAGAATCAGTAGATGCCTAGTCGGCTGTTTAAACCTCCAAGACATCTGGTCAAAGAATGGCCAGAAGTCTTTGAGGATCTTTATATGAATACAGTGCCTATAGCTTATCTAGATGTAGTTCATCTGGAGTTTGCTAACGGCAGAGTATGGGAAATTAATATTAAAGAACAGACTATTAATTTAGACCCAGATGCAATTGCTACTAGATTAGTAGAAACGCTTCGAGAGTATAAAGACGAGATTGTGAAAATAGAGTTTAAGGTTGATATAGTTAGACTTAAAACCGACATTAATAAATCAACTAAAACTATTTTTTAATTAATATGGTTAGCAATTAATTCAGCCATATGTCTAGCTGAATTTCTTCCAGGGTGTACTAAGTCTCTTGCTTGATTATCAATTTCAATCCATGCACTTTCTGTGTAGTGTGCTGTTTGGTCAAAAAAACTAGCAGAATAATACTTGCACCGATTTTTCCAAAGTTCTCTACTTGCAATAGATATGTAACTAGCTTCTGTCATTGAATGATAGATGTTAGTTGCATATTCTTTGTACATAGCAGTATCATCCCACGGTCCGGCGTGCTCTATTAGTTGTTCTTTAAAAATAGTAAATCTGTCTATATTTGTCCATAAGTTGACTACAGCATACGGAGTTGGAAAATTCTTAGATAGTAATGTTGAGTTTATAAAAGAAAATTGCATAGAAGATGCACTAGCGCCCATATTAACCACTGGTCTATTTAACATTTTAGACAATTGAGCAGTAACTGTTTCATCCTCGGCTAACCCTACTCCTAGTGTGCAAGAACATCCAAATACTACAACAGCATTTTGCCAGTCAATTAAATGCCACTCGTCTGCTCTATAACCATTAAGATTGCAAGCGTATGTTACTTCTTTTGATCGGTAATGCCAGTCATCTGGCTGAGTTTGTAAATTTTTCTCAAACAGGGCAGGCGAATCATACGAAGTAAACTTATTTGAATAAATTTGGTGCCCGGGTGTTGCATCGTCTGCGTAATTTAGTATTAAGGATTTTAAAAATTTATAATCAGTTACATAATCAGGCAACGGGCTTGCATTTAGCAACTTATACATATTACGCCGTAATGAATTTAAAAAGTTCTTGTGCAAATAGATCGTGCCCCTTTGCACTAGGATGGCAACACAATGTTACCCAATTGTTAGGTGTTCCTTTGCCATTATAATCCCAATATGGTGTATTTTCTAGCCCTTCTTGTTTTAAACACAAGTTCATAAAGGTATCACATCCTTGAGGGGTGAACATGTTGGCCCAAGGCCATTGGTCTACTATTGCGCTAAAAATATCGAGAACTTCCTGAGAGCGGCGTATTTCATTTTTATTATGGGCATATTCAACATATCTTATAGTTTTCTGATTACTAGTTCTCTCTGATAGATCTTGAATAATTTCATTAAATCTTTCTTGTTTGTACGATGTATCAAATCCAGGAGTAATTATTAATTTTGCATTTTTTAATTTGCACCAGTTTTCTAATTCAATAACATTTGATATTTGCTCTAGCATTGCTGACTTTTCGCTATATATTGCAGTACCGTATCCTTTCCATAGCGTTTTTCTAGGGCCTTTTTCTTGATCGTCGGACCAAGGCCATGCACACTGAAACTGATGGTGTTCATTGAATTCGTCACTTACAAAATCAAATCGTTCAGGCCCGCTTGGAACATATAGCACTATTAATTCGTCAATGTTGTTCCAGTTTATTTGAGGATGAAAATATAAACTTTTAATGGACGCCCGATTGCCCTTTCCCCTAATACCAAAATTAATAGGAGTATACGTGCCCTTAAAATATTTTTTACATAATACTTCAACAAATGCATTCTTGTATTCCATAAATTTCCAAATTATACGGCCAGTGTTATCTATTGATAGCTCTGGATGATCAGATAGCATTTTAGACTTTTCATTTTTTGATAAAATTGGTTCCATAGGAACTCCAATCTTAGCCATAGACCATTGATAGCTATCGCAAATTTCTTGATCGACTGCTCCTTGGCCTTCAACAAATGAACATCCTAAACTAATAATTGCTTTTCGTGTTCTTTTTAAATCTTTATTAATTTCAATAATTTGAGTATTATACATTTTTAATCCGCCATGTAGTTAGATAATAGTATTGCAGACCTTGGTGTTTTGGCCCTTGTATTTTCTTTTAAAACATTAAAGTTATAATCTAACACATCTTTCATAGATGTAAACCATTGTATTTTTTTATCAGCATCCATTAAGTTAATGTCTTTTAATAATTTTATAATTGCATCTAATCGATCCCAGGATTCTAAATCATCATACGACTCGTCAAAAAAATCGCTAAATGTTTTATACCCTAAATTTTTAAGATATTTTAAACTATGTTTATTGCCATACATAATAAAAGGATGACACGTTGCTATCGGCTTAAAACTTTTTTCACTTATGAAACAAGTATCTTCAGCAAACGACGCTTCGCTAATTACACTTATCCATGTATCTAACGTTGCCTGGTGATTTAAGTCTCGTTCAAACAGGCCGCCGAGCCCACCTTCAAATGCATCTTTAAATTTATCATTAAGGTCAGTTCTTGGGTATATTGGCAATATATTAATCAAGGACTTGTATAGTTCAACATTTAGTGTTTTTCCTTCGTAGTATGAATTAGAATGTCTAAATGAATTCATACTATTAATGCCAACGTCTAGTAAATTATTTTCGTATAATTTACTAAACAGCCAAATGCGGTGAGGCCTTGTTCTCTTTTGAAATGCATTGTATAATTTAATATTGTCTGTATTCTTGGTCTTATATTCAATTTGTTGGAATGAAGTTGGCAATGTACTACCTTGTTTTTCGGCAGCATCTTGTATAAATTCTTCAAATTGAATATTTGGAATTACACACATTTTATCTTGTATTGTGTTGATGTTGCACCAATTATTATATTGTTCAATGACTGCAAGATTTCCAGTTACATATATTATTTGTGTAGGATTTATATCGTAATGATTACAACAATCATGAAACCATTCAAACAACCAACTAGTATGATATCCTTCGTGTGATTGGTCTAATAACAAGAAGCATTTCTTTTTGCGAATAGCCGATAGCTGCTTCTCTGATAAGTAAGCAAATATTGTTTTACGCTCAAGCATATATGTATCGTGTTTTTTGTTTAGATCAGTATATCCGCACCAGTCCCAAGGAGAATGTGTCACGCCTGCTGAAATAATATATTTTGGATATAATTTTCGCTTATCCCAATAATTAGAATTTACAGAAATAGTATCAAGATCAACTAATGGCAATTTAATAGTCTTCCATCGAATTATCGAGGTTACTAACGGGCTTGCGGTAAATCTACGTATTCCCGAGGTATTAACATCTGGACATTGTGAAAAATTTGTGTGTGTGCGTAGATTTTCAAATATAAAATTCATAATCGATTCCATTGTTCAACTGACGTTCCGTTAGTAACACTGCGCCGTTCTATTAAATCTAGAATATCTTGGTTATTTTTTTGATGAGCGGTCGGGGCAAATAATGCCCGGTTTCGTTGATTGGTATCTGCAGGAGGGGATATTAAGTAATACATTGCTATACTGTTTCTTGATATATTTATCGGTGAAGTTACAGGCGTAGATAACCCATGCCAACAATGTTGGGTTGTATCAAAAAATATAGCTCTGTTAAATGTTGGTAATATTTCTTTAAGTAATGCTGTTGGAGATGTTCCGTCTGTATCCCATATTCCAAAATTCCCTCCCCAAGTATGTTGCCATTCGGGAGTAAGGTAAATGAGAAGATTAAATTTTCGTTGTAATCCTAACTTAGGATGAAGACTGTAATCAAGATGAGGATTAAGTTTGCCTCCTCGAGGATGCGAATGCATTCCACCACCGTGAATCCCAGGATCACTGTATAAGTGATCAAGTCCGGTGTGACTTAATAGAACATTAATAAAATCTGTTGAGTTAAGATACGTTATTAGCTTATAAATGCTTGCTGGGAATCTATCCCATATATTACAAGTACGCTTCAGTTCAATTTGATTATCATAGTTGCCGTTAAATAATCCAGAATCATACGCAAGAAAATCTGCTGCTATCTGGGTAGCAACATCTTCATTTAAAAAATTATCAATTACACAGTGTGAATATTTTTCTTTATGAAAATTATCAAATGCTGTTGATAAATTATTAATATTAATTAAACTATTAGCCATCTATTGTTTTTTAATGTCCAATGTATTACTTCTTCTAATCTTTTATATGCAGGCTGAGGTTCCCATCCTAACTGTTTCATCTTATTACCATCTAGTGCATATCGCAAATCGTGGCCAGGGCGACTAGTATGGAAATCCGTCATTTCGTAGTTGAGCGGTTTTTCTTGGACATCTGCAATAAACTGTGCTAATTTTAAATTGTCAATTTCTGTAGATCCTACAATATTAAATTTTTGGCATTTTGCGCCACCGTAGTCTGGTTCTAATTTACTAAGGTCGGTATGATATAAAAACATCAATGCATCTGCAACATCTCGAGCATGTATATAATGTCTTGATCCTGCAATTGTTTTTTCTGCGTTAGCATGTACTGTAATTTTTTCGTTATCTCGAACACGTTTGATACACATAGGAATATACTTTTCAGGATGTTGTCTTTCCCCAAATACATTCATAGTGTGAGTAATAATTGCCGGAAGACCGTAAGTATTCTCGTATGCAACTACCATTTCTTCTGCGGCAGCTTTGCTAGCACTGTAAGGATTGGTGCTGTTATATCTATCGTTTTCTTTGTAGCTAACTCCAACAGGTGCCGGTCCAAAAATTTCATCTGTTGAAAAGTACGCAAACAGATCTAAGCTATCTAAATTACGAGCGTAGTCCATTAAATTAACAGTGCCCACTATATTGTCTTGTACGAATTCCATAGGATAAGAAATGGATCGATCAACGTGACTTCCTGCGGCAAGGTGCGCTATTAAATCAACTTTTCCAATCATTGATCTAATTTGAGAATTTAGTTCTGCCTTTAGATCGTGATGAACTACCCTTACACGTTTGCGCTCGATTGCAGGGTGAGACATTACTACGTCGTTTAATCTATTTAAATTTCCACTGTAATCTAATCGATCAAGGGTTACGATTCTCCAATCAGTTTCGGTTAATATTTTATCAACTAAATGGTGAGCTATAAACCCGGCGCCGCCTGTAATTAAAATTGTTTTGCTCATAGTGTCCTTATTCTGTTTGTCTACACTCAAGATAGAAGTTTTCCAATTCTGGAAATGTTTCTAAGAAATTAGTACCGCGTCTGCGGTCGTATTCTGTAAACCAATTAAAGAAGTCGCGTTTGCCTTCTTTTAGTTTTTCTGGGGTATAGATAGCTGATTCCATGTATTTTACTACTCTTAGGAATTTTTCATACTCTAAGTCGTTGAATTTGCTACGGTTTTTATCGTCTAGATTGGCTAGAATGAAGTCTAGATGTCTTTGCATGTAAGGCATAAACTCATCTTTAGGCAATAAATTCATGTCGTACTGTAATGGCTCTTTTAAGAACGGAGTGTCAAAGCGTATACGCTGCCATTTGTTCTGATCAAAACCATTATACTTAACACGCCATTCTAAGATCTTTTCTAATAAACTTTGGAAGTTTGTTACTGTTAGAATATTAAAGGTACACATAAATGTAACCGGTAACGTGGTTTTAGTTAGATATGTATCTAAGTTCTTTTCCCAAACAGTTAAATCTAGCCCTGTGCGTATGTATTCCGCTTGCGGTCCCCATGTATCCATGCTAGTAAAAATCTTAAAGTCTTTAATTGCACCTTTAGCTAAGAGAGCATTTACCTTTTCTACTAATCGATCGATAAGTATTGGCTTAACTCCGAAGTTGCTATTAATATTAAGCTCGAGATTAGGTTTAGGATTATTATCAAGCTCATCTAAGAGTCTCCAAGTTGATTTTTGTAATAGCGGTTCGCCGCCAGTAATTCGTAATATTGTTAAGGTCTTACTAACCTCGGGCCACCACTTCCACCATGCTTCTACGTAAGGATTAGTATCTTCTTCATAGACAGTGAACCAGTTAATATCATTGCGGTGATTTTTAACCATATCATACGGTCCAAAATCTTTGATCTCTTTGTGGTATGCACTACTATGCTTAGGATGGCAATATCCGCATTTGAAATTGCATTCATTACCAAAACTTACCTCAATGTATTGTGGATTTACAGGAGCTAGAGGATTAGCTTTTATAGCTCCGAGTCTTTCCTCAGTATAGATACTTGCGTTACGCTCCTTGCGATCGCTAATATAATCCTCCCCCATTGCTTCAATGTTCCAGCAATAATTGCAACCACTAGGCTTTTTGCCTGCAATCATTTCAGCACGTTCACTAATTTTTTCTTTAGTATTATGTAATGCGCTTGGGTCTAGTGCAATTTCAGCCAAGGGAATTTTGTGAGGCGCAGGATGGTAGCAACTGTGTGTTTCTCCCGTTTGCAAATAGATAGTAGTGTGATGCCATTTGGCCAAACAGAAAGTTGGACTAACTTCTTTCATTATGGGAATGAATTTTTGTATGCGTTGTTTATCGTCCATAGAACTGTTCCTCTAACCATTTAAAATTGTTAATCTTTTTTAATGCTTCTACATCTAATTTATTTTCTTCACCGTACTTGCGGCCAGCAATTGCTCCTGCAAGTACATCGATGTCTGTGCCAACTGTACACCAGGTGTCTAATCGTTGTTGAGTTTCAGTATCGTCTTGTCTATCAATAACGCGACTAGATAATTTACAACATTCTCTAAATGCACTTTTCCAACTGTTAAAAGGATCAGTGTTAAATGCAGTAATGTTACTGATCTCTTCCATGGCCTTAAACAGCGGACTAATGCTTGTTGTCATGTCAGGTCTAGCTAAGTCCATAGTCATAGTCAACTTCTTAGGAAGTAGTTTAACTCCGCCGTATCCGTATTCTAGTCCATTAACTGGATTTTGGCTGCGCCAAACATGTACACATTCTAGATCGTATTTGCTTACTACATAATTAAAGTTGAATGTGTCTACAATTACAGCATCGCCGTCAACTACCCAAAACATCTTAGTAAAGGCTTTCCTAGCTGCTGCAATGTGTGCCTGGTGTATTCCTGTAACTCCGCTAACTCGTTGAGCGTAGGGAAATCTTGCCTTTAGTTTATTAAAGTTTTCGTCCGCGTTAGGCTCACTGTAACTAATGAAGATTATATCGTATTTCATTGTCGGTAATAAGTTAAGCCTAAATTAATTGTTTCATCATAAAGCGCTAATGTGTACTTACTCTGTTCTGCATTTAACCAAGGCCACTTAAGACCTAGCTCTTGTTTAATCTTTTCACCTAGCACTTGTGCATCGGCTTCGACGTCGATGTGGTTAACTTTTTCTTCGTAGATATCTTTTAATAGCTCGAAGTCTCTAACATCTACATAGTTCCAATCTGTACAGTTAGTCATGTATGTTCCCATACGTGTGCCAAGGATTGCATAGGCACCGTGTTCTTCGTGCATACCTACAGTCGACCACATACGCAGTCTATGAATATTATGCCACCAAATACGTTCTTGTATTTCTTGTGCTGGCACTTTTTCGCCGTCAAGCAGAGTCATTTTAACACCTTCACGAAACCCTGCTCTCCACGCTTGAAAAGGCGATCCTGTAATAATGCTGTCACTATAGATCTTTGGAAAGTTCTTGTATCCATCTTCCCAACAAAAATCAACTTGGGCACGATCGCTTTCTGCTGCTTCGTGTGTGCGCATGTTTAACACAAACTCTTTTTTCCAAATCTTTAGGCCGCCGTTACCATAACGTAAACCGTTGATAGAATTTCTAGCACACCATCCGTAGACTTGTATCTTAGGATCGCTCATGTCTAGTTCTAGATCAAAGAATTTAGGATCTACCATATTGTCTGCATCAACTGTAATGAACCAATCAGTATCGCTTAACTCAGCTGCTGCTTTATGAGCAGCGTCACTGCCTTTAACTCCATGTACACGTTTAGCCCATGGTGCTTTATTGCATAAATCTGCGTAATGCAAATCTGCATTAGGCTCATCATAACTTAGAAAAATAATATCAAATTCAACTATTCTCATAATTTTTCAATCACGTAATTTTTAAAAACACGCCTAGTATATATACTAAACTTTACTGGTAAATTTGTTACATCAACTGTATGAGATTTTGCTATAATATCAGCAAGTGTTACAACAACAGACTGATAAAGTATATTAGGATCATTGTATTCTGTTATAAAAAAATGAAGCTGCATGTCCCTATCCCATCTAACTTCTCTTTTCTTTACCGGTTGGAACTTCTTATCTAAAATATAAGTTCCATATAATTCTTCCGTTAGTTGAAAAACTATAGTGTTATTATCGTATGTAATGTGAAGGTCTGGTTTTTCTATATTGCTCCATCGACTATCAACTATTCTATGCAGCACATCGTCCATTTTAAGCTCTGTCCTGCGTCCAGTTAGCTCTAGAGTATTTGATGTAGGGTCAACAAAACACGCATGTATTTTTGTTCTGCCTTCTATTATAGAAAGTGCAGTTTCGTCATCGAGATCTAAGGTAAACTTTTCTTCAGGAAACGCATAAGACGGTCCGACACTGGTTACTTCCCCAGTATCAGGATCAAATACTGCAACGTACTTAATTTCAGGCATTTCTATATTTGCCATCAATGTTTCTAAGTCACTCATTTCTTCCATGCTAGTTCCTCTAAGATGTTTATCATTTCGGTTGTAATTAAATCTTTTTCAACATAGTGTACAATATCATTCTGCTGATAATTTCCTATTTTTAATTTTCCCTGTTTATTAAAATAAAATCCAACATGATCAGAACACCTGTCGGCAGGCCATGGCCAATTCTGTACTAGCGGTTTTAGATGCACTACCCTAGGAAATTCTAAATCATAGGCAATTATATCTTCTATTCCTAAAATCTTTGCACTAAGGGCAAACGCTTCATCTGTCCCTACTACTTTTGGTTTAAGTGCAGTAAGAAACAAGTTAGAAAACTCCTTGGGATTTTTAATAATATAACGTCCAAGAGTAAAGAACTCATTAACTAGTGTACTATCTTTCTTAAAGAATGTAAAGAATGAATATAAATTTGGCAGATTATTTTTGGTAAAAGTTTTACGATAGTCGTCGCTAGTTACTATCTCACCTCGATATGTGTAGCTTTTATTTGGAATATATAACTTATTATTTTCAATGAAATAATCAATCCAGTAACTATAATCTTTTAGAAACAACATATCAACATCTAAACAGACAGTGTACTCAAACGGGGTTAGCTTATCCATCCAACTACGACCGTTCCAAAAAGTTTCTTGATCCCACGGAATAATGTGATCAAATACCCATTTAGATTCAAATCTATCTAAGTCGGCAGGATTGTCAATTACTATTGCAACCTTATCGTACCCTTCTTTTTGTGTATTCTTAATACTTAATGCTAATGCATACGCTAGTTTAGCATAGTCAACTGTTTCGTGCTTGGCTACAAATATTAGATATCCAAAGTTCATATTAACCTCAATAGAGATTTTGCATTTCTCACAATGCTTTCTTTGTTCATAACATGCACATCGATATCTTTAATTGCTGCTGCGCAAAATTTATCGTTTAAATTTGCATTGATTAGAAAAATTAATTTTCCAGAGTCGTCTACGCTGTGTAATATGTCTTTGTCAATAGCAGTTAATAACTTTGGCAGGCTAATGCGTTTATCAGTTTTAAACCCAAAAAGTATGTGATTAGCAACACTAAATGCAATATCATTTCGATATTGTTTTGTATCAAATCTAAACAGATCTCCGTAGTATTGATAGTTTTCTCTAACGAAATTTACTAGGTCAAAAAATCTTTTTCCGTTTTTATTTTTAGTAAACATCACAGTGGTAGCCCAAAACATGTGTACTCCAGTATCAGAAATATACTTGTCATGATAACCCATGCGTGATTGGCTGTAAAAATCTAACATTGATTCTGCTATTAGGACATCTTCATCTACTTCCCAATATTCATTTAATCTATCTGAAAATATTAAAAAATCACTATCAAGCAGTAATGTCCTATCATACGGTGTTAGGTCGTAGGCGCTGGCACGATTAGAATTTACAAAAGGCACGATTTTCTTACTTGTACCATCATGTAGATTGCGATAGTTATTAGTAACAGGTTTTTCTACTTGGATAATTTGATCAAATACTTCTACAGCTCTACTATAAATGTTAGAAGTTTTCATCCACTCAATAGTAGATTCATCACTAACTAGAGATACTGGGACTTGTAAATTCTTTTTAACTAGCCCTGCAGATATTACAGACAGTAAAGCGTAATCAACCTCTCTGTTATTATGTGCAAATATTAGTGCGCCGCATTTCATAGATCTAACAATTTTTCTACTGATCTACTTTTTTTTAACTCTTGGTATTGATCGTAGTACTCAAAAGTAGTAGTATAGTATCTGTCTAAGATTTTATCGCGGAAATCTTCGAGATTAGTAATAAGAATAGGATTATCGTTTGAATCAATTAACGGCACGCCTCCAGTGCGCCCTCTATCTACTAACATTTGCACATAGGCAATTAGAGATTTATCAATTTTAAAGATGCCTCCGCTAACGCCGTAAGTTAGTTTGGCTTCAATTTTTTCTTTAAGTGTTTGTCGTTGGATTGAAAATGTCTGGCGATAATTGGCAAAGTCCAGAGCTTGTTTGAGTTGATCGTCCATTGTTTCTCCTAATTAACATAGCAGTTTATTTATTTGCGATGCTGCTAGAGAGAAATATTTTAAGCGCTAATTGCACCCAATGTTACAGTAGGATCTTCTACTACAAAACTACCAGCGCTTGCTGGAACAAGTGTTCCTGTAGCATACAATGTAGAAACTGCAAGGGTTAATGTTCCGTCTACGCTATCGCCGGGTGCAGGTGCGCCTGGATCAACATAGTTATCCTGCCAATAGACTAAAAGTTCAATTTGAGAAGCGGTGCCGTTGCTATTATCGGCAACACTTGGACTTCTGGCAAATATGCTAAAAGTGTTTGCGCCGTATGGACTAGAAGCAGAAGCTGCATACCATGCTGCGTAAGTATTAGATAATCGGTAAAAGTTAGTTCCATTGTTTGGTTCTGTACCAGTTCCAGGGGCATTCCCGCCAAATATAGGACCTGCACCACCGTTGATAGAACTAACTGTGTTTAACAAATTTGTCCAGCCTGTATTTTGTCCAGATGACGTTCCACCTGTCCTAGTTGAATTAAATCTTATCTGGCCGCCTGAATTGAAAAAATACCTAGCTTGTGCCGGCGAAGTAAATGTTACAGTAACAACAGCCTGCGCTAATGTATTCCAACTGTTTCCGTACGGTCCAGGCCATGCGGTGCTCGTACTGCCTTTAGATCGTGTTGCACTTTGACCTGCTGCAATATTAAATTTGTTAGCAACGATTGTATTAGCAATTGTATCGTATTGAAAATTTGGCTTGGCTGCGTTGTATCGAACTATTTCGTTTTCTGCAATTGATCCTAAAGACGGTGCGCTACCTGTTTGATGATAATAGGCATTGTATATATCGAAAAACAAATTCGTCCAATCATTTACTCCTACTTTAGTTGATTGTGAAAGTGCAGAACTTTTAATCAGTTGTCCGTAGCCTGAATTACCAGATCCTGTGCCTAATATCTCGATAACTTTGTTTCTAATATCGTTATAATCTGCGAATTTAATTTTATCATTTACAGCCATGTATTAACTTTCCTCTACTCTATTTAACAATGTTAACTTGCGGTAATGCTAGATAGTGAATAGCTAGGACTAGTTATTGTAAACGGTGAACCACTAGGTATTAGTGTTCCGGTAGCTTTTAATTCACTAATTGCAATTGATAGTGTTCCATTAACTAGATCTGCTGTATTAGCGTAGTTATCTTGCCAAGTTATTTTAAAAGTAACCGATGTAGCTGTTCCAGTTGAGTTATTAGCAACATTGCATAATGCAGCTAATTGACAAAAATTATTAGAATAAGGAGTACTTTGAGCAAGTTGATAAAATGGTTGGTAGCTTGATGTTAGTGTATAAAAATTAGCAAGACTAGGAGTGGCGCCACCGAACGCTTGTGTGCCAACTGCTGCTAATAATTCTGTCCAAGCATTGTTTTGTGGCGTACTTGATCCTGCAGATCGGCTGCTAAAAAATTGAATTTTGCCACCGCTGTTAAAAAAATATCTAGCTTCGTTTGCTGTGCCAAATACAATTGTTAAGGTGCATGATGCTTGCGTACTCCAACTGCTACTGTAGGAGGTATTAGCTTTTGATGAAATAATTAATTGGTTAGCTCCGATATTAAATCTTGCTAGATCTGCTTGAGCAGCAATTGTTTCATAGTTAGTGTTTGGGTTGCTAGCACCGTATCGAATGACATCACCTGGTTGTAAAGTAACAATAGGAGGTTCAATTCCGTCCTGGTGTGTCTTTACATTTATTAAATCGTATCTAAGTAAATCCCAATGAGATTTAAGGATAGTATTCCCAGACGTCACAGCTGAGCTACTTGTTGCTTGTCCGTAGCCTCTACTACCAAGACCAGGACCTAATAATGTAACCGCTTTGTTGCGGATTGCATTATAGTCAAGATTTGAAATTCTTGCAGGAGTCTGTGAATCTAACTTTGCCATATTATAGTACCAATACTTCGATTACTTTTGCACCTTCGTCATCACTGCTTTCTAGTGCAACAGCAAATACTCCGCTTGCATGTGGCGCTGCTATTATAGCACATCCATCATTTGATGCTACTAGCTCGTCACCTTTCTTAATACAACCAACTACTTTACAAGGAACACGCCCTTTAAGTGCAACATACACACCGCCTTCTAGATCTTTGTTCATCATATAGGCAGGATTGGTACTAATTACTCCAATAGCACGGTTACCTAACATGCTAGCAGTAACTTCTGCGTTACCGCCAATGCACATAACAGTGCCAGGAGCATATTCTGCATCTGGTAAATATTTTTCTGCCAAGTCAGCGTACCTAGCTGCTGCTGCTGTTCCTTGAAATATCGATCCATAAATATCGCCTGCACTATCTCTAACTGCAATAGTATTGATATCAGCTGATGTAGAAGAAGATCGATATATTGCTCCAACTAATAGTTGGTCAGCACTGTTTGATGTTCCTATAAATTTTCTAGCTGTGATATCACCGTCTGTACTTCTAACAGGAATTGAACTTTTATCAGCGGTACTAGGCAATGTTACTGATGGGCTGTTCTCTCCTAACTTGCTAGCATTGTCTGAGTTACCAGTTAAGTTTCCTTGCACGTTTCCAAATAATGTTCCTCTGAGTATTGCACCAGCATAGCCAATTTCTTTTGAGCTACCATTAATCATCACTGTAGAATCAGTTGCTATTAGATTGCCAATATGATTTCCAGTGGAATTTCCAGTAATGTTACCAACTAAGTTAGCTGTTACTGTAGTTGCATATATGTTACGCCATATTGAACTAGTAGTTCCTAGATCGTATGTGCTAGTCTGTGACGGCGTTATACCAGTGTCGCTAAACACTGCAACATCTTTAGCAATTGACCCGATTGGGTTCGTGATCCGTACAGTAATTGTTTCGCCAATTTGATTTTCAATAAGAGCACCTGCGGTTGGATCAATCCAAAGGCGTATGTCGCTATCTACACCGATAGTTATTCCAGCGTCAGTTGCAAAACTAACTCCAGACGTAAACGAATTTTCGCCGCGTTGTAAGAACTGGGTTGCCAACACTCCTCCTAATCTTAAAGAGTTAGATGCTGTTCCCCATACTAATTCATCGCTTGACCCTACTCCGGAGCTATTTGTATTAATTAATGTAATACCTTTCTTGATTACTGTAAATCCAGTAATAGGATTCACTCCGCTGTTAAGCGTAAATTCGTCTTGGCTTACAATTGCTATAGTTTTGGTTGTCGTGCCGCCGGCGATAAATTTAAGAATAGTATGACTAGTGTTTAACGTATCTTTAACTACTTGGGCAATTACTGAACTTGTACCTAAATCTGGACTAGCTGCTGGACCAACTAGTATAAAGTCGGTTCCGGTATATGCATACAACTGTTTAGCAGAGCTATCCCACCAAAATTCACCTATTGCTAATCCGCTAGGTGCAGTAGCTGCTACTTCGGCGCCGCCGGCAACTTTCCACTTTGCATCTGTCTCATTATAAAACTTTAATTTTTTGTTTGCACTATCGTACCAAATTTGACCGGTAACTGCTTTAGGAGGTTGAGTAGTATTAGCAAAATGCTCCATTAAATGTAGATAGTTTTCATTTTGCACTTCGCCGTAACCTGCGTAGTTCTTACCAACGAAACGTAAATCTGTAGTGGAATCGATGGTTCCGTCTGCTACAGATGTTAAAAACGTTCCGTTAAAATTATTTACTTGATATGCCATGATTCAATAGTCCCAAAGTGTAGTTGTATTTATTCGAAGCCAATTAAACGATTCTGCTGGCTGCTGTTTCTCGTTGTGACTCTAGTGTTAAGTATTGTTCTTCTGTTAAACTAGTTGTAATACCTAGTGCTTTTTGTCTAATATGGCGCAACACTTTCCAGTCTGTACTATTAAGGAATTCTCTTTCTTGACCGTTTGTAATCTCTATTTCTTTTTGCGTAATTACTTCTGCAGAAACAGATAATACATTAGCCGACTCAACATTAAAATAGTGTGTTTGTGACATTATTTGAGCATACTGCTCGTCAGTAATTAAGGTAATACTGACTGTGCTCGGTACTGCTGGCTCGTAGGACATAATACTTGTTACTGCTGCGTTCTCTATACATACATAATACATATTATTGACTCCAAATTACTAGGTAGTTTGCTGCTGGTGTAGATCGCTGTTCTGTATTTTGTACATAAACTCGAACTCTATCGCTAAGGTATGAGTATGTGCATCGTAAACTGTCGTCTCCGTTCACGCCGCCTGCAAAGTGAATCATGCGGATTGATGGTATAAATGCCACTAGATTAGCCATTGTTTTTCCACTCGGTGGATATAAATCAAAGTAGTTAGCACCATCATTGAACGATCCAACTTGATTAGTAAACCCTGAGGTACTAAAAGAGGAACCTGAAATAATTTGATACTGTGGTATCCTGCTGTCAACATATGCTTTTGTAGCAGCATGGTTAGTGGCTACTGGAGTTCCAACCAAAGTTAAATACCCAGTCATTGCGCCGCCTGCTAACGGAACTTTTGTAGTGTCTGGAGCCGAGATAGTAATATTCGATGTACCGTTAAACAGCGTACCGTTGATTGTTCTTGCTGTTTGCAGTTGAGTTGCAGTAGTTGAATTTCCAGTTACGTTACCAGTAACATTACCAGACACTGTAGCAGTTATAGTACCTGCACTAAAATTACCACTGCTATCTCTAGCAACTACTGTACCGGCAGTATTAGACGATGTTGCATCAATTGACAGCGTTGTCGGAGTTGATAGACTGTAGGACAATACTGGCGAACCGCTCACTGTGTTAATAAAACTTAAATGTGTTCCACTTGATAGAGCCTCTTGACCAATTGCTAGCCAAGATAATGTACCTGCTGCACCGGCAGTTAACACTGTTCCAGCTATCCCGACAGGCAATAAATTTGTTGTGCTAGCTGCTGTCTGGTAAGGGATAGATCCTGCTGCGCCGGCTGCTATGTTTGTTGCAGTAGCTGCTAAGGTTGCAGTATCTGCATTTCCAACTAGGTTGCTAGCATACACTTGATTCCAAACAGCAGTAGGGTGTCCTAAATTAGTAATAGTTCCAGTAGTAGGTATAAGAGCCGGACTATCTTGGCCGCCTAACGCTAGAGAATCAGCAGATGGAATAAACCTAATGTCTGTGATATTTCCTTGACGGGTATCTACTATGTCAAATTTAATTTGTTTATTACTTGCCAATCCTCTAATCGTAGGAATTCCGCCTGTGTCGGTAAACATTTTAATACTACTATCAACTTCAACTCCGGTTGCTGCGGTTTTAAGAGATGTTAAAATTCCAACACTAGTAAGACTTGATGTAGTTACTGCACCATTTAATGTTGTGCCGGTCAATGTGCCTGCGGCAGCGGTAACTGTAACATCTGAAGATCCGTCAAAATAAGTTCCGTTAATATTCCTGCCTGTCTGTAACCTTGTTGCTGAAGACGAATTTCCTCTTAATACCGGTCCAATAATTTGAGTAGCTTGTATTATATCAAATACGCTAGTTCCAGTAGTTGCAGTCACATTACCCACAACGTTGCCAACTAGGTCAGCAGTGATAGTCCCAGCAGCAAATCCGCCTTGGCTATTTCTTGCTACAACTTTTCCAATAACATTTGCAGAGCTTGCATCAACGCTCCATGTAATCGGCATAGATCCGTTAAAATTAGAACCAGTTAAATAATCACCTCTAATTAAATTATTAGAGGTGCTGGCCTGCACTATAATGTCAGATGTGCCGTTGAATCCTATACCGTTAATTGTTCTTAATTCTTCTAATTGACTTGCACTAGAAGCATTGCCTATAATATCGCCTTTAAATGTTCGAAGTGTTGACATTGTAATGCCTGCTACTACATCTAAAAATCCTTCAATTGTTTCAGATAGTGAAATTGTAAATGCACTTGTAGAACAGATAGCTGTTACTGTGCCGTCAATAGTCAATAGTATGACGGGATGCCGATTACCATCAATACCTAATACAGTAGTAGACTTTGCTCGAGTAGTGTCAAATCCTTCAGCAACTTCGGGTCCGATAAATTCCCATGCAGTACCATTCCAGATGTTTAATGTATTGATATCGCTGTCTAACCACAATGCACCGTTAGCTGGCTGTTCTGGCGCAGTAGCTGATAATATTGCTGCGCCGACTACAGCCCATGCAGTTCCGTTATACACGTATAGTAAACTGTTGGTAGAGTTAAACCACGTTTGCCCTTGGATCGGCCTCGATGGCGCCGAATCATTAGAAAAGTTTTCTAATAAGAATACAAAATTTTCATTCTGAGTTTCTCCATAGCCAACATAATTTCTGCCAACCAACCCAATGCTAGTAGACGTATCAATTGTCCCGTCTTCAAGGACAACTAACTGCGGTCCACTAAATTTATTAATTATATACGACATCTAAGGCGCTCCTGGTTCTCATTACGGTGGAAGGATCGTGTCGGATACCCATACCCAACCGCCTACTCCCAAATAAAATTGTTTAATAATTCTTGTTGTAGTGATCGACGGCGATGGCACCGTAGCCGTACCGATTGAATAATTTGTTACTGCCGGTGCAGTTCCTGTCGGGGTATTAAAAGTTGCTGTCGATTTACCTGCTGCTAACAATGTATTTAAATCTAATGACACAGTGTTGTTAGTTAGCGTAGTACATAAAATTCTTGCAATTGTTCCTACTCTGTAATAGGCAGTCGGGGCAAGATTATTTAAAATGTTGGTAATAATGTAACTATTTGGCTTACCGTCTGATAAGTCCATGCTGAACAATAAGTTTCGTAGTTCTATAGTATTATCAACATATTCTTTTGTAGCAGCGTCTTGCTGATCAACAGGATCAGCTAGACCAATAATTCTAGGATCACCAATTAACGCAACATTACCTACGCCGTCTGGTGCTAACTCAAGATTAAGATCAGAAGGTACTGTTGATATCCTATTATTTTCTAACAGCAGTTGCGGGTCAGCAACTCCTAACGGATACGGTCCAACAGTAATTGATAATTGCGTACCAAGCTGATTAACGTTAGGAAAGTTTGTTACAAAAACTGTATCAGTATTAAGTACTGTTACACCATTAATTTTGTATTCCGGAGCGGGAACTGAATCTGATGTAACTAAATTTATGTGTTCGGAACTGTTCCATGCACGAGATGCATCAGTCCAAGTTAAGGTGTGATCAGTAGTACCTTTTAGTGTGATTCCACCTCCGTCAGCATTAGCGTTAGATGGACTGTTAGATGCTGCTAATTCAATATTTTTATCATCAACTGTTAATGTTGTAGAGTTAACTGTAGTTGTTGTTCCTTCAACTGTAAAGTTTCCAGCAATTGTTAAATTTCCGCCAACATTGACTTGACTATCAGTAGCGCCTTCATATAAGTTAATAACCCTAGTCGATGATGATATTACTATGGCTGCATCTGAAGTTGTATCATCTTTATTAACTTGAAATGTTATATTTTTGTTTGATGAAGAATTTGCGATTAATACGTTTCCGTTGGATACTTGTAAAATAAGCTCGTTAGCTAATCCAATAACAACTCCAAGATCGTCTTGAATAGTTAGAGAACCGTTTAATTGATTGTTAGTATCTGTTCTTACATAGGTAGTAGACGGCACGCCACCTAAACTATCTGAATTAGTTGCAGTAACATTAAACTTTAATCCCGATAAGCTGCCAGCATTAAATCCTGGACTGATGTTTCCACTAAATCCAATAATTGCATTTTTTGGAGTAAATGCATCTTTAGCAAATATGCCTAATAAAATTCCGTTATTATATAAACTTGTGATAACACGAGTTTGGTTTAACGTGTCTAAAATACTATCAACTTTTAATCCACTCAACGATTGACTAGCAGAATAAGCCGGTCCTAATAAAATTGGTGTCGTTCCATCAAAGAAATATAATTGAGCATCTGTACTACTAAACCAAAGATCGCCAATTCCTAATGTACCGGGTTGTGTGCTTGCAATTGTAGCAGAACTAACTGGTATAAATGTAGTACCATTATAAACTTTTAATTTATTTTCTGCCGTATCAAACCACAGTTGCCCGGTAATAGGGTGCACCGGACTAGCAGTACTTGAAAAATGTTCGAGAAGTTTAATAAAGTTTTCGTTAAGAGCTTCTCCAAATCCGCTATAGTTTTTACCGATAAGAGTTATATCTGTTGATAGAGTATCTATTTGTCCATCTGCTACTGTAGCAACAATAGTGCCGTCTGTTTTGTTAACTTGATATGCCATATTTTCTACCTAATTATACCGCCGTAGTAAATGCAGGAGGACCTGATCTAATAATGTAATTTAATGTTTGATACGGATTCATTATACCAACTGCTGTACTAAATGTAAAATCGGAACTTGGCTTCTTAATAGGTCCAGAAGTATTTAGGAACTGTGCTTGTCCAGGTGCTGTTGGGCCAAACCCAGTTGTTGCAGGTGGATTAATTGCGGTATCAACTCGGATTGCAGAATACTGTGTGCCTGCATTTTGTAAACTGTGTTCGTGATCTGGAAGATTTCCTAAGGATAATGTCACTGAACTTGCACCAGCATCGGCACCTAACTGCTGTGCTTTAGTGTCTGGAACCCGACTAGCGGTTCCACCGCCTGCGTCAACATACCCGCCGATACTGTTAGGAACTGTACCAGCATTATCCATATTGTCTCTACCTAACGGAAATCGTCCTCGTAAGTCTGGCAATCTATATGTATTTACGCCACTGAGAGCTGCTGTACCATTGTATGTTGTAGAAATAATGTCGAATAGTTCAGGATATTTAATGCGTTCAATTTCGCTGCCATCACAAAATAAGAATCCATAAGGTACAGACCCTCCTGCATACGGAAGGATAGCACCAATTGGTATACCTAAATCGCCTACAAACGTATCTCTAGTTTGTTTTAATAATCCACTTGATACACTAGCTGCTTCAGATTCTCTGTAGGTTAATATAAAATCTGTTTTCTTAGATACGTTAGGAAAAGGATTACTTTTTGCTGAAATAATATTTGCAGTTAGTGAAGTAGCAAATGTTTTAGTATAACTGCCAACTTGTCCATCGAACTGGATAGCCGGAGATACTACGTCTCCAGTTAACTGAAAGGTAGTTACATTTTTTAAACTAATAGCTCTGTTTGCATCTCCACTAATGTTGCCGTCTAATACACCTCGGATAGTGTCTGCAATAACGGTTTTTGCTCTTACAGTGTTCCAGCGTTTTAGTGATGTTCCGTTATCATAGGTATCAGTAGTTGCAGGTTGCAAGTCATTAAGTTGAGTAGTCCCGGTAACGTTTAGACCTTCTCCAATTAATACGTTTTTAGTAACTGCTAATCCGCCTAGTGTGCGGATGCTGCCGTTGCCAAAGTTAGTGCTAGCGGTTGCGTTTGTTACTATTAAATTTCCGTTTAGTGTAATGTTTCCATCAACATCTAATGCTTCTTCAGGAACTGCTTTGTTGATGCCTATCTTATTATCAAGCACACGCAAAATTGTAGTAGGTACACCGTTTCGGTTAACTTGCAAATCTACAGAACTACCTGCGGCTGAATTATAAATTCGAGCAGAAGTGGCGCTAGTTGAGATATTAAAGTTTCCATCAAGTCCAAGTGTTACTCCCGAATTGTTTTTAACAACAATTCCAAAATCAGTAGTATTAGTAATATCTGATCTTAAAAATTTACTAGCTGAAATAATTGAAGTGTCAGTAGGAGTGTAAGTTGAATCAACTTTTAATGCGTTAGCAATTAATGAGGTCCCATAATACTTAGGTAGGAATCCACCTTCGAAGCTTGTAATTTCTTCACTAGTTGCAGGTATATTAATATTAATACCACTCTTGATTAGCGGGTATCCAGAGATAGTAACTTTTGGGGTGAAACTATCTTTACTAATAATAATTACCGGAATGTCAGCGATATAAAATGCTAATACAGATCTAGTTGCGTTATCTGAGTCAATAATAGATTCCACAGAAGGTCCGTATCGTAGACCGTCTAACGAACTTTCGCTTGGTCCAACTAAAATCCATCGCGTTCCTGTATAGATACGTAACTGCTGATTAGTAGTATCGACCCATAGTTCTCCAACTTTAGAAGTTTCTACGCTCGGTTCATTTGGACTCTTTTGAATGTTACTAGCTGCTTTCCAATTAGTTCCGTCAAATAATTGTAAAAATCCGTTACCACTATCATACCAAAGTTGTCCTTCAGTTGGATTAATTGGTTGGTCGGCACTAGCAAAGTTTTCTAATACGTGTAGGAAATTTTCTGCAATAATCTGCCCGTACCCGGTAACATTCCTGCCTGGAAATGTTAAACTAGTGTCTGTGCTAGAAGTATTGTCAAACACCGTTAATGGTGTTTTATTGTCGCTGTCGGTAAATTTAACTGTATATGGCATTTATTATACCTCTGTAAAGCCGGTTAAGCTCTGTACACGAATTGTATAATCAACTTGTAAGAGTCTGTTTAAAGATTTTTGTACTGGATGAAAAACTACATGAGTTAATAATTTTCCGATACCGTCTGGGTTGTAAGATTTAAGTCCTAATTCGTCAAACACAAAATTTCCGCTTAGACTAATTGAGTTATCAAATGCTTCTTGATCAATTGGCTCACCATAGTCTAACAAACAACTAATAATGATATCGCTATAAGTAGCACCGCTAATATGGCGAACTTCCATTTTATTTCTTATAGGATCAACATTATTAGTTGAATTTTGATCAACTACTTTTGTATATGTTTGATTATAAAGACTAGAGTTAACTCCAACAGTATTAGGTGTCAGATATGTAATAAGTCCTGTAGGATCTACAGTAGTTCCGCCTGTGCCAAATGACATTTCATATACTGTTCCTTGCCCTTGGTTTGATAAACTTTGTACCATAGCCACTGACATGTTTTCATAATGAATAGCATTTCGCTTATCTTGAAAAACTTCTCCAGTTTCAGGGTCAAATATTTTAATGTGACCTTCAAAGTGAAAGCCTCCCGTTTCATTAGGGCGAGTTTGTTTAGTATTTTGATCTGTATTTTCTGGCATTTTAGTCTCTTGTGTTTCCATATATGTATTTATTCAGGCAATTTCGTTGTGCGTTTAGCTATGAAATTAGCAATAGGAGTTGCGTTTTCTAGCAATGTAATCCCGCTAGTAGCGGTATCTTCACCTCGATCATACCATGAATTTCCTGTTCGTTTAATAATAGATATACGAGTTCCTGCAGAAACGGCTTCAGTAAGTCGTATAATTACTGCAGATCCATCTACTGAAAATTCTGCTTCTAATGTAATGTCTGCACCTGGGCTACTTGCACCGTTAATTTCATTATATACAGCTAACGGATCTTTACGTAATCGTCTTCCGCCTACAAACACTTCTATTTCGTCGCATGGTCCATAAGTTGTAGGAATTGTAGTACGTACCCAGTTATTTCTAGAAGACTTAGCTGGTACATAGTTTAGGGGTCCAATTAAGATAGTATTTCCGTCGCTAATAAAGTCTTCTCTAATTTGACTTTCGTTATACGGAATAACTTCTCGAGATCCTTGATCAACTACCGGTGTCCCAATAGCATATAAATTGCCAATTGATGTTCCGTGACTACCTCTCCTTAGTTGAGACAATACATTACCTGCTTTCCGTGTATACTCTATGCGCTCGCCATTAATTTCAACAACACCTGGAATATTTCTAGATGCTATAGGAGCTGTTAATTCAGTAGCGTCGGTAACTGTGATAGTTTGATCATAATAGTTTAATGCTACAGCTAGTGTTACAGAATTAATTGAATATCTAGTAAAACGGTAGATGTTTAACATATCTTTGTGTATTTCATAAGCACTTGGCAATTTATAAATATCAGTCCCAAACATTACGACTTTGATTAAATCATTAGTAGTACTGTTATCTGTTAGGTAGATAGATCCTCTTGGCAACGTGATGAAATAATCAATATCTTTAGTTAATCGTATTCCGTTCTTGTACACCCATACATAATTAATTGACAACGGAGTTCGTTGTAGGAAATAATTTACTTTTCCTCCAGTGAACTCATCTGATATAATACGCATAGTTGGATATTCGCTAAACCAAGTAACATCAATGATATCATTGTCTGTTTCATTAGTTGATGTAAGTTCAACTCCAGCAGCAATAACAATGTTGTTATTTTCTACATAGTATTCAGATCGTAGATTATTTTCAATTCTAATAGTATTGCCATTACTTAAAATTGCAGGTGTAATAGTAATTATTTTATTAGTGCCGTCATACACATAGTCTCGGATAACTGTGCGTTCTACATTATTCACAAACAATTTAATATTGCTTGTTAAAATTGCACCAGCACTCTCTACCGGGTCAAGGCCTAGCACAAACTTATTAGTAATACCGTCGTAGACATAATAGCTAGTATCTGGTCCACGTAGCGCAACTCCATTAACTTCTACTATCATCGACGATGCAGCTGATGCAGATGGTAAATTAACAAATTCTGCAAGGTCAAAATTTCTAGTACTTCCTTCAAATTCAAATGACTGTTTGTGAACTTGTACTAGCGAAACTCCTGAAGAATCAGTAACCGTTGACGATCCTAAACAAATAATCTTAACAACATCTCTAAACTCTGGATTTGTTCCAAATTGGATTAATGTTTTATTAGTCGTAGATGTTAGCGCAGAACTATTGGTAAATCCAATATCCTCTCGCTGACCGTTTATTGTTACAAATACTGAACTTGTATCTGCAAAATTTGCTGCTGTTAAGAATAAACTAGTTTCGCCATCTGCCACAAATTCTTGATAATCTAGCAATACAATTCCACCAATGCCTACAGATATTATTTCGATTATTGATTCTGCGGTAGGTGCCACTATAAACTCAATTTGGTTAGATACAAAATCAATTGTATAACTATCTTCTTGATTAATCTTGTTAACATAAACTAATACAGACGTTGTTTCTAATACATTCAAATCAATAGTGTATAACTTAGTAGTACCGTCAGCTATGATAGTTTTAGACTGTAAAGGTGCAGCTCCAGTTGATGTGTTGTTAAACACTTTGATGCTTACACTATCTAGGACCTGACCTGGTACGTTTTCTTCAGTAGCAGGCACTTGATCAGGACTAATAAATTTGTCACCGTCTATTGAAATTTCGTCTGCTGTGATACCGGTAGCTGTAGAATATGCGCCGGTCATACTTGCTAGTGTACCACCGCTTAAATTAGTGTCTAATAAATTACCATCGTTGATTGATACAGATCCATCACTTTCGATTGGGCGGAATATTAAAATGTCGCCGGCAGCAGTTTCAACGTAAGGAAAGTCAGTTAGTTGATTTACAAAATCAACTGTTGCAGTAACTCCGTCGCCGATAAAGGTTGGCATTTCTGCATTAGGATTTGATGAAGTTGACGAATCTACTTGATTGTTAAATGCCGGATCGTCAATTCTAATAGATCTTTGATCGCCTACTCTTTTAATGTAGATGTTAATCTCTTGACCTGTGGCCGGAACAAACGGTAATGTAATATTAACAGTACTGCCGTCGCATACAACATAATAATCTGCACTCGACTCAACACTATCCCAATTATCAGTAAACCATGGTAGTGCATCCCAGCCGCCAGTGACATCGAATGTTGTACCTTGTATTTGCACACCGCCGAAGTCAATACCTGTCATTAACTGGGTTAACTCGTTGCCTTTCATTCCTGCTGTAGGTGCATAGTATTTTTGTATTCTATTAACACTGTCCAGTAAAGAATCATTCTTTTCGTAGTTAACTACAATACTATCTCCTCTAGCTGGAATTTCTGCAAAGCTAATCTTTCCTTTTAGTAAACTATAAGTATCAGTAGTAGAGGTGAACAAGCTAATAAAATATTGATTGTTTAACAAAACTTGTCCATTCTTAACAACTGAAATTTTACTTTTATCTCTAGTTGGAGCATAGTTTAAATTGAACACGGAAACATTTCCAGTTCCAACAAGTGTCTGAGACTGTGAAAATGTTGTGAACAGGCCTGTCTTGCTAATCCTATCAAATTTCATAGTTAGATCGAAAGTTCGAACTTTCGAGTCTCCAATGAATGCTACCGCTTTTGCTTGCTCTGAACTTGCTGGATTGCCTCCGACTAATGTAACAGTTGGCGCTGATGTATATCCTGTTCCCGGATTTGTTACTTTAATTCCAGAGACTGCACCGTTTGAGATGTATGCCTGCGCTGTTGCACCCGTACCTGTTCCGGTAATTAATACTGCAGGAGCTGAAATATAATCTGCACCTGATTTATATGTAGTAATTGCTGTTATAGAATATCCGTTAGTATCCGTCCACCATTTCCACGGATACGATTGCAATTCGATACTGTATTGATTCACTGGAACAATTTTTCCTGCTTCAACTGAGTAAGTTGGAGGTAAATCAAAATCTGAAATTGCAGACGGTGCCGCTTCTATTGTGTCGTATCTGCTGATATATTCTCTTACCGTTGTTCTATATGGCTTAACTTCGTTAATATATTCTTGGAAACTTTCAATGTTATCATTTTTGTAATTAAGTTTTTGCGTTAGCGGACCTACATTATGAGTAGCCGTTAAGAAACTAGTTTTAAACGCCCAGTCAATATATGTCTGTTCAGCAAATGCATATCTTACAGAATTAAAGAATAGTCGGTTCCATTCGATTGCATAGTCGCCAATAAATATGTTTTCTTTGATTGCCGCAAAAATATTTCTTAATTCGGTAGAATTTCCTATATCATAGTAAGTAGCATCAAATGTTTGGGCAGTATCATACCCAATCCCAGATGATGTAATATCATACAAACTGCTAGATAATTCCACAGTACCTTTTTCTCTACCTACTAGTTGATGGTTATCTAAAAATGTATTAATGCTAGTATTTTGCAAATTAGTTAGTTCTTCAAAGACTGCCCATCCGCCAGCGCCGTATTCTTTAATACGGACTAGATCTCCTGCCTCAAGATTTGTTATCGCAGGATACTCTGAAAGATTTGTAATTTCCTTAACAATGCGGTCTGTTGGAGTATATCCTTCTTTCCACCAATCTGATAGACTCCAATAACGTGTTGTGTCATACGATTGCGATATACTTCTAAAGAACACTTTTCTTACATCATCCCATGCATATATACTCCAGAAATTATTAGAAGTAGCATCACTATTAACTAAAACCGAGAACTGTCTTACTGTTGCAGATGCTGAACTATATTTCTTACCTTTTGAAGTTATTACAACTGCAATAACTCTGCCCTGGCCATCAATGCGGCATGCTGCTGTGGCTCCTGTACCTGTACCTGTTATACTAATCGTTGGACCAACATACACTCCAGGAATTGATTGATTAACTAATTCTGTTGGCTTGTAACCAAATCCCGGACTAACAATATCAATAGTATCGATTAATCCGTCTACAATGTTAACTGATAAAGTCGCTTGACGAGTTTTAGCTGTACCCACTAATAATAAGTCTGCGTATGTATCTACTGCAACATCATAGCGATTTAATACAGCATTAGGTGCTTGGTCAATTAAATTTAAGTTATTAAAATTGATAATATCTGCAAACGATTCCTGTTGCAACACAGTATTAACTCGTTGTATAGCTGCTTTCAGTGCTGCTATATTATTAACAAACATTGACTGCCTTGGTCTAAAACTTATTCCGTATTTTTGTTTGTCAGATAATGTAGAATCTGGAACTCGGTCACCTGTTAAATTTATACCAATTAAACTATCAATCCATTTTGTTTCTAACTGTTTTGTAGGTACGCTATCTGCTACACCTTCAGTTAACAATTGATATTCGTTGTGTATTGCATTTAAACTATCAGTGGTTTTACGATATTCAATATTCAACAATGCTGTATCAGACGAGATAACCGAGGTAAAGTTATACGTTAATATTTTGTCTGTATCTAGTAGTGCAACAAATGCTGTTCCGGTTCCTGCTGGGCTACTGATATATGATGCAACTGATGCAGCTGATATTCTTCTGCTTGGCATATTTTCAGGTACTGTTACTTTGCTCTTGACCCAATAATAGTATAAGGTTGAGGTTGCTAGCCCAGTATTAGAATTAAACAGTTCTTTAACTGAATACACATTATCATTAGGATATAATGGCTGTCCGGAAATACCTTCGGCTATACCTTCGTTAGTATCTGCAACTCCGCTCCATTCTGACGGTAGCAGTAAACTTTCTACCCATTCGTAAATGTCAATACTTGCGCCTGCTGCAAGAGTATTCCAGTTGCCTACTCGATAAGCAATATCGCCTTGCTGATAGTCTATCCACTTAGCTTGTGACAAATCCCACCAAAGTTCACCTACATGTTTAGTAGTCCATGACTGTGTTGGTTCAACAACTTGATCATCAGTTCCTAGTGTGTACACTGCCGGATCAAACGGAGTTTTGAATGCAAGTTCCTGTTCTGCAGAATTTAATATTTTTAAATTAGCATGGTCAACATAGTCTATGTCTTGAATTTTTGTGTTTTTAACATTGTCATATAACCCAATGCTTCGAATTTTTGCAAGGTCAACAATTTTTTGCTTAGTTGATAACACTTCCCATGATTCGATAGTTTCATCTTTTCTAAACAATCTAACTGTGCCTATCTTTTGTCCAGGGTATGTAAATGCTGATCCAGACAATACCGGCGCAACAAATCTGGGAGATCCTACAGCTATTGCAGATCTAGTACAATCTATGCTATTACCAAAAGATTCAAACGGCGATAACTCTGCTTCTAATTTTTCAGTTAGGAAATAGCTATCTGCTTTTCTTTCAAATACATATACTGCGCCTGCATATCCCTTTGCATCGATAAATCGTGTTAGCGACTGATCAAACGATGTACCATCTAGAGTATCAAACATTGTGACATTAACAAACGGAGTATTCTTTGCGCCGATGGCAATTCTTTCTGTACCAGAGCTAATAGAGATACTTTGGCCGAACCATTCATCAGCATACTGTTCAAAACTTTCTAGTTTTTGCTTCAATCTAAATTCGAGGGCTGCAAGTCCTGCAGTTTCGAACACATAAGCAGAGCCTTGATTTATAAGATTTAAGTCTGCCCTAGGACTTGTTATTACTAGTGTAGTTCCTGAATAATCAACATCAATAGCAAATCCAAATTGGTCGCCTGCATTAATTTCTGTATTGCCGGTAGTAATATCATTTAACCCTACCATCGATCCAGCATTGATTGTCTGCTTGAGATCATATGTTCCCAATGTAGACCGTTGGTAAATGTAAACTTTGCCAGATGATACTGTGGTACTATCGCCCACATTAATCCAAGGCAGTCCACTGCCTGACGGGTCGTCGTTAATGCTTGTTGCATCTGTTAATTTATAATATTGTGTTTCAGACTTCACTACATCATTTTCAGCATACTCTACATCTGCTCTCCATTGTCCTCTGTAGTTTGCAAAATATTGGCCGTCGCTGTTTGGTGCACCGATAACAAGAATGCCACCGTCTCGGCTCATAGTCATCGAAGTACCGAACTCGTCTCCTACTTTAATTAATTCTGCTAATTGCGTGTTGCCTAATATACCAATAGTAGCTTCTTCTGTAAGATTTATAAGCGCTAATGTTGATCCATCATCGTCAATGGAGATATTTGATGGTAGTGAGGTATGTGTAGATCCTGGATCTAGTTGTGTCCACTGTTGTGAGTCTACAGTAATAGAGCTGCCGTCACCTAGTTGGTCTTCTAGAGACTGCCACAAAGATTCGTTAAACCAAACAATTGTTCCTGCTGGGTAACTAGTTGCTCCTGTTGGATCATAGATTCCAGCATAGCTAGAATTTTCTTTGTGTGTCCACTCTACGCCGTCGTATTCAAATAGGTAAACTCTTCCTCGATTTTCTAGTGAACCGATTGCAGAGACTGCCATGTAATATTCTGTGCCGCTTACTCCAATTGCAACTTCTGAGCCAAAGAATTCATATTCTTGTGGACGCGGGCTAACAAATGAAGAATGTATATTCCATTGTTGGTTACTCCATTCGTAAATAGAAATCATACCTTGCTGAGTAAATCCAGGAGCTCTTCCGGACGATAGTGCAGGAATAGAGTTAGCTTGTTCCCAATTTTCTGAATCAAGATCAATCGTGCTGTAATCGCTAGTGTTTATATCCTTGTTTGCTTTCCATAAACTACCAGCATATAGAACAATATCATCCTCTATGTATGATGCTGATGAAAAACCACCCTGGTAATTACTCTTGATTCCGCTGGCCAATGGTGATGACACGATTAACCAACGACTGTCTGGACTTATCGCCATCTTGCTACCAAACGATCCAACAACATTTGACTCGAACCCGCTTAGAGGAGCAATAATTTGTTTTAGTGTTAGACCATTATGTGATTCAATATAACTCATTACATATCCGGATCCTGGAATACTAGATATAGTCTGTTTTAAATTGTCATCATAGATAACTTTAGTTCCTGCATTAATAGGAGTTGTAATGCCATACTCAGTTAATTCTTTGTTTACAAATTGTTTATTTTTTCTAATAACTTCCCAAAGGTCACTGCCGTTGTTGTCAACCCACAGTTTAGCGCCATTAACTAATAATGCGGCTGCTTCTGGATCCAATGTGTCGTAGGATGCAGTACGAGCAGTAGTCAACGTGTACAATGTTGTAAGTGTGCTAGCATCAAATTCAGGTGCAGTAGTTGAGGTTGCTTCAACTACTAATGTATAATCTCCAACTTCAACAATCTTAAAAAATCCTGTAAGATTAGGAATTTCCTTAACCCCAACAATGTCGTCAACTATAAGACTATGACGGCGTGACAGTGTAATTGTTACTTGCCCATCTGCTAGAGATACGTCAATAATATTAAGTTGTGGTGCTTGGTTATATCGTAAAACTGTCCAGGTGTATGAATCAAATGTGATCCAGATATGATCATTTTCTACAACACTATTAATATCAAGATCTAAAATGTCGTCTCTAGATTTCAATATAAAATCTATTTGATCATTTTTTACATATCCAGCCGTTTTTTCTAATCCATTGCTGTATGCTACAGGAGTTACATTAAAAGTAAAGTCTATAGGAGATACTGTAAAATTTGATTGTGCGATTCTATAATATTGATCAGTGATAGCTGTATCAATATTAGCTGTTAATAAAAACGGTTGGGGATCAATTTTAAATTTATTCTTTGAAAATTCAAACTCAATTTCTCTTAATTGATCTGTTCCGCCGACGCGGCCAACTCTAAATGCCCATTCCTCATTGAGTACAATACTGTCTCCTGTTGAACGACTTAGTTTATTAAACACTTTAGAAATTGCATTTGCTGTGCCCTTTTCTCTAACAAATCCCTGATATAATTGGAACTGTGTTACTGGATCTTCAGCTAGAGTTTGTAAATATTCTCTAGTCTGGTAACCAACTGCGTGACGTGCTAGAGCACGTTGGCTTTCACCTGTACCTTCAGCATCTACATTATAGTAATCTTCAAATTGATTGATCTTATAATCAAAGTTTGCAACTAGTTGTTTTTCCGGGGTTGAATCTAGTTTTGTCCAGCTAGTATTGTTAAATGTTTCTGACCCTAATTGGTTTACAAGGCTAGTCCAATTGTAACTTCTATAAGAAACAATGTCTCCTAACTTATAATCATTAAAAGGAGCCCAGGCAGTAATGTTAACGTTATCAAACAAAAAGCCAGGGCTAGTGTAATCCCCGTCCCAATCAACTGTGCGGAATCCTTGTGTCTTTAGCCTATCCTGGCGATACCCAGTTGACTTGTCATAGATAATATCATTGAATACTGTACGATCAGAGAAAATAGCAACGTGTTCTTTAAGCACATAGTATACTGTTAGGTAATGGATACCTTCTGTAGTATTAGTAGTCGCTACTGTGATATTTTGAAAACTTCTGTTAACGTTAATAAAATTAGGAGCTAACGGTTTTCCGTCGGCTTTTAATAACTGGTAACTGTAGAATCCATCTAGAATATTATCAGCAACTCCTACTGGAATTGTAATATCTAATTTTTCTGCGCCTGGGCTTAATGTAATTAGAGACCCTACTGCCCAATTCTGTCTGGTCCAGAACATGTATTCTTTGCAGCTTGTTGTCCAGTCTTGAGAAACTTGATTTGCTGGATCGTATCTATTAAAGGTAAACCCAACAGATTTTAGATATGCTTCATACCCTAGCAGAAAGTTAACTACTTCTTGCACAGTATCTAATCTAGCACCATAGCTGAGTCTAGAAAGATTCAAAGTATTAAAAGTTCTACGACGTTGTGCTTCCACTGCGCCAACTAGTGGCAACTGTGGTAATTTTTTCCACTGGGCTGTATCAAAGACCGTACTGCTACTATGAGTTCTTAATGCTCTATAAAATGTATTATTCCGACGTACTATCTGTCCATTGTTATAGGTTTTATTTGTTGTCCAGTCAGTAAATGTTTCACTAACTCCGCCTACTGAGATTGTAGGATCGGCTTGATTAGCTACAGCTGGATAGTAGTTAAAATACGGGTGAATATTATCGTAGCCACTTATAACCCATCCGCCTTCAGATTTTTCTAATATCACTCCGCTATAGGAAACACTTGCGATCGGAGAACTAACATTAAAAATAATGTCGTAGTTTTCTGCAGGAATGTAAATGTTACTAGAAGTTGCACTTGGATTCTTGCTGTCTAAAATATACTTTTGTTGAGCTTTGTCAACAAAGCCTGACAATCTAGTAGATAAATTAACATCAAGATTTCGTAGCTTTGTATTAACTTCTGAAATATCTGCACCAATAGATCTAATATAACTTGAGACATATTTCACTAGCCCAGATGTTAGTTCGTTACTAGCTGTCGATATTACAATATCTTTAAGAGTTGAAAACACTCCTGTCTTAGAATTAATTGTTTGCCCTAATATATTTGTAGTTGTATTGGACCTATCAAAGCTGTCTGTAATAAATTCAAACGGTTTCATTAAACACATTGCTAATGTTACAGCAAACGGCCATTCGCTGCTAGATCTCCAAGCATACTCTGCTGGGCTAACATCCCCTAATACGAAGCTTCCTCTGTTGTTTATCAATGTAAAGTTTTTAGATACCCCGGCGTCTAACGGACTTAGTAAGTTACCGTCACTATCAACCGGAATATATGTTGTTAATCCAGGACGCTTGTATCTATCATACGTTCCAGCAGTAGTGCCTTTGCGGATTATGCCAGCTTCAAGGTCTTCCCAAAGAATTAAGTTGCCGCTAGTATAAGGAGCAGAACCGTACTCTGCTTCCCACCATACTGGCTGCTCTGAAAATCCTAACATTTCCCAAGGGCAACGATGTGGGCGATCAGTGTCAAAGAACCACTGGTATACTCCTCTCCAGTACCCTGGCAAATTTTGTGTACCAGATGGGTCGGTCATGTTACTGTATGTGTAAGTGAAAGAATTTTCACTATCAAAATACTCGTTAATTGTATAGTTAATATTTGTGTTTTGAACCCACTTTAAAAACTCTTGCACAACAATGCCGTCTAATTGAGATTTAGTATACAATACGTTACTGTAGTATCCGCCTACTACTAAATCATTATCAAAAATAGCTGTATTATATTCTTGCTTAATGTTGTTGTAAATTCTGTATTCTAGTTCTAATAATAGATCATCACGGAAATCACCGTAAGAGGCAGTAATACTACCGTCGTGGCCTTGAATTACTTCTCTAGGTTCTTGGTAAGTATCATCGACAAATTTCATTGGTGTGTATTTTTTATACAGTCCCATTGATGTTGGTGTTGACGGAATATAGTTTGCTGCTGTCGAAATATATTCTCTAATTTCAACTTCGTCGTTTTCTGCCAAGTCAGCTAAAATAGTTATAAAACCAAAAGTAGCATTAAATTCATATTCTGTAGCGTTCAATAACTGTTGATTGTTTATGTAAACATAAACTGCTCTGTTGCTTAGTTCAGTTAGTGTAAATTTCTCTGATAATGCAAATGTTGTAATTCCAGTATCTTCTACTGTATAGTTGATAGCAATAAATGCGCCGCTGCCAATCATGTCAGAATTTGAAAATGCACTATCTGCATTTTTTGTCTTGGTTAAGTCGGTAATGATATCATCAACAAAATTAATTAAGTTATCGTTATAATCTATAGTAGTAGACCTAGCAATAAAATTATTTTTAAAATCTGTATAAGATTTTCTAGCATGTTGAATTGATTTAATTATGTTAGAAGTTTTATCACATAATAAACTAACTGCTAACGGTGCAATTCCAGAATGCTTTAAAAATCTTTTTGCAAACGGTTGGTAGTCATCTAGATCTCGAATATTAGAAATGCCTGGAATATTTCCAGAATATCTAGTATCAAACTCAACTGATCCAGCTACGTGATCAATTGCCTGGCCTAATGTAAAAGTTGTTAATGCTTGATTTAACGGATTCTTTTCAAGACTAACCGGCATTTCATAATACCCGGTATCTGGAGACAAATCTGTAATTATTTTAACATATACAACGTCGTCAACTGCAAAATTATTTGCAAAAGTGAATACTCCGCGCTCTCTAGTAATAGGCGTTACTTGTTTTTGCTGTTGGTTAACATAGAAATTAATTATTAAATTAGTATTATCAGTAACATTATCCCAGTTAATAGTTGTTAACTTTATAGTGTTAGTTACTTCGGTAATGACCTGACTATCAATGATAGGCTGGATATATGTATTATCAGTTTTAGTCCATCCGTTTAAATAAACATCGTCTGGATTAATTTTGAAATATCCGCTAGATATATTTTTAGTCAACTCTAATTGATCAAGAGTGTATGTGAAATTATCAATTTCCCAATTCCAGTCAAACTGGATGTCGCCCACATTGTCAATATTCAAGTAACTTAGACTAAATCCTAATTCTTTGTCCGCAATACTGTTTCCAATCTTGTATGCAAATAGTTTGTTTCCGTTAAAAGAATTTATAGGGTACGTATCAGTATTGGAAAAACTTATTCCATTACTGTCAAACACATCAAATAGCGGAGGCTGGTTGACTGCTGTTTTTGCTTGGCTAGCTAACCAACTTGATCCATTGAAATAATACATCAATCCGCCGTTATTCTTACCTCGACGTACTAATACTCCGGCGCCTGCTACAGAATCAGAATCTGTAGTTTCTGCTAAATGTATTCGTTTTTTGTTATTATGTGTAATAAAGTTAACTTCGTAAATTTTATTGTTTGCAAGAATATCAGTATCAGCAGTTACTAAAATTCGAGCGCCTTCAAATAAATTTTCTCCATCAATGTTGTAGCCAACACTACCTTCTATTTTAGAAAATACATCTGTTGTATAATCATCAATATAGTCTACAACTTCTTTAGAAATACTACCATGATTAAACAATTGAATGTTTGACTTAAACTCAATGATAGGACGTTTTGCTCTTTGAGATTCAGTTGCTGAAAAATCTTCGCCTCGTAAAGTGTAAGAATATTCTAATACATTTCGGTGGAACCAACGGTTATAACGACTCCAAGGATTAGTATCTTTGCTATCACGTTTGATAGTGATATAATCTTTCTGTGCAGGATATGTTGTTGCATCGTCAAACGGCTGAGTATCAAATCCTTCATTATCAAATACAACTTCCGGAGTATCTGTTGTCAACACAGGAACAATAAGATCTGCAAACCGTGTTAATGTAATTGCTGTGCCTACTCCTTCTACTAGCCAACTGTCTAGACTATATTTTAAAGGAGTAACTTGTCCTCTAAATTCTAAAACCATGCCGTTTGAGAATGTTATTCCGTTGCTGCTAGTGTAGGTTATTTTGCCAATGATGTCTTTATCAATGTTTATCTTTGTGTTTGCCTCAATATCAGTAATTAGAAACCTACCAAACTTGTTAGGATCAATTAAACTTTGATAGAATAATACATCAGGTGCGTCGTACGGTACTTTAAAAGTTAAGGTTCCGTTTTCAATTCCATTATTAGTAACACCAATGCTATAGTCAAGGGCAGTGCCTGACGCTACAAGTGCTATAAATTCCCAATCCTGACTTCCAAGCGTAATACTACTGCTGGCTCCAGACGCAATTGCTACTTTAGCTTTCCATAGTTTGCCATCATATACCGCTTGTTCGTTTGCAGAATATGGGCGGGCTGGATTGAATATTAATGAGCCAGTGTCATAGTTTGTTCTAATTGCAAACCCTTCTTTAGGTGCTTTAATTTGAAATTTATATGATTGGCCACGGTATAGTGTAATTGTTGGATTATTAGTAAATGAATCAGGAGTAAAGATAAAAGAGTTTAATCCGAGAGCAACTTTGTATGTGCTAATAATTTTTGCTGATTGACCGAATACTGGTATCGCTGGTGGTCCACTAGGTTCCCAGTAGTATTCGCGATAGTTAATAAACTTGTCCCAGTCAATAGGAGGATTCCAACTGTAGTGTTCTTGGCCTGTGATTAAGTCGTCACGTTCCTCTGTATTTCCAAAGAACTGTAATTGATTTTTAAAATCGAGATAATCGTAGAAACTGTCTACAGTGTTATTGGTTCTAGAAACTACTCCAGGTTCTAACTGATATCTGCTACGTAGTGTATTATCAGTATCAATATAGATATCAGATCCGTTGTATGTATTTCCATAGCGTCTTCCAACATATCCTACTAACTTTTGTAAGGTGCCTGGTTGAACTAACGGATCAACCACTGCCGACATGAATTTGTCATTCGCGTCTGATCTAAAAACTGTTGGTAACAATTCAACAGTTTTTCTGATTGGTAAACCGCTTTGAGGGAATTTTTTATCTGCCATATTTTATCTTCTTAATACTCTGTTAAACGCTAGAACCGACTTCGGCGGTTGTTATTGCTGACACTATTTCTACATCATCTACTGTTGCGCCGCTGATTAAAATTTCGTCAGGCCCGCTTTGAATTTCAAATAAACTACCAAATGCTAAACTAGCCTGTCTTGGTGTTATTGTTAAATTGCTAATGTCTGGTGCTGTTTGATTTAGTATATATGTGTTCATTTCACTTAGGTAAAATCTATCTCCGAAGTCCCAATTGTTTATATCAAAGAACTCATTAATAGCTGTGATAATTCTTACTTTGAGGTCGTTGTCGTTGATTGCTTTATTAGGATTCTTAACTACTTTAAATTGTGCTTGTAGATTCGCTGCCGCAGTGCTGCCAAATAATACTTTGTAGGTTACCGGATGATATATAATCTCATCGCTGATCGATTTAATCGCATTTAGATTTGTACCAAACGTTATTTGCAAACTATCGCTGCTAGGTGCTTCTGGTTCTGTACTTCCGCCTGCTAGATAAATCCTATAAGCAGTATCATAACTTCTAGTCATTAAAAATACATCAATAATATTACTTACGCTAGGATCAATTCGGCGATCAACACTAGCGTTATGCACGTATTGGAATTTTAATTTATCTCTACCAACTACTCCTTTGTAGGAGCTTTCTAATATCAATGTGTTAGTAACTTTGTTTACTCGCTTAACACGATTTTCTGCAGAGTCATAAAAATAAATTAAATTGCCGTTGGCATAATCATTAACGTTAACTAGTGATTCTTTCTGTACCACTGTGATATTATTAGAAGAATTATCAACCAATTCGTATGTTGTGTTTCCTGCAGAATCTGTTACTTCTTGGAAGAATAGATAATTTAAATCTGCATCTTCACCTATAATCTGTTCAAATTGCTCAGGATTATCAATAACGCCGTCGCTGTCAATATCTGAAAATGCAACTTTGATTTCTTTTGCACTTTCATATCCATCGTCAAATTTAATAGTATCGGTAACTTCAAATGCGAAATCCTGCTTGATAGCACTACCTGATCCATCGCTAACTGTGTTGATTCCTAAAATTGTTACAGTATCTTTTACAACTGCGCCAACTTGATTATTGTATTGTTTTTGGTTAACATCATAGTAAAATCTATTTTGTTCAACACTACCAGCAATATAGTCTAGGCCTCGTATCCGTACTCTATATTGATCTGCTTCTCTAATAAATGCAATTATCCATGATGCATCTAAATTGTTGCTAGTAGTGTCACCTGAACGTCCTAAACTAAAGTCACTAACTGAATCTAGGTTAGATGAAGTGATAATATTCCATGTTGATGCTTCAACTTCAAATCGCAGTCCAAAATTTAAATTTTGAGATACTTGATTAACAATTTCCGATTCTAATGCAGCAGGCAGATCATTTACAAATTTTGGAATAATACGCTGAGCTATTGCTCCAGACGGAATAGTATCACTAAACGACACAGGACCTAGTCCCGATGTTAATATACCTCTGCCAGAATTTGTACCGTCGCCGACAACTTTAATTACTTTGGTCCACAGTCGATCAGTTTGCAACGAATCTGCAAGGTTAATGTCTACAATTTGTCCATTCTTAAATGCTTTACCTGTAGGAGGAACAAATTTAACCAACGCACCAAATTTAACATATTTTAAATTATTAGTAGAATAAGTGCCAACTTGGAATAACGATTGGTCTACTGAGTTTTTAAAATACCCGGTAGTAAGATTTACTTGAGTTGTTGTTTGTTCCCATACAGTGTTAGTTTCAGTGAATGTTATTTTATCAAAATTAGTTATGTAGAAGTTATAAACATCGGTGTCTGTAAATACAGGCTCAACACTACGCTTAATAAAATTAATAATATCTATTCGGTTTGACCATTTAAAAGTCAATGCTCTTTCAATTTCTTCTTTATATAAGAATCCGTCATTTGCAAATACATTAACTGAACTGTATTTTCCGCTGGCATCAATAATTTCAAAGTTGCGAGAAATTCCGCTACTTGTTCTATTAACTGCTTTAATTTTTAAAATATCTTGGCTACTTGATAACGGTGCAAGATTGTAATCTTCACCAGTAATCATTCTATTTTGTGTATAATATACCGCAGGTGCATTTGTTCTAATAGTGTCAATATCTTCAGAAGCTGCACTTGAAGATACACTTGACTGCAATGCTAGCCCAATAGTTAATGTATGCTGTACTCCTTGTTTGTTAGTATAAGGAACTGCAATGTTAATACCGCGCATTTCTGCCGGTGCAATAGTATATGATAATCCGTTACTAACTCTATAGTAAACTCTAAATGCACCTTGTGGAATATTACCGTATACTCCATCAGCAAATTTTAAATCAATACGGTCGTTTTCTTTAGTAACAACTGAGTAGATATTTCTAATATCTTGACTTAGACTATTGTAGGCAATATTGTTACCTAGTAACGTAGATACCGGAGTCCATTCATTTAGTTGTGTGCCTGTTGAGCTTAGGCTGTATAACCATACATCATTGTTATTAATGTTAACACTGTCAACTGAGACTGTTTCATTAGTTGTAGGAACTTCAATATTAAAGTCTGCAAGCTCTAAACTGCCCTGTTTAAACATCAAGTAAAAACCAGTGTTAGAACTACCAGGCCCTTTGCCGTCATTACGGTAGACAAATCCTACTTGATTACCAGGAACAGGCGGTTCTTCGTATATGCTGGTGCTACCATTAAATGATGTGCTTACAATTTCAAAAGCCATGCCGCGGCCGGCTACAGTTTTGTTAAATGTGTAAACTGCAACGTCTGTGCTAGTGCTACGCAATCTATATTGTTCTGTAGGAATGCCTTGTATAGTTGCACTACCTTGGCTGCGCCCAAACTCTGTATTATCTGCCATTGCAGAATTCAACACAGTTATGAATTGTTCTAACCAATTAGTGTTAGTTGGGTCGTTCCAAGAGATAATTTGCTGTGCTAAGTTTTTACCGTTACTATCAAGAATGTCTTCGGTAGTTGTAACTGTAGAGAATTTTAAAAGACCGCTAGAAGAGATGTTTCTTTTGGCGTTGTAGCTTAACATACGAGCAAGACGTAGGACACTTTCCTTACGCTCTGCAAGCTCAATAAAGTTTTCTCTTGATGCTAGATCAATACGGAAAGCAAGACTTTGACCTAAAAATGCAACAGCATCAATAAGAGCCATGTACTCAGATGACTCAATATAATCGTTAAAATCTTCCGGATAGTTTTCACGGAGATAGGTAATAATGACACGACGTAAATTTTCAAAGTCGTAACTTTTAAAGTCAGCATTACTAAACGTCTGGTAGATTCTAGTCCAATCTTGGTTTAAAATTAAGTTATTTTGTCTTGTTGTCGTTGTCATCTTTCAGTCCTATAATCATATTTACCAAACAAAATAATGTGCTCAGTTAATGACGGAATTGTCCTTGTCGAAATTAAAACTCATGCGCTCGTTAATGTTAAAGGGTATATATGTAATATCTGCTTGTATTCTAATACCCTGGTCAGTACTATCTATTTGTACTTGATTTACCGCAATACGAGGATCATAATTGATAATGTCCTCAACATCTTTGGCAATCATATTTTTTACATCTTCAGTAAATTGTTCGAACAGCATGTCCCAGATAATTGTACCAAACTCTGGATTTTCTAATTTTTCACCCTTACGGATATAAAAATGATTGATTAAATCCTGTTTGACTAAGTCTATATCATAGAGCTTAAAGTTCTTTTTAGTTTCGCTTGAACTAAATCCTTTGTAGGCAAAGCTGCCTCCTGCATCGCCGACCGATGCTTTATTAACTGCAACAGTTTTTTGATTATATAATTTATTGGCCATGTTATACGTCCCTATCCGTGTTATCCGGAGTTAATAAGTTAGGTGCTTGATTCTCATGCAGCGGCCAAGGCTCGTGCATAGGTATGCGTTTCATAATACTGTTTGTGGTACCTGACTGATATTTTGTTGATGCCCAATTCCTATCACCACTCGTTACTGGATTAGCATGTAACGGTAACGGCCTAACGAAGTCGGCATTTACTGCTGGATCAGCAGCAAGATCACTGTTCATGTTAATAGTTGCCGCAGTTTCTTTATGATCCCCTGCACTACCTATACTAGTGTTTCCAGAAGTACTAAATTTGTTATCACCGCCTGAATTAAGATCAAATGTTCCTACTTGAGATACTTTTGTATTTGCACCTACAAGTATATCAAGATTCTTACCTATAGTAATTTTGCCATCAGCATTGGCAAATACTTCAAAATTTGTTGCAGTTTCAACATGCATTTGCCCAGACAACGTTTTGATATTAATGTTGCGGCCAGCTTCCATGTTAATATCACGGGCTGCTTTAATGTTTAAATCATTTTCAGTATGGATACTGATACTATCGGCAGCATAGATATCTATTTTACCATTGCTAGTCAGTTCTACCCATGATGTACCTCTAGCATTTCCAATGTAGATTAAATCTTCGCTGTTATGCATTAGCAGTTGGTGGCCGGTTCTTGTACGGATACGGAAGTATTCGCTGTACGGAATAGTAGGGTCGCCCTTTTCGCCGGCAAGTACATCTGCATACTTTACAGGGCCGCCTGTTGGACCTCCTGCTGGCGTTGCACGTTGATAACGATCGTCGCCGTCGTCCATGACAAACTGTGTTCCGCCTAGTCTGCTGACTGGAACTGTTGCAGTTGTTTGGCTTGACAATGTTCCTAATCTTGCTTTCTTTGCTTGGCTACGTTTGTCTAGTGGTCCTGGAGTAGATATTCCGAATACCATGCTAGGAGTATTACGTCTAGCACTTGAAGTAGTAACTCCCCGGACATCATCTTCTACTAGTCCTTGTTCTAAGAATCTTTCAGCAATAGGGTGTAATGGCCTCTTTTTATTATCAATGTCAACTGACTGGTCTTTTGCATTCAATCTACGATTTAGTTCTGCAATTGGCAATGGCTGTTTAGTATTATATTTGTCTTTGTCCGCCTTGTCCATATCGACTTGTGTTGACCCTGCGATTGCAGGAACCATATTATTAGCAAATCTACTAGGTATACATCCAATCCAATATCCTTGACTAGGATCTCCATCAACAAATACTACTAATACTGTTACTCCCGGATCTGGTGGTACGAACCACATACCATAGCTTTTTTGAGTATCGTTAAACGCTTCAATTGTTGGAACTTTTCCGTCAGTAGCAGTATTTTGTCCCATGTTCTCATAGGCAGTGTACCCATAAAATGGCTGGGCACATTTTACAATGTATGTTTGTGTATCCTCGCCAATAGTGTTTCCTTGATTTCTAAGTAAAGTAACTTCTAAACTTCCCATAAAACTTGGATCTAAGTGACTAATAATTTTAGCCAAGTAGGGCCCTGCGCCGATATCTTTTTTGTCTGTTACTGCTACTGAGCTACGTTTTTGTTGTGACATATTATGTGTAATCCACTGGTGGCGTATTATCTATTACGGATGTTTTAGGTTTTTCTTCTGGGCCAAGTTTAATAGATAATGCATTGGCTGGATCTGTTCTGAGATCTGATTTAATCTCTGCTGGGCTGTCTGCATAGTCAGCTGGCTGTCCTGGCATTCTAATACAAGTTAGTTTTTGTTTAAAAATACCGTCGCTGAATATATTTTCGCACATAGTTACCCTGTAGATCCCAGTGAATGGACTTTCAGCTTTAGGAAAATTATATAATCCTGTTTCTTGATTAATATCAATTGGAGTTCTAAAGGTCAAATAAATGAAAACATCGCCGCTTTCGTAATTCATTGTACCGTCTTCTGTAATTTGTGCTTGCGGTTCTACAGTAGCGGCAAAATAGTTTCCCTGTCCGCTATCTACTACCCAATAGGTATCCCCTAAAATTTCCAAATTAACAGTTACCATCTCTGCTTGGCTCTGTGTAAATGCTCTATGAAACTGTTCCGCTACCTGTTGCTCAGTGTTAGAATCGCCAGTGCCGCCTTTCATTGCTACTATCTGTTCTGGAGTCTTTTTAGGTCTAGATCTTCCTAGGTTAGCTGTTTGTGCAGCTCTTGATCCGCCGTCGGCAACTCTTGACTCTTTAGGCTGTTCTGCTGCTACACCCTTTTGATCTTGGTTACTAGCCGTAGAAGCATCTGCAGGGTTACCTGGTTGAATACCAGTATAGAACATATTATTAATTTGTATGTCAAACTTAAGGACATCTACGTTTTGACCGCTGTATATGTATTCGTATCCTTTACAAATTCTACCTAGCAACTTTGGATATCCAATGGGTACTGAATTAGGATTAGAAAATATAGAATGATGTACGAAATACGGAACTACTCGATATGTAATTTTCTTAGCAAAGTCGCTAGTTAGTGCATCAAAGTCTAGTAGTTCAATTTGTACATCAAGACGGAACCACTTAATAAACCCATCCTTAAGATTTTTCACACTGGTAACTGCATCTTGTGCATACTTGGAACTGACTACTACCTGATTAATAATTGCGGTAAGTGTTTGTCCTTGGCTAAATTGAAATGATCTGTTTTTAGGATCAATAGTCATGTTGTCTCGTTTAACAACTCCGGTCTTAGCGTCATACTGATCGCCGGCTTTCTTAAAGGTCATGTTGCCGCCACTACTTTGACTAAATCCTAAACTTGAACCGCCAATTTCGTTTTTATCAAAAGCAGCTACTACTTCAGTATTACTTCCAGCTATTACTATTTTTGCTAGCTGGCCGGGACTTGATGTTGCTTTTTGTGTTCCTACTGGAGCATTAGCTCGCTGAAAGGAAGAAGAGTCTTTTGGAAACTGAATTTCATATTGATCAGCCACTCCAACTTGTTTATCAGCAACTAACTTCTGTTCAATTTTGTTAAGAACTGCTTGCAAACTTTCTGGTCCAGTAGATAGTATTTCTTCAACAGTTCCTTGAGTAGACGCTACTAATTTTAAGTCAGTGTAGGCAGTATTGATATCATCACTAAAACCTTGATGATTATACGGAACAGCTTCTACTTTATAAGTACTACCGCCTTCGTTAACGCTAAACTTACACGAGGTTAGTCTAAGAACAAAGTATTTTGATTTTACTGCTTTGTAACCAAGACCTAGATCGTCCCATCCCATAAAGTCTAATTTTAAAACATAAGGAGCATTACTAAGATAGTTGATATATCCAGCAGTGTTTGCAGCTACTTGAAGACTCTGTAACAACAGTCCCATGCTGTATGGTTCATATATATCAAATTCAAATTTAAATGCGTTACTATTACCAGTTTTACTGTTTGCACCAACAGTAGTTTTCATAACAAAATTCTGAATATAGTATTCAGGAGATCCACTAGCTGTTTTAGTTCGCTGACTATCAAATCGACCGCCGGAAGAAAATATCACAGTTGAACTGAATGTGTTACCAGTTTTATCATCTATATAACTGTCATTTGTCCACACTTGATCATTGTTTCTATACAAGGACGGATTATTAAATTGTTTAGGAGTTAGACATGCTAATGTCCACATGTAATTAACTGATGCGAATTTTTCTAAGGGATTCTTAATCACGCTTGGAAGATTTCTAGTCACTACAGATAACGGCTTGTTAGGATCAGTAGCTACCTTACTAACGCCATCAACTAGTTTGTCAGTAGCTCTTGCTGGATTCTCTAAGGTTGTACGTACTGCCGACCCGATACTTACCAGAGAAGACAGTCCGGAACTAATAATATTTGTTCCGTCCGGTTTAACAATGTTTAATGCTGCTGTACCAAGATCTCTAAATAATGCCAATTTATACTCCTAGATATTTTTCTAGATTAGATTTTTTAGGCAAGAAAATGGTTGTTCCTGGTTCAAAATCATATATTGGGTCTCGTAAAACACTCATGTTACGTTGAACAAATACCCACCATAATTTTACATTACCGTATAAATCATAGGCTAACAAATCAGGCCGATGCCTATACTGATTTTCGATCGTATATTTAAAATCGTCGGGTTCAGCAGGTACAGGTCTAATTTCTAGTAATTCCAAATATAGATTGTTTTGTCTTGTAGCTGCCCACGGACTTGTAGATTTATATTGTGCCATATTAGATATATCCTGTACTTGATGCTACTTTGCCTTTGGCATAATCTGCTAGGCTGAACTTTCTCAAGTTTGCTCTGTTGTAAACTGGACTTACTGTAACTGAAATAGTGCTAACTACTGGTACCCAAGTATTAGTTCCAAAGGTGTTACACTGAATATAGTTGGTATCATCTTTTAGGTCTACGCTAAAACTTTTTACTACAACAGGAATTGAATCAAATACACTTGATCCATATCCGCTTAGGTTGCAAATGATTGGAGGATTACCTGCATTAGCTCCTTGTCCAAAAAACATCTTTGTAGCGGTCTTAAAAAATGTAGTTGCTGCTATCCAGTAAGCGGCATCTGTTTCTGTTTCGCAAGTAAACTCTCCAACAATAGAGATGTCTTCAACTACACTGTTTTTATATCCCTGTGTAGGATAGTTACTGTGAGTAGTTTCTACTGAATTATAATTTGCTTTAGTAGAAACTGTGATGTTAGGCAAGTAAGGCCACACAACACCGCCGGTATTCTCCAACAGGCTAAACAGCGGACTGTCAAATAATGTCCAGTTAGCATTTAATCTTACACGCCAATCGTTTTTGGCACTAGCTTGTAATTTAATAGCTTGTCCGTTTTGAGTGAATAGCTGGCCACCGGCTGGTAAATTAGCTCCACGTTTTAGGCTTAGAAAATTGTTTAGCATGCCTGCTGCTTTACTAATATCTCCAGCAAGAGCTTGTAATCCGCCGCCGAGATTACCGCCTGCTAGTTTGTTAAGTGTGCCGGAAATATCCGCTGTAATATTACTAGTTGCCCCAACTGCTGATTGTAGACTACTAATACCGCCTGCTACTGAGCTTTGGATACTAGTGCCTAGTCCGCCGAGTCCTGTGGTATTAATCTGTCCAAGGGCATTTCCGATAGAGCCGCCAACTCCATTAAGTGATGAACTTGCTGTAGATAGCAACCCCTTAGCCCCTGTGGTCATTCCGTTTAACCCGCTACCAATTTCTCCGCTTAGTCTTCCGATCTTAGCGTCTAGGTTAGCTTTTGAGAACGCATCCCCTATACCTGGTAGAGCTGCATTTGCTTCATTTGTTGCCTGTGCAATACTAGATGTCGCTGTTGAAATCAGTTGTGCCAAAGGATTTATAGATAGTGCCATTTTGGTTAAATATCTCCGCTATACTCTATTTATTTCATTAAAAATGTGCTATTATATTAGTAACAGGAGATCCTTATATAATGAATACCGTACCCAAAATAAAGTACCTAACTAACAAAGATCTATTAAAAGAGATCCACAGAAGCAAAAACACATTTTGTACCTACTCTGCGCCCGAATACGCAGACTATGATATGATTATACCAAATGTAGAAAAGATCAATATTCGTACAATAGCGGAAGCTAAACGCAATAGAGCATCAAGATTAGCTAAATTAGCCCACGAAGCTGCTGTACTTGCAGGTGGTAAAAAGTTACCTTCTAAAGAATTCGAAATCGACTATAAAACTATCAAGAAAGATGATGTAGTTTTTAGAGTTATGACCTTTGTACATGTTCCGCTTGCTCCGGGTCGTAAGAAGACTTTAAAAAATACTGCCGATAGTCACGAAAAAGTGAATTTTCCTCCGTTCCAACACTGGAAGTTTGATGCTAATAATAACCTAATCTTAGTTGGTAAGAGCCACTGGAAAGGTGATTTTACCACAGGAGTGTTTAATAAAGAACACGGGCAAATGACTAACAATCTAGCTCGCATGTTTTTAAAATTATGTGAAAGATATGCGACCAGAGGAAACGTTCGTGGCTATACTTACAACGATGAAATGCGCGGTCAAGCAATCCTTCAGCTCACCCAGATAGGTTTACAATTTGATGAAAGCAAAAGTGATAACCCGTTTGCTTACTATACCGCTGCTGTTACTAACAGTTTTGTTCGCATTATCAATATTGAGAAGCGTAATCAAAACATTCGAGATGATATTCTCGAAATGAACGGAATGAACCCAAGTTGGAGTAGGCAGAACAGTGGGTCCGGAGGCGGTGGAGCAACTATTTCAGCTACACCTCCTGTTGGCGATAACGACTAGTTGACATTTTGTCTTTAACCCTGTATAATAATATTAGGAGATACTATGTCATTGTTTAAAAAAGTCGCTTGTTTCACAGATATTCACTTTGGCCTTAAAAGTGGTAGTCGTACACATAATCAAGATTGCGAAGATTTCGTATCTTGGTTCTGTGACACTGCTAAAGAACAAGGTTGCGAAACTGCAATCTTTCTAGGAGACTGGCATCATAATCGCAGTACTACAGACGTTAGTACTATGAATTATACTGTGAGCAACTTAGAGAAGCTGAGCAAAAGTTTTGAAAAAGTCTATTTTATTCTAGGCAATCACGATCTGTTCTACAAAGACAAGCGTGAAATTAATAGCATCGAATTTATGCGACTGTTTCCTAACATTATTCCTGTTAGAGATCAATTAACAGAAGGTGATGTTACTATTATGCCTTGGCTAATAGGCGACGAGTGGCGAGGAGTTTCTAAACTTAAAAGCCGCTATGTGTTTGGACACTTAGAGTTGCCATTGTTCTATATGAACGCCATGGTGCAGATGCCAGATCACGGAACGTTGCAAGCTAGTCACTTTAGTGGACAAGAGTATGTATTCAGCGGACACTTTCATAAGCGACAGAGTAAAGGCAATGTAACCTACATTGGCAATGCTTTCCCCCATAATTATGCCGATGCAGGTGACGATGTTCGCGGTATGATGATTCTAGAGTGGGGCAATGAGCCCGAATATCATACATGGCCAGGGCAGCCCACGTTTAGAACCTACAAGCTGAGTCAGATTATTGACGACCCAGAAGGACTTCTACGTGAGAAGATGCATTGCCGTGTGACTATCGACTTGCCTATTACGTTCGAAGAAGCAAACTTTATCAAAGAGCAGTTTATTCCTCAGTACAAATTACGTGAGTTGATGTTAATCCCCGAAAAAGTAGAAATAGAATCAAATTCTGTTCCAATTGATATTAGCTTTGAAAGTGTAGATACAATTGTTATGAATCAAATTAATGCTATCGAAAGCGATGCATTTGACAAAGGTATGTTGTTGGACATTTATAGAAACCTATGATAAAAATTAAGAATTTAACTGTTAGAAACTTTATGAGTGTGGGCAATCAAACCCAGGCTATTAGTTTTGACAAAGGCCAGCTTACACTTGTACTCGGTGAAAACTTAGACCTTGGTGGAGATGATAGTGGTGCTCGCAACGGTACTGGTAAGACTACTATTATTAACGGCCTTAGCTATGGCATTTATGGAACTGCTCTTACTAACATCAAAAAAGATAATCTAGTTAACAAGATTAACGGTAAGGGTATGTTAGTTACCCTGACATTTGACAAAGATGGTCAAGAGTATCATATTGAACGTGGTCGTAAACCCAACGTACTCAAGTTTAGTATCAATGGTCAAGAACAAGATCTTAAAGACCTAGACGAAAGCCAAGGTGATAGTCGTGAAACACAAAAAGCCATTGAAGAGATGATGGGTATGAGTCACGATATGTTTAAGCATCTTGTGGCGTTAAACACTTACACTGAACCGTTCTTGTCTATGAAAGCTGGTGAACAACGCAGCATTATTGAGCAGTTATTGGGCATTACTTTACTTTCTGAAAAAGCAGAAACCCTTAAAGAAGCTATCCGTATTAGCAAAGATTCAATTACGACAGAAAACACTCGCATTGAAACTATCAAAGTGTCCAACGAGCGTATACAGCAGAGTATCGATGCGCTAGAACGAAAACAGCGCCTGTGGGATGAGACTAAAGAAAAAAATATCGAAAATATTTTAAAGAGCATTGACACGCTTAGTACTATTGATCCAGAAGTTGAAATTGTTAATCATAAGGCTCTTGCTCTCTACAATGAAAAACGTAAAGACATTAACGATTTAACTAGCGCAATGCAACGCACTCGATTAGAACAAGATAAAGATGCAAAACGATTCGATAAGCTAACTGCTGAAATTGCTACTCTTAAAAATCACCAATGTCATGCCTGCGGACAAGAATTTCACGATGAAAAACATGAGTCTGTACTTTCCGGTAAACTTAAAGATCTCAAAGAAGCTACTGTTAACTTCGAATCTGCCGGGGAAATAATTATGGACACTGAATTTGCCTTGAAAGAAATTGGTGAATTGGGTGATTGTCCTAGAGTACAGTACGACAGCTTAGAGGAAGCACTTAATCATAAGAATACTATCAACGGGTTAATTAAAGATTTAGAAATTAAAGAAGGTGATAATAATCCGTATCTTGAACAGATTAACGAACTTAAGAAAAGTGCGGTTCAGGAAATTAACTGGCAAGCTGTAAATGAAGCTAACCGCATCAAAGAGCATCAAGAGTTCCTGCACAAGTTGCTAACAAATAAAGATAGTTTTGTACGCAAACGAATTATTGATCAAAACTTAGCGCACTTGAATCAACGCCTAACATATTACCTCGATAAGATTGGGTTGCCACATATCGTTGAATTCCAGAATGACTTGGGTGTTATTATTACACAGTTAGGCCAAGATCTAGACTTTGATAACTTATCACGTGGTGAACGTAATCGATTAATTCTAAGTATGAGCTGGGCATTCCGTGATGTGTGGGAAAACTTATATCATAGTATCAACTTATTGTTTATTGACGAGCTTGTTGATAGCGGTATGGACGCTAGCGGTGTTGAAAGTTCTATTAGTGTACTTAAAAAGATGACTCGCGAGCGTGATAAGAATGTGTTCTTGATCAGTCACCGTGATGATTTAACAAGTCGAGTAAATCATGTGCTCAAAGTAATAAAAGAAGGCGGCTTTACCACTTACAGCAACGACGTAGAGATAGTACAATAAATGAGTACAGACAGTCATGATCGTATGATCCACGCTTTTCAGGAATACTTTAAGTATCAGGATCGCTTTGAACATCGAGGTTCAGATAGTGCTGGTGTTAGAGCACGATATTGGCTGAGTGAGATACGCAATGAGGCAAGTTTAAGGCGCACAGAAATACAGGCAAAAAGAGACGAACGTAAAGCAGCCAGGAAAGGCATGGTAGGAAGACCCCCTAAAATAAGTACTTGATGACATGGTACTATAAGAAGAAAGAAATTACTGCAATCTCCGAAGATTATATCGGTTTCGTATATCTTATTACCAATGTCATCTCTGGGCGCAAGTATATAGGCAAAAAACTAGCAAAGTTCGCAAAAACAACTTATAAAACAGTTACACTTAAGAACGGCACTAAGAAAAAAAAGAAAATTAGAGGCAAGATTGAAAGCGATTGGAAGGACTATTATGGTTCTAGCGATGCGCTTACAGCAGATATTAAGACTTTAGGCAAAAATAACTTCACCAGAGAAATTCTATTTTACTGCAAAAACAAATCAGAATGCAGCTACATCGAGGCAAGAGAACAATTTAAACACAAAGTTCTAGAATCTACTGACTGGTACAACGGTCACATACAGGTTCGAGTTCACGGCTCACATATCCTCAAAAAACCCAAAATTTAAGCAACACCATTGCCGCTAGGCACAGACAATTTCAACAAATCCAGGCATTTAATCACCAAAAAAGCCCGCACCGGCGACTATTACTGTGCCCTAAATCCGTTCTGATGTGTGACGGTAAGGAATCTCTACTTGGTGAAGAGGTTATAAATCACTATCCTTAACAGGACGACGATCGGATACGCCTACGTACAACCGGTTTGATTTATAAAGAGAATATTAAAAAGGCTAAAAGATGGGAGAGAGACCCACGATTACTATGTGCGATAGCGTGTGCATAGTAATTCGCCGTTATTATTAAGACGGAATGAGTAGGTACCGGATAACCGCCTACGCAAGCAGCAATGCTTATAGTTCTAACGCTACTGTGTACTGTGCAACTCGCATAATGCTAGATTTTCTTAGCCCGCAAGGGCTAAGTGTGACTGAACAATCTGCATAATACTTAATTGCATTAATAACATATCTCTTAAAATACTGTTAAATAAAAGAAGTGCTTTGAGCGTGAGCGAAAAAGCAAATGAGCTTTAGCTCATTATTGTAATAAATAAACTATAGATCTGAAAAAGATTATAACATATGCCTAGGAATGAATTAAAATGCGACTAACTGAAATCTTAACTGAATCACAAGAACTTGAAGAAGGACCGTTAGGTGCTATTGGTCGTGGACTAGCTAAGGGCATTGGCGGGGTTGCTAAAGGCGTTGGTATGATTGGCGGCATTGCAGGTGGCGTTAAGAAAGCGTACCAAAAAGGTAAAGCTACTTCTACTGCAACCATTGCAGGTGATGTTCCAGATGCAGAACAAGATCCAGCTGCAGAACAAGATCCAGCTGTGAAAAAAGCATATGACGATGAATATGCTAAAGTTACGGCTCCTAAGAAAGCAGCTCCTAAGAACGCAGCACCAATGGCAGCAGCATCTGGGTACAAACAAGCACAGCAGGCCATTGCCACTTTAAAGCCTAGCGAGAAACAGAAAATTCTTGCTATGCTACAAACTTCAATGACAGCGCCGGCTCCTGTACGCAAAAATCCAGTTAGAGTTACTGGCAGAGCAGCAGCTCAACCAGCTCAACCAGCTATGCAGACTCAAAGTAAAGTTAATAGCGGTAAAGTAGTTGCCGAAGGCTTTACATTGTTCCGTCAAAAGTAATATATACAGCCAACAAAAAGCCTGCTTTAAGCAGGCTTTTTTATGATTAAAAGAAAGGTAAGTTAGTTTTCTTTGTAGTCTCTAAGTTTTCTTTAATAATCTCAGCAACAATTTCTCTTTCATCATGACTTAGATTCATGCCTTCACTATAAGAAAGACCTCTCATGTACCAACACATTTTGAGAACGTCTTTCTTGATTCCCTTAACCTCAGACTCCATCCGTTTGGCTATCTGTAAAATCTCCGGCAAAGGGCTGTTTAAGATTTTACTGCGAAAAAATTTGATTGGTCCATTGTCACAGGTAGTAAGAACTCCTTATGACAGTCTCCGCATTGGACATCTTTTGCTTTAAACTCTATAGTATCTTTAATTTTAGTAATGTGTGTTTGGATAGCTTCAAATACATCTTTAGATGAATTATTAATAAAGTCTTTGATCTGAACTTTATCGTCAGTGGATCCGTCTGGAGTTTCAATATGTGTAATGCAATCTGCAATAATATCAACTGTGAGTTCAGTTAGTCTAACAAAACTTTCACCAAACTTTTCTAACTTTAGTTCATCGCTGATTTCTTCATTATTGATAATACTAAAAATCTTCTGTTGCTCTAGTGTTTTAATTGATGCTTTTGTAACTTCTTTATAGTTGTAAGGTCTCACATGCACGTTTAGCGGCCCAGCTTCTACAATTGAATTGTAAGTAAATTGGCTAAAGATACCAATCCAGTCTGACAGGTTGATATCGTAGGTATTTTCTTCTTTGCAATGTGGACAGTCTACTCTAACTTCCATGTTTTCGCCGTAGGTAGCGATGCGGATAGCAATGAGTGCAAAGTCTAGATCAATACTGGGCATTGCCCAGGGATCTAAAATAGCAGGAATACAACTTTTAATAACTTCAACTGTACTTTGCCCGCTTAACAGTGCATCAGGAGTTTTAAACATTAACTCGTCTTTGGCAGTCATTGAGTATACAGGATATTCTTCGTTTGCACTAACGTCTAATGCACCTGGGGGATAGAATCGACCTTGACTAGGCAATCTCACATAGATTTTAGGCTGTCTATACCAATTAGCCAAAGGATTTAATTTTGGCGTTTGCGGTATATTTACATTTTGATTCATATTTTTCTCCGATAAATACAATAGTGTTATAACGTATTTATGTACGCAGTTTACCAGGAATTTATTTAATGGCATCAGTAACAATTGATATACCAGGCATAGGAAATGTAGAAGCTAAGAATGCAGCGTCTGAAGCCACCTTACGAGAGTTAGTCAGTGCTATTAAGGGAATGAAAGGTGGAAAAGGTAATAAAGACGACGAAAAGAATCAGAGAGATCGAAATAAAAATCAGAAAGAAGATAACGGTAACCGGAAAGCTAGCACTGATCATTTTAAAAGACTAACAGTTGGTATCAGTAGCGTTGTTGGAGGGTTCTTTACTCTAGGTAATAAACTAACCAGCACTGTTAGCCAGTTCGCTCAGTTAGATGGTTCAATTACAGATGCAGCTGATATATTTAAACAGTTACCAATTGTGGGCGGCCTAGTAGGTGGAGCATTTGGAGCAGTTGCTGGCGCAGCTGATAGAGTTACTAAATCATTTGTAAATGCCGCAGGCGGCGGAGCAAGTTTCGGTGGAAGCATGGCTAGTTTCTCTGCATCAGCATCTCAAGCTGGCATGAACATGGCAGAATTTGGATCATTAATTAAAAATAACGGCGCTGGCTTGATGGCCTTTGGTACAACTACCGAAGATGGTGCTAAAAACTTTGCACAAGTTTCAAAATCAGTACGGTCAACTAGTTCAGAGTTATATGCACTAGGTATGAGTAGTCAAGAAATTAATGGCGGTCTTATTCGATATGGTGCGTTATTAAGAAGTCAAGGGTTGTCTGGCGGTAAGACTAATGCTCAACTAGCACAAGGTGCAAGGACATATCTAAAAGAGATGGACGGCCTTGCAAAGATTACCGGCGAAGAACGTTCTGCTAAAGAAGCACAAGCAGCAACACTGGCTAAAGATGCACAGTTCCAAGCAGCAATGGCTGGACAAAACGAAGAAGTACAAAAGTCTTTTAGAAATACTGTTCTCGGATTGCCAGAACCGTTGCAGAACTTTACCAAAGATATGTTGGCCAACGGTACAGCAACTACTGAAGAGAATCAAAAGTTGTTAGCGCAATTGCCTCAGTCGGCGGCTATGTTAACTACTATGCAACAGAAGATGCAGCGTGGTGAAGCGGTTACTGATGCAGAACGTAACGCTCTTAACAATAAAATGAAGGAAGAGGGTGCAAAGAATCTAAAAAATATTAAAAGTGCAGCAGCAGCCGATGCTAGTCTTGCAGGAACCACTAATGCACTGGCAGCCACTTACCAAATTGCCACAGACGGTGTGAAGAAAGCAGGGGAACAACAGGGCGAAGCTGCAAAGAACACTGACAAGATGAATGAGAAGATGCAAAAGTTTCAGCAAAGTCTTGCAGAAATTGGAAACGCTTTTTCAATGGCATTAGCTGGAAGTGGTATGCTTGATGTATTAATGGGAGCATTTAAAATTGTTGCCGATCTAGTAACAACTTATGTGTTACCTGCCTTTATGATTTTTAGCGATATTATTACACAAGTTGGTATGTATCTTGTAACAAATTTAAAACCAATATTTGAAAGTATTGGAAACTTTATTAGAGATAGCCTGTACCCAGCTTTCCTAACTTTGGCAGCATTTGTGTTGGTAGATATTGTTCCAGTACTGCAAACAATGGCCACAGTAATATCCGAATATGTTACTCCGGTGTTATCTGTTATAGGTCAAGTATTTCAATCAGTTGCATCTTTCATTGCTGATAATTTTATGCCTATAATGTACGGTCTAGGTGCAGGGCTTGCAACATTAACTACTTTATATCTAATTAAAAACGGAGTATTACTAGCTGCAATTGTTGCGCAAAGCGCATTAACTTTAGCAATGGCACTATTAACTAGTCCGATATTCTTACTTATTGCAGGCGTTGTTACATTAGTTGCTATTTTTAAATCATTATATGATAGTGGTTACACATTTAGCTCTGCACTTGACATGATTGTTGACAATATTTTAAATTTAATAAACAAGATTACGTTTGGCTCAACAGGAATTAGTGACGATGAGCTCAAATCTAGAAATGATAAACGAGATCTAGAAAAAGAAAAGATAGCAGCTGAGCGCGATGTTGATAGCAATAAAACTGCCAGAGCAGAAAAAGCTGCTGAAATTGATAAAAAATTAATTACTTTAAAAGACAAACACGTTAAGAAATTAGGTGTTGAAAACGATAAAACAGAAGCAGCACAATCAAAGACTAATTTTAATACAAGCAACAGTTTAGATTTGTTAAAATCCGAAGTAGCAATTGCCGGAGGTCCAAAATCAGGCGGTATGGCCACAGCTGAAACCGGAAAGAGAGATATTGAAACTAAAAAAGAAGCTGAAGTTAAAGCCAAAGCAGACGAAGAAGAGATGAAGAAATCAGGAGGTGCCGCTACTGCTACTGCACCTACTCAAGAATCAGCAGAATCATTACTTGCTAGCTTAAATACTAAGTTGGAGCAGTTAATAAAAGTAAATATGAACATGAAAGATGTTCAAGATAGACAGCTTACAGTGCAGCAAGGATTGAGCGGTGACTTATTTGCCAGCGTCTAATAATAGGATAATATAATGAGTTGGAAAAAATACTTCACCCCAGTAGACACATCGAATCAATCAGGATCAATGAGTCCATTGGGCGGCCAAGGGCGGCCCGGGCCAGCTCGTACTAATTACTCAAGCTACTTGCCAGATGTATACGCAGGTAGTCCGAACCGTATTGAAAAGTATATTCAATACGACACAATGGATATGGACAGTGAAGTTAACGCTGCATTAGATATCCTTGCTGAATTTTGTACACAGCGCGATAAAGAAAACGAAACACCGTTTAGTACACACTTCCGCGGCAAGCCAACTAGCACTGAAGTTAAACTAATTAAAGACAGCCTGCAGAAGTGGGTCAAGCAACAACAATTTGAAACACGTATATTCCGCATTGTGCGTAATGCATTCAAATACGGCGACTGTTTCTTTGTACGTGATCCTGAAACTAAAAAATGGCTATTTGTTGATGCTGCTAAAGTAAGCAAAATTATTGTAAACGAAAGCGAAGGTAAAGTTCCTGAGCAGTATGTTATTAAAGATATGAACTTCAACTTTGCAAATCTAGTTGCAGTTACTCCACACGGAACATCTAACACTAGCCCTAGCGGTACAAGCTCTTACACCACAGGTGGCGGATTTGGACGCGGTATGGTTGGTGATATGGGACAGTCTCCTGGTACACGTTTTCAAAATGCTTCAAACGAATTTTGCGTTGATGCAAAAGATGTTGTGCATATTTCATTAAGTGAAGGACTAGATAGAAACTATCCTTTCGGCAATAGCTTGCTAGAATCAGTATTCAAAGTTTACAAGCAAAAAGAATTGCTGGAAGATGCAATTATTATCTATCGTATTCAACGTGCGCCTGAACGTAGGATTTTCTATGTTGACGTGGGTAATATGCCAGCACACATGGCCATGAGCTTTGTTGAACGTGTTAAAAACGAAATACAGCAGCGCCGCATTCCTAGTGCTAGTGGCGGCGGTTCAAACATTGTTGACTCAAGTTATAATCCATTAAGCACTAACGAAGATTATTTCTTTCCGCAGACAGCAGAAGGTCGCGGATCAAAAGTAGAAACGTTACCAGGCGGTACTAACCTAGGTGAAATTACTGACTTACGCTTCTTTACTAACAAGTTATTCCGTGCGTTGAGAATTCCCAGTGCTTACTTGCCAACAGGTGTTGAAGAATCAAGTAACTCAGTTGCCGATGGCAAAGTTGGCACAGCATACATTCAAGAACTACGATTTAACAAGTACTGCGAACGGTTGCAGGCAATGGTTGTCGAAACATTCGACTTAGAATTTAAGTTATGGATGCAGCACCAAGGCATCAATATTGATTCAAGTTTGTTTGACTTAAGATTTAATCCTCCGCAAAACTTTGCTGCTTACCGTCAAGCAGAACTTGATACTACTCGTGTTGGAGTGTTTGCGCAGGTGCAAGAAATTCCACATATGAGCAAACGTTTTGCTATGAAACGATATCTTGGTCTTACTCAGGAAGAGATTGTAGAAAACGAAACATTATGGCGCGAAGAAAACGGCAACAAGCTAAAAGCATCTACAGATGCAGCAAGCGAGATGCGATCAGCAGGTATTACTCCAAGCGGTATGTCAGCTGATTTAGGCGGCCAAGATGAAACAGCTCCTGATGATATGGCAGCAGCAGCCGAAGCAGGCGCAGCAGCCCAGGCACCTGCAGAAGAACCTCCAGCAGTATAAGACTAAATACAAGTATGCTCCTATTAGAATTTTTTTATTTCAACAACGAAAATAACGACTTTGCTAACGATCGTAGATACGATAACAGTAAAGACAGTTCAGTTGTGAAAAAAAGCGACACTCGCAAGATTCGCTTAACACTAAGACAGATAAATCAGCTTAGGTTACAATCTGAAGCGCACCAAGCAGAAGAAAATTCAGAGCAAGGGTTTATCCAACAGATGTATGGTATCCCAGTTGAAGCAGCAGCCGAATAATACTCCAGCATTTGTACTAGGAAATGGAACCAGCAGACTATCTGTTGATCCTAAATCTCTGCTACCTAAAGGTATTGTTTACGGATGTAATGCCCAGTATAGAGAATATGAACCACACGTTTTAATTGCAGTAGATGTTAAAATGGTTAATGAGATTATTGAGTCTGGCTATCATAAGACACACCAGGTATGGACTAATCCTAATAAAGGTATTAGCTCTAAAGCAGGTATAAATTTCTTTACACCTCATAAAGGTTGGTCAAGTGGTCCAACAGCACTATGGCATGCTGCAAGTCAAGGCCATAAAGAAGTTTACATTTTAGGGTTTGACTATCAAGGTATTGCTGGAAAGTTTAACAATGTATATGCAGATACATTTAACTACAAAAAATCAACAGACGCAGCAACTTTTCATGGAAACTGGTTAAGCCAGACGGAAAAAGTTATTAAAGAGTTTAAAGGTATTAAATTTTATAGAGTTATACCGACAACTGCTTTTATTCCAGATAAACTTGGAAATCAGCTAGGTAATCTTAGCCATATAAGTTTTAGTCAATTTGAACAAAAATTTCCAGAAACTGCATATTCAGATCAAACGAATCAAAAAACTATCATTTAACGCCGGTTTTAAATCTACGCATTAAATATACTACAGCCTAACAATCTTGAAGGAGAACATAACATGGCAGACAAAAATATTTTAGAACAGATGCTAGCGCATCTAGTTAACGAAGACCAAGCTAAAGCAGAAGAACTATTCCACGAATACGTAGTTGCTGCTTCACGTGAAATTTACGAAAATCTAATCGATTCCGAAATTTCTGAAGAAGAAGAAGAAGAAGACGAAGACGAAGAAGAAATGGACGAAGCAGCTGAAGATGAAGATGCTGAAGAAGACAAGATGGATGAAAACTTCGAAGATATCGCATATGAAGGCGATGACGAAATGGGCGGCGACGCAACTGACGATCTAGAAAGTGATTTAGATATGGACATGGGTCCAGAAGAAGATGACGAAGAAAAGTCCGAAGAAGAATTATTCCAAGATCTAGACAGTATTGTAGATGAACTACAAGCTAAGTTTGATGCATTGAAAGGTGGCGACATGGCTGACGACAGCGACGACATGGGCGACGAAATGGAAATGAAAGATGACTTTGATCTAGAAACAGTGCGTGAATATGTTGAGAAAGTTCCAGCAGGTCACGGCGCAGAAAAGAAAGGTCAATCCGAAAAAGCTGACGGCGGCAAGTCCCCAGTAGCTGGTAAGAATGATATGGGTGGTACAACTGCTAACATCCTAAGCGGCCGTAACGGTAGCGAAGGTTCAGAGACAGGTGCATTAAAAGGCAACGGTCTGTTAAAAGGTAATCCAAAAGAACAAAATACAGGTAACATCAATGTCCCAGGCGGAAAAGCAGGTAGTGCTTTCTCCAAGAAAGAGCCAGGTCATGGTGCTGAGAAAAAGGGCGCAGCGGAAGGTTCCACTGATGGCCAAAGTCTTTTCCGTGGTCGTAGATAATAGGACCGAATGGTGAAAAAATTTACTCTAGCAGAACATTTAAGTTACGATCAGGCTAAGATTGTTCTTGAGAGCGAAGAAGATGGTAACGGCGGTAAGTCGTTACATCTCAACGGGATTTGCATCCAAGGTGATATCCGCAATGCAAATCAACGTGTTTATTCTTCTCAAGAGATTGGCAGGGCTGTCAAAACGCTCAACGAACAGATCTCTGGTGGTTACTCTGTGCTAGGTGAAGTTGATCATCCTCAGGATTTAAAAATTAATCTAGATCGTGTTAGTCATATGATTACCAAGATGTGGATGGATGGTCCTAACGGCTACGGAAAACTAAAAATCTTGCCAACACCAATGGGTAAATTAATTGAATCCATGTTGACGGCAGGAGTTAAGTTGGGTGTAAGTTCAAGAGGATCCGGCGAAGTAGACGGCGGCGGCAATGTCCAGGGATTTGAAATTATCACTGTTGACATTGTTGCGCAGCCAAGCGCACCCGGAGCTTACCCAACTCCAGTATATGAGCACTTGATGAATAACACAGGTGGCTATCAGGCATTTAAAATGGCATCAGAAGTACAAGGCAACCCACAGGCACAAAGATATATAGCAGAGAGCTTGGTGAAAATCATCAAGGGTCTCAAATAAAAAGGAGAATCACATGCTAGATTTCGTTAAACAATTATTTGAAAACAATGTGATTTCCGAGGACATCAAATCGGAGATTGAAACTGCTTGGAATACGCAGATTCAAGAATCTCGTGATCAAGTCACTGCTACACTACGTGAAGAATTTGCGCAGAAATATGCGCACGATAAAACCGCAATGGTTGAAGCTGTTGAAGGAATGTTAGCTGATCGCTTAACCGCAGAGCTAACAGAACTTGCTGAAGACCGTCAAGGACTTATCGAAGCCCGTGCAAAATACGCTAGAAAAATGAAAGATGATGCGGCCACTATGGAATCATTCATCTTAAATAATCTACGCAAAGAAATTGCAGAATTACACGAAGACCGTAACGCAGTTGCAGGCAACGTTGAAAAATTAGAGTCTTTTATTGTGGACTCACTAGCGAAAGAAATCGCAGAATTCCACAGCGACAAGAAAGATTTAGCTGAAACTAAAGTACGTCTAGTACGTGATAGTAGAGTTAAGTTTGAAGCTGTCAGGAAAGATTTCATCGCTCGTTCAGCACAAATCATTGAAGAAACAGTCTCTAAGGGATTGAAATCTGAAATGACTCAGTTGAAAGAAGATATCAACTCTGCTCGCAGAAACGACTTTGGTCGCAGAATTTTTGAATCATTCGCAAGCGAGTTTGCTGCAAGTCATCTAAATGAAAAATCTGAAACTGCACGCCTGTTAAAGGTAGTTGCACAGAAAGAAATGGAATTAGAAGAAGCAGCAAAGATTGTTGCAGAAACAGAAAAATTAGTAGAAAGCAATAAAACTGAATTAAGAATCATTAAAGAATCCGCAAAGCGCACAGCAGTTATGGGCGAGTTGTTAGGACCATTAGGTGGTGATAAGCGTTCAGTAATGAGCCAACTATTAGAGTCAGTACAAACAGATAAGCTAAATGCAGCTTTTGACAAGTATCTACCAGCAGTAATGAATGGTGGAACTCCGGCCAAGAAAGCATTGACCGAAGGCAAAGAAATTACAGGCAATAAACATCAGGCACAACAATTTAGCAGTGAAGAAAAAACTGCTGAAATATTTGACATCCGCAGGCTTGCGGGACTAAAAGTTTAAGGAGAACTATAATGTCACAATTACTCGAGTCACGCTGGTCGGAAACCAAAGACGCCCTTCTAGAAGGTCTTCAAGGTAACAAGCGTTCAGTAATGGCTACTACTTTAGAAAATACCCGCAAGTATTTGGCTGAGAGTGCTACTGCTGGAGCTACATCCGCTGGCAACGTTGCAACTTTAAATCGTGTGATCCTTCCAGTGATCAGACGTGTAATGCCTACCGTTATCGCTAACGAGTTAGTAGGTGTACAACCAATGACTGGCCCAGTTGGTCAGATCCATACCTTGCGTGTTCGCTATGCAGATAGCTTTAACAGCGCAGCCGGTACTGACATCACAGCTGGTGATGAGGCACTAAGCCCATTCAAGATCGCCGAAGGCTATTCCGGTTCAGCATCTGACAAAGCAGCTAGTACAGCAGCTTTAGAAGGTCGTGCTGGTAACAGACTAAGCATTCAAATCTTGAAACAGACAGTTGAAGCTAAGACACGTAAATTGTCAGCTCGCTGGACGTTTGAGTCTGCACAAGATGCACAAGCCCAACAGGGTATTGACATCGAAGCAGAAATTATGGCTGCTTTGGCGCAAGAAATTACTGCTGAAATTGACCAAGAAGTTATTGCTAGCTTGAAGAGCTTGTCTGGTATCGTATTAACATACGACCAAGCTGCTGTTTCTGGTACTGCAACTTTCGTTGGTGACGAGCACGCTGCTTTAGCTGTTCAAATCAATCGTACTGCTAACTTGATTGCTCAACGCACACGTCGTGGTGCTGGTAACTGGGCTGTTGTATCTCCAACAGTTCTAACTCTTCTACAATCTGCTACTACAAGCGCATTTGCTCGTACAACAGAAGGTACATTCGAAGCTCCTACAAACACAAAGTTTGTTGGTACATTGAACAGTGCAATGAAGATTTATGTTAACGGCTATGCTACTGACGACAACGTATTAGTAGGTTACAAAGGTTCATCTGAGTCAGATGCAGCGGCATTTTACTGCCCTTACATTCCTCTAATGAGTTCTGGTGTAGTGTTAGATCCATCAACATTCGAACCAGTGGTGTCATTCATGACACGCTATGGTTATGTTGAGTTGACAAACACAGCATCTTCTTTAGGTAACGCAGCTGATTACCTAGGTACTGTTGCTGTAACTAGCGCAAACCTACGTTTTGCTTAATTCTTAGAAATAAGAAGAAAGATTCAAAAAGGCCCTTCGGGGCTTTTTTGTTGACTTAAATACCTGATGCAAATAGAATCAGACAACGACTTTAAACAGATGCGTGAGCAGTTTAGTATATGGCGTAAACGCTTTCCTATGTTTACTCACGATGTTAATCAGATAGAACATATGATTGAAAATCGCATAAAGCAACATAGTATTATTATGGTACAGCATAGACAAACTAAAAGTCGAGCCTATTTAGAAAAAGCACAAAAAGAAATAGACACTATTAATCAAATACTAAGCACAGTTGAAAAAATTGAGCTAATGGCAATGCTTAGTCGTGGATAAATAAAGAGTCAAGAAGATTTATGCAGAATCCCTCTGCGTAGACCTAGAACGTCAAATTAAGGAGAAACAAAATGGGACGTCCATTAAGAAAAGATGTAAACGGAGTTGATGTTATCGGAACTGGTGCTACTACAGCTACTGGTGTAAGAGTTGAGTTTTTTGATGCATCGTTAAGAACAGACGGTGTTATTCTCAAGCAACGTGGCGCAAAAACTTTCGTAGTTACTCAAGTAGGAAACATTGGTACAACTTCATCATATGTTACTGCAACTGTAGTATCTGATGAACCTAATGCATACGGAGAAATGCGTATCACTGGTTATGTTGGCGGCAACGGACTTAATAATACCAAACAAATTGCTAAGATTACTAAACGTGTAGCTACAGACTTCGCCGGCGTTAAGTACAATTGGTACTTAGAAAATGACTCATCAGCAGACTACATTGTACTAACAGCAATCGTTTAATTTAGGATTACAACATGGGACAGTTTTTAAGAGTCAACGGCGATTATAATATACAAGCCATTAGAGATTCAGTATCCGGAGGTACAATTACCCTAGATACTGGACCTTCAGGTACGGTTATTGTAACTGGCGGATTACTAGTTGAAGGGGAAACTGTCTATGTTGCTGCAACACAATTAGAAATTGAAGACAACGTTATCACGCTAAACAAAGGTGAAGGAGGCGACGGAGTATCATTAATTATTTCCGGAATCCGAATTGATCGAGGTTCAGCTGATGACGCTTCTTTACTTTGGGATGAGAATATTGCTATACCAACAGCACAGACATTTCCAAGTTTAGAACTAGGAGCAACCGCAGGCGGATGGAAACTAGTCGGCGCCGAAGACGCTTATACATTCCAAAACAGTCGTTTAAAATTAAGACAAATAATTACAGATAGTATAACAGACGCCGGAGACTTGACATTGATTGGTCAGGGAACAGGAGTTGTTAAAGTATCTGGTACTACCAGCTATGAAGATCAAGTTACACACGACGATGTGTTAACAAACAAAAAATATGTTGATGATGCAATTCAAAATAATCCAACATTCCAAATTCTTAAAGATAACACTAGAGTAATTATTGCTGACGCCGATGTTACTCCTAATAATACAGATACAGCAGGCTCGCTTGCATTTGCGACTGCAACTGTTGGTCAATTAATTAATGAAAGCTCTGTATCTATTGTAGTGGATACTACGCTAACGGCTCAGTTTTTTGCAGATAGATTTTTAGTTGGTCTCAAAGGACTGAATGGTATTGAGATCGACGGGGTAAATTTTGAAGTAAGAACGCCCGACGGTGTATCGGATCAAAATATTTTTATCAACACTGCTCGATTTGATGCCGGCAGTACTGGAAAGCTTCAAACAAATTATGCATTACAACTAGATCAAATATCTAGTGATCCTGCTTTTGTTTCTGGGGCAACATTAATTCGAGCAGGCGACCCGGGATTAGGAACTAGCGGTGTTTACTATGTAAACGATAGTGCAAGCACTAATCACCGAACTGGCGAATTAATAAGCAAAAACAAGGCACTTGTTTTTAGCATGATATTTTAAAGAGACAACTATGATTACAAGTACATTGATTGATGTAACAAGAGCACTTACATCTCCAGGACTTCCTATTTTTGTTAGCACTACTAACGGAGCTAGTGGCGGGACTGGGCAAGTGAATGCTATAACAACTATTGCATTATGTAATATTGGTGATGTAACACTAACTGACGAAACAGCTAATGCAGTTACAGTTAATATTTGGTTTGCTCGTGCTGGAATTGGCAATCAAAATTATAACAGGATTGTTAGCAACTTGATTATTCCAGCAGGCGAAACTGTTTTCTTTTCAGAAGAAAGAATAGTGTTAGATGCAAACGATACAATTTATGTAGGCGCAGATGTTGCAGACTTAATCGCAGTAACAGTAAGTTCATTGCCGGTATAATATGAAATTTCTAAAACAAAAAAATATTTCAAAGTTTAGTATTAGAGACCAAACTCTATTCACTAATCAATTTGGTCGTGCAGTAATGGGACTAACTGGTGGGTTAAGATTGCCACAGGGAACAACTGCACAACGTCCTAACGAAACACTCGTACGTTATCCAGGCGGCATTAGTGGCGCCGAATTTGCCGACGGTACAATTCGTTACAACCTAGACACTAACAGTCTAGAAGCTCTTATTGCAGGAGTATGGGAAATTGTACGAGGTCCAGGCGCAACGGCAATTACTAAAGAAACATTAGGCCCTGGCAACGATGTTAACACTACTTATACCCTCAATCCGCCATTTGGTATAGCACCATCTAGTGCAGATAATCTTATTGTTCTAGTAGAAAACGTTATGCAAATTTCTGTTACTAACTATAACTTGATCAACGGCAACACTGAAATCGAATTTACCAGTGCTATCCCAAGCGGCAAGTACGTTACAGTCTTTTACGGCTTTGCTAACTAACTAAATTTAGAGTAAATATACATATCGAACGGAGATATGTAATGCCAGAATCTTATGCAGCCAGTTTAGGTAGAATTAGTGGTAAGCTACTTACTGAAAACCTTCTACGCAACGGTAGCGATCTAACCTTTAGAAACGCTCCTACTGACACCGACTTATTATATCTTGACGTTAATAACCTGCGTATCGGTATTAATACTGATGCACCGTTATACGATCTACAGATTGATACTGATGTTAAAACTACAGTTTTAAATGTTACAGGTCAAGCACGTATTGATAATATCTTAATCAATGCAGACGGCTCGTTTGGATCATACACCGGTCCTATTATTATTTCTACTGCAATACCTAATTCAGTTATCTCAATGGGTAAGCTAAAAAGCGATTATTTAGAAATATATAATGGTCGAATTGATAGCATAGCTAATTCTAATATTAAATTTGACCCTAACGGCACTGGTCGAGTTGTAGCTGAATCAAATGTACAAACTTATGGTAATGTCACAGTACAAGGAACCGGTACTGGTAATATTGTTATGGGAGGCAATTTACAAGCCGACGGCACTATTACAGTTGGTGACAACATATTAGATACTGTAACAGTTAACACTGATTTTACACAGAGCATTATTCCGGGAACTGATATTACTTATGATCTAGGTAAGAGCAATAAACGTTGGGCTGAACTATACTCGCCAGTTTGGCAACAGATAGATAATATACTTCCGTCTACAGTTAGAGTTAGCGACCAGATGCTTATAAACGGAGTTGACAATAAGATTAGCGGTTTGCAATCTAATGAAGATGTACTACTAAACCCAGAGACTGGCGTTGTTTATATTGAAAACATTAAATGGCAAGAAAATGACATTACTAACTTGCTTAATACTGCATTAACATTTAGAAATAATGGAGGTATTGGATATGTAAAATTTGTTGGTACAAATGCGTTAGCAATCCCAGCAGGTGATAATGCTAGTCGCCCAGCTGTTCCTGAATTAGGCGATACTCGATGGAATACTGAGATAAGCTACCTAGAGTGTTTTGACGGTAATGTATATGTTATTGCTACTGGCGGTGGTGAAGAAGTTACTCAAGGTGTTATGGAAGATTTAGGTAACGTTTTTAGCCTCATACTTGGCTAAAATGTCCTTTGGGCTAAATACTATTACTGTAAAGACTGACCAAGTTTTTACGATACTCAACAGCGCAGGACCGCTATGTAAGGTGTCCGTATCCGTGTAAGTCGGTGGAAATGGAGAGCACATGGCTATTGGTCGAATTAGTGGTCCGCTCTTAAAGGCTAACCTCATCAGAGATGGTGTGGATCTTGCTTTTGAGACTGACCTGTTATACCTAGATGTTACTAACTCACGCATAGGCGTGAATAACTCCAATCCGACCACAGACCTAGATGTTATCGGTACAACCCGTACTACAACACTTTCTGTAACCGACCAACTAGATGTAGGCAATTTACATATCACTGGCAATACAATTTCCAGTGATATCGATACTATTAGTTTTGTTGCCAGCGCAGGGAATCCTGTAATCTACAACGCAATTTTACAAGTTGATGATATACAGATTACTGGTAATGTAATATCTACTTTTGTTTCAAACAGTAATTTAGAACTTCAACCTAATGGGTCTGGCATTGTTGAAATTACTGGTAACACTCAAATCACTGGTAATTTAGATGTTGCTGGAAATATTTCAGCAACAGGTAACGTTACTATTGGCGGCAACATTGTAATTGGTGATGCACTAACTGATAACATTGTTATTAACGCTGCTATTAAAAGTGATTTAATTCCCGAAACTGACACGCTATATGATTTAGGTAGCGCCTCTTTTAGATGGAATAATTTATACGTTAACAATTTCTACACAACTTCAGTTACATTACCTACACTAGATGTTGGTAATTTAATATTTCGTGATAATGAAATTACAACAACTTCCGGCAGCGATTTATACATAGATGGAAGTGGCGTCGGCGGCGTTAGATTAGGTAATTTTAGAATTGTTGACAACGTTATTACAAACGTATCAAATAATGCAATTACTCAAATTGCGCAAACCGGAACCGGCTATTTTAAAATAGCAACCACTAACGGATTTGTACCACCTGTAGGCAATGATGCTCAACGTCCAACTGCTTATGCAATAGCTGGTATGACACGGTATAACACGAACTCGAAAGCTCTTGAAATTTGGGACGGATTTGCATGGGCTAGCCCAGCAGGCGCATCAGGTGCAGTTAGCGGTATCCAAGCAGAAGATATTGCAGTTTCGTTCGCACTAACATTAGGATAATTATAATATGCCAACCGTATTTAGACATGCACTAGTAACAGAAATAGGAACTGTTCCTCAAGATCTAGTAACTATTGATGCAGGAGTTAGAGCAACTGTAATTGGTTGTAACCTTGCAAATATAACAGATTATGATACTGTTGTTGCTGACCTACAAGTTGTAGGAGCAGACACCACAGTAAGTTATTACATACGAGGATTAGTAATTCCTCCAAATACTAGTGTTAAAGTAATTACACAGGGAGAAAAGTTAATTCTTCCGTCAACAACAGGGTTAAGATTAGTATGCGATACCCCTGACAGCATTGATGCTACGGTAAGTTACGTAGAGATATCATAAGGAAAAACTAATGCCAAGCCCATATTATTTAGGTACCAGTCCAGATGAAGCCCTAGGAGATAGTCCTAGGTACTGGTACGCACTTCGTAGAAACGATGACGGTGAATTATTTTTACTGCGTAGTGATCAATTAAAAGATAAAGATTCGATTGAATTAAATACTGCAGGAATTCCTTCAGAAAATTTTGAAGATTTTGAACCTGGTGTTGATTATTTTGAAGGTGTTACTGCCGATCATGTAGTTGAGTATGACAATTTAAATTGGACTCAGTATCGATGGGATAATAGAAATATGCTGTACTATATTGGTGCAGAAGGTCGATTAGTACAACGAATAAATCAAGGATACGTGTATCCAACAGGTACATCAAGTTAAACGGAATATATTATGGCAGAATTTAAGATCAGTAGATTACGATATACCTGGAAAGGAACATGGGTTCTTTCAACTGAGTATAATAGAGATGATGTAGTACAATACGGTGGTTATTCTTGGGTATGTTTTAGACAACATACTGCCGGGGCATTTGCTGCTGACCAAACATTTTTAGCAAATCCTAACGATACAGATCCAACACCAGCATGGCGCAAAATGACCGACGGTTATGCGTGGCGTTCAGCTTGGACAGGATCTACGTTATATAACCCCGGCGACATCGTATTAAACGGTGGTAACTTATATCTGTGTGCAGTTAGCTATACCTCAACTAGTATATTTGATGACGATATTAGTAATTGGATTGTGTACACTGAGGGTTCAGCATTTAAATCAGATTGGATTGATAGTACACGGTATGGTGCAGGCGATGTTGTAAAATACAATGGTATTGTGTATCGTGCTATTACTGGACATACTGCAAGCTCAATTAGCGACGGATTAGAAGCAGATCAAGAAAAGTGGGAACTTGTTTACGACGGCGTAGAATATGTAGGACAGTGGGCAAATGGCACTCGATATCGTAAAAATGATCTAACAACATTTGGTGGAACATTATTCCGTTGTAAGAAAGGACATACTGCTGGCAGCGACTCAACTTTAAACTTTAATCAAGAAGAAAATTGGGAAATTGAATTTCCAGGATTTCAGTTTAGTAACGAGTGGAACACTACTACGGTATATCAAGTCGGTGACTTGGTTAAACATGGTGGGTACTTATTTTATAGTTTAACTAATAATTACGGTAGCAATCCAAGTAACAGCATCTATCAATTAGAAGATAGAGTTGATGCAATAGATTGGCAAATTGCAGCTAAGAATATTAATTTTAGAGGCGACTGGAGCGTTACTGGATTATATAAAACAGGCGACCTAGTCCGCCGAGGCGGAAACACTTATAGTGCATTACTAGATACAACAGCCGACGGCAGTAGTCTAGATTATCTAGACGATACAAACTGGGAACTTATTACTGTTGGCCAAAACTGGCGTAATTTTTGGGCTGACGGCAATCGCTATTCTCCTAACGATCTAGTAATTTTTCTAGGAAGCACATATAAATCGATAACTGAGCATGTGTCAACGGATCAGAATTATCCTGGAGATAACGGCTCAGGATATTTCTACTGGGAGTTAGTACTATTAGCTGGTTCTGAATCAGGTCTTAGACTTCGAGGAGATTTATTAACTTATGATCTTAGTCGTGGCGCAGCAGGCGACGGCAGTACATTTGGCGCAGCAGCAGTTAATATTGGAACTCCTGGACAGGTAGTTGCTATTAACAATACAGATAGTGTTATCTATAAAACCTTCGGACAAGCTAACAGAGTTGTTTACGTAAATATCAATGGCACTGATGATACCTCTGATCCACAACAAGGAAACAGTCAATTTAAACCATGGCGCACAATTAGATTTGCCTGTGATCAACTAGACGACGGATTTGCCGGAACATCTACAGTAAAAGTTGGCGCTGGCACATACGATGAAATTTTGCCAATAAGTGTCCCTGCAAGAACAGTGGTGTTAGGCTCAGAGTTAAGAACTACTGTGATAAATGCCGCTGGACCGATTGCATCATTGGCATTAGATAGTGCTTACACTATTGCAGCGTTAACTAGAATTTCACAAGTAATTGAAGGAGTAATTGGAGGTACAGAATTAATACCGCCAAAAACTGTTGGAAATTTAAAAGATCAAGTAATATTAACTGAAACAGTTTCAGAAACAGTTATAGATGAGTATGGTATTTCTATAACATCAACTTCTACAGGGGTGGTAGTAGCTGATCAACAAGCCGCAACTGATATTCAACTATTAATTTTAGATATTAAAAATTATATTAATTTTTATGTTAATTCAACTGGAATTGATCCGATATTAGTCGGTAGTAACGTTGCGATTACATCAGCTGGATACGTAAATGCTGTGCGTATTCTCGAAGCTAACAGACAGTTCATAATTGCTGAAGCTGTTGCATTTATTGAATTTACTCACCCAGACTACAATTTTGATAGCGAGCTAGTTAAAGCAGACTTAAGTAGATACGTTGATGCATGGAAGTATGACATTATCTATACTGGTAATTATAAATCAAAATTAGCAGCAAGATGCTATCGTAATTCGGTATTAGGCTCAGCAACTGAAGATATGTTTTACTGCCGCGATACTACTGGAGTTAGAAACTGTACATTAACAGGGTTAGCTGGAGTCTTAAATCCGTTAGGAGTGGCTGATATTTTTAGAGTGCCCACTGCTGGAGCATATATATCATTAGATCCAGGCTGGGGTCCAGCTGATAATCGTACTTGGATTATTAATCGTTCTCCTTATATTCAAGGAGTTACTACATTTGGTACTGGATGTACTGGGCAAAAGATCGACGGTAACTTACATAATGGCGGAAATAGATCTATTGTATCTAACGACTTTACACAAGTAATCAGTGATGGTATTGGTGCATGGGTTACGAATAATGGTAGAGCAGAGCTTGTATCTGTTTTCTCGTATTATGCACACATTGGCTACTTAACTCAAAACGGCGGAATTATTCGTGCAACTAACGGTAACAGTTCATACGGTACGTTTGGAGCCATTGCATCTGGAGTTGACCTAACAGAAGTACCTGTAGCAGCAGCAGTTGGTACTAGAGCCAACGAGGCAATTATATCATCGGCGTTTGCCGGCGACTTCGTTGATGAGATTCAAATATTTGAGTGGACTAATGCTGGACAAGATTATACACAAGCAACTGCTACCTTTGTAGGAGCTGGAGTAGACGCTGAAGTATTATTTGAAGAATTTAGAGATGACGCAGTGTTTGAAGCACGTCGTTTAGATGTCAGTGAGACTATCACACAGGATATCGGCGGCGGCGGCTACATCATTGTTCAGAACAACGCACAAACAGGAAACGCAACAACTATCACTCTAGCAACTAATGATCCAAACGCACAATCTAATTATCTAGGCATGAGAATTGTGTTAACTAGCGGACCAGGTACTGGACAATATGGTTACGTAACAGCTTACAATAATACAAGTAAAGTTCTCACAGTTTATAGAGAAAGTGACGATCAGCCCGGCTGGGATCATGTTGTTCCGGGAAAGCCAGCAACTATACCGTTAACTACTGGAACTACATATCGAATAGAGCCAAGAATTATCTTTGCAGCTCCTCAGTACATTGCTGCTGAAGTTACTACTCCTGTTAGTACTACTTGGACTGATATTGCCTACGGTGAAACTACTGAAACATATACAGAGTTAACAGCCGGTACAGGCACTGGCGGTGTCGATGGTAGTGATGGCCTAGTAGTAACTGCCGCAACTTTTACTATTACTAAAATTGGAAGAGATTACACTGTTGATATTGCAACGGCAGGTTCAGGGTACCTTGTTGGCGACCAGTTAATAATTACTGGAGAAAAAATCGGCGGAGAAACTCCATTAAACGATTTGTTACTTGTAGTAACTTCTACTAGTGATGACAGCACTAACTCAATTTTAGCTATTGATCAGAGAACATTCGGAGCAGGAAACGGCATCGAAGCATCAAGCGGTAAATTTGTTGTTATCTCGTCAGGCGGAACAGCAGGCCTTTATAGCGGCGACGGAGACACATGGGAATCATTTACTTTACCTACTGCGGGAGACTGGAAATGTACAGCCGCAGGCGATAACAAATTTGTAGCCATCCGTACAGGAAGTAATGCCGCAGCTAGTTCATTGGACGGAATAACATGGACTGCTAGAACGATGCCAGCAAGTAGGCTTTGGAACTCAGTTGTTTACGGTAACGGTATATTTGTTGCAGTTGCTGGTGATTTAGATGCAGGAGCTATTAGTACTAACGGAACTACTTGGACATCAACTAATTTACCAGAATTTGGCGACTCAAGTTTTAGCGAATGGGTTGACATAGCCTACGGCGCAAGAAAATTTGTAGCATTGTCAAATAGTGGAAACTATGTTGGAATTGGAGTATATAACAGTGAAGACGGTATTATTACATGGACTCCTCGCACAATGGATGTTATTGCTGACTCATCTAACAAGTCTTGGCAAAGTATTGCATATGGCAATAATAGATTTGTGGCAATATCATCTACTGGTGACGTCGGATACAGCTTTGATGGAGTAGAATGGTATCCAGGAACGATGCCAAGTCAGGACGGATCAACTTCACACAATTGGAAGAAAATTAGATACGCCCAAGGCGTATTCTTTGCTATTGGCGATACTGGAGCACGATTAGTCGGCGCTGATGCTACTGCAGGACCTACAACTTTCGCAGCAACATCATTCGACGGCATAGTTTGGACTAACAGAGAATTAGCATCAGAGCAATCATGGGAAGCAGTTGGCTTTGGAAATCCTTACATTGCGTCAAGAGACTCGTCTATAGGAAAACGTTCACCAATGTGGGTAGTAGTTCCTGCGGCTACTGATAAATTTAACAAAGTGTTAACAGGAGCTAGAGCGTTAGGAAGAGCAACTGTTGTAGCAGGTAAAATATCAGAGATTAGATTATGGGATCCGGGATCAGGCTATCTTGATGGTCCTGCGATTACGCTAATTGATCCAAATAATACATCTGATGTGCTACTTGAAAGTAGAGTCGGAGACGGAGTATTACCTAATCCAACATGGATTAACCGAGGGTTGGGATATCGTACTAATTCTACTAAAATTACAATAGCTGGAAATGGATTCGCTGACCTTATTCCGTCCGGTAAATTTATTGTTATAAACGAGTTGGAAAATTATCCAGGACCTGGCGCACAGCTAACTATTGCTGGTCTCGAGGGTATTTTCACATTAGTTGCAATTACACCAATTGGGCAAACTGATCAAGGACTTGCTGCAAGGATTCGAATTAGTCCGGAAATTACAGTTAGAGATAACCTACAACACAAGACTCAGGTATCCATTAGATCACGATATAGCCAATGTCGAATTACTGGACACGACTTTTTAGACGTCGGAACTGGCAATTTTCAAGAAACTAATTACCCACTATTATATTCAGGATTTTATACACCTTCTCCAGAAAACGAAATTGTTGAAATAGGCGGTGGCCGCGTATTCTATACAAGTACTGATCAATCAGGTAATTTTAGAACAGGCGAATTATTTGCTGTAGAACAGGCAACTGGTACTGTTACAATTAGTGCAGACTTCTTTGACTTTAGCGGATTGACAGAATTGACCTTGGGTGGTATTAGAGTAGGAGGTACTGGAGCAGTAGTTAGGGAATTTTCAACAGATCCGTTATTTACTGCAGATTCTAATAATGTAGTTCCTACACAACGAGCAATTCGTGCGTACTTGGCAGGAAGATTAAGTATTGGTGGATCAGAAATTGCAGTGGGAAGTTTTATTGCAGGTACAGTACTAGTAGGTCCAGATAAAATGGGAAATACTGCTGGGTCAAAAATAATCTTTCCTAAACTCGCAAAATTTGAAGGCGAGTTTGCAGGCGTCAGCGGCAGTATACTAGCACAAACTATGTTTTATAAATCATTCTAAACAATAGTAATAACAGATACATAAATATAAGATACGGAGTAGAAAATGGCAGAATTTAAATTAGGTAGAATTAGATTTGTATGGAAAGATGTATGGATCACCGGTACAACATATTATGTTGACGATGTAGTTAGAAACGGCGGCAAAACCTATATTTGTACTGTAGGACACACAGCCGCTGCCGACTTCTATACCAATCTTGATTACAATCCAACAAAATGGAATCAAATGACAGACGGTCAAGAATGGAAAAGTGACTGGACTGTAGGTACATTTTATAAAGATAACGATGTTGTAAAATACGGAGCTCTTTTATATATCTGTACAAATTCTCACACATCGGCTGCTACCTTAGCACTAGGGCTTGAAGCTAATTTGCCAGGCAATTGGGATGTATTTGCTGAAGGTACCGAGTGGAAAAACACCTGGACAATTAGTACTCGATACAAAATCGGCGATCTAGTTAGAACCGGCGCATACACATATGTTTGTAAGACCGGACATACTTCAGCAGCTACTGAACTATTAGGATTAGAAGCCAACGCCGCAAATTGGGACGAGTTTAACGCCGGATTAGAATATAAAGGCGCATGGAGTGGAAGCTCAGTACTTTACAAACTTAACGATATTGTTAAACAAGGTGCAGGATTATGGATTTGTGTAGATAAACACACTTCTACTACTAACTTCATTACTGATAGTTCCGCGTACTGGAGTCAGTTTGTTGAGGGTGTACAATTTGAAGATAATTGGAACAGTTCAACAGTCTACCAGATAGGTGATATTGTACGTTACGGCGGCAATCAATATATTGCAATAACTAACCATTTCAATGCAACGCCTAGTACAAGTACTGCTATCTGGTCATTATTTAGTGAAGGCATTACGTTCGAATCAGAATGGAGTAGTGCAACTGCCTATCGTGTCGGTAATGTAATTAGCCAACGCGGATACACATATATTGCCACCGCAGACAGTACAAATCAAGAACCGCCAAACTTAACATACTGGCAAAAACTTAATTCTGGTATTTCATGGCAAGCCGAGTGGGTAGATGATGTTATATACAAATTGGGAGATGCAGTCCGTTACGGATCAAATGCTTATATCTGTGTATTGGGTCATAAATCTGAAGCAGACGATGGATCAACTATTGGCAATGATCCACAAGGCGGCGGCAATGTAAACAGCCGTCCAGACCAAGATATTAGTGGTACGTACTGGAATCTGTTATCTATCGGTACAGAAGTATCTGTATTAACTACTCGTGGCGATTTAGTGTACTTTGGCGGAGCAGGCCCAACTAGGTTACCAATTGGTACTGAAGGACAAGTTTTACGTGCAGGAGCAGACGATCCAGAATGGGTGTCATTAGGTGCTGCTGACCAAGTGTATTATGTTGCACCACATGGTTCCGACGCACCAAGTCCAGTACAAGGCAAAACTTTAGATAAGCCGTTTAAAACAATCCGATACGCATGTGAGCAAGTTGAAAACGGACCACGTAACCCTAGCGCACAACGACTATTAGAACTGAACCGCGTGTTTATTCAACGTGAAGTTACTAGCTGGATTGACTATCAAGTTGCAAATGCAACTTCTGGCAGCATTTGGGAAAACTTTGTATACGAAGATGCCAAGTGCGCAAGAGATACTGGGTTCGTTGTTGACAGACTACAGTGGGATATTGGGCATGGAGGCAATTTAAAGATTAGAGCAGCAGCTCAATCTTTGCTAGGACTTTTAGTCGATGGACCATTTTCAGTAGCCGAAGAAGATGCACCATATTCTACATTATCGTCAGAAACAGCTCAAGGAATCGCAGCATATAATTATCTGCTAGTGGTTGTTGCAGCAGTGTTAGCTAACCAAGCACCTGCAGTTGCATATCAAAATGTAACAGATGATTCTACAGCAATTGCTGGACAATTTATTGATATTACATTAGTTGCAGAAGCAGGAGTACTAACAACTATTACTTTACTAGTGGCCATTATTACCGATGCACTAGCTAATCCTACACAAGTTGGACCGTTACCTACAATTCCTGCAAGATACGTACCGTTCACATTAATTAATGTAGCAACTGGGCAGTATCGTGAAACATTGCCAATTATTGTACCAGCAAACACTTGTATACAAGGTGACGAACTACGTTCTACTAATGCTGGTCCAGCAGGCAGCTTAGTTGATATTTCAGATAGCTACTACAGCCTTAGCTCTCTGGCACACATTAGTGGATTTATTGGCAATATTGTTACAGGCAGCACAGTCACACCGACAACCGGAAACATTGTAGCACAAAGCGCAAATTGGCCATTCGCTGATGTAGCAGAAAATGTTGCCGTTACTCAATTAGTTGACGTAATTAAGTTGCAAAGTGATTATCGCTTAGGCACATTGCATACTACAAATCTTATAGATCCTGTGGGCTACAATGCCGGCTATCTAGCAGGATATGGTAATGCTAGAAAATTAATTAAAGAAAACAAAAAGTTCTTGCAAGAAGAAGTAATTACGTATCTTAAAAATTCATACAGTTCTCTAGCATTTACTGGATCAATTGCTGGAAATGTGTTAACTGTTACTTCAGTTGAAAGTGGCGTGGTTACTAATGATGCATTAATTCACGGTCGAAGTGTAATTCAAGGCACACGTATCGATAAACAACTTTCAGGCGCTACTGGTGAAATTGGTACATACGAAGTAAGTAAGTTTCAAACAGTGACATCTACTATAATTAAAGCTGATACAAAATATAGTAGAACTGCTAATCGAAGAGATACTGGGTATGCAATTGATGCCGTGATATATGACTTAACTTACGGCGGAAACTCTCAAAGTGTTACTGCTGGTCTAGCATATTTTGATGGCGACAGTGCTGACAGTACTATTGCTAAATCAATACTTTCTGCATCATTTAAACCAGCAACACTTGCCGGACTTGCATTTTTAAAAACTAGAATGCAGGCAGTTGCACTCGGTAGCGCATTTACTCCACTACAGACTGTGATTACACCGTATACTGATACAGTAGGCAGTGCAGAATCGTCAACACTTATTGGTAATAGTTTAGATGCAATTATTGAAATTATCGATACTGGTCCTGGCGCAGTTGGATCTACCGTAACATTATCTGACCCAGCTACTACTGACGGAGTAAGCTCTACTACTGCATTAATTGGTGCATATAGTGCATTGAATTCAGCAGCAGCAACTATTAGAGCAAATACAATCTCCTATATTAATGCACAATATCCGGCATTAACATACGATAGTGCAAAGTGTTCAAGAGATATTGGTATTATTCTAAAAGCTGTTGGCTACGATTTTATGCTTGGTAATGTTGCAGCTAATAATGTGTCTACTAACTTTAAATCAATTATTGCAGCACAGTCTTATTTGAGAGATAACGCTGCTGAAGTATATACTTTAGGACAAAAGGCAGTTACTATAGAAGCAATTGAGTATGCTCGAACACAGGCTATTGCTAATGTGAGTAGTGATGCAACTGCGATTGCACGTATAAACATATTGATGCCTTTGATTACTACGATTATCTACAGCGGATCAAATGAAGGAAATGTTTGTTCAACAGAATTACGTAACAGAGATTATGCAATCTTACAACTTGAACTTAACCGATCATTTATTGTAGCAGAAGTTAATGCATATATTGCTAATACCTTTAGTGATACTGCTACCGCTGTGACTACTAACGTAATTACAATTAGCGATACTAGCTGGTTAAAAAGAAACGCTGAGATTGTATTCAGTGGCACAACATTTGGCGGGATTACCGTAGGTACTAGGTATTATGTTCAAAGTGTAGTTAGCTCAACTACCTTTACAGTATCCACAACACGTTATGGAACTGCTGCATTATTTACTGACGATACAGGGTCAATGGCTGTTAATTTAGCTTACAACACAGAGTCATGCGCACGAGATGTTGGTACATACATTGACGCACTAAAGTGGGATTTGAAATATACTTCTAACTATCAATCAAGATTTGCTTCACGTTATTATGCAAATGCAGTGCTTGGAAGTCTAGAAGAAGATATGTATTATCTACGTGATGGCACTGGATTACGAGATCAGACATTAGTTGGACTAACAGGTGACATGTTAGCAGAAAATGAATTTGGCACTAGCCGCGTGTCAGCTGGAGCATATGCAAGTTTAGATCCAGGTTGGGGACCAAATGACTTCCGTACATGGATTATCAGCCGTTCACCGTATGTGCAAGGGTTAACTACATTTGGTAACGGAGCAGTAGGACAAAAAATTGACGGCGCATTGCATAATGGCGGTAACGATTCTATAGTATCTAATGACTTTACGCAGGTAATATCAGACGGTATCGGTGCCTGGATCACCAACAATGGTCGTGCAGAGTTAGTATCTGTGTTCTCATACTATGCACACATAGCATACCTAGCTGAAAACGGCGGACGAATCAGAGCTACTAATGGCAATAACTCTTATGGAGATTTTGGTTCTGTAGCAGAAGGATTCGACGATCGCGAAACACCAAACACTGCGGTAGTCGATAACGTATTGCAGTTTGTTGCAACAGTCGGTAATGTAACTACAACTGGCGCACAGTTTATTGGTTTAGAGTTTAGTAATGCAGGTATAGACTACACTGATGCACAATTTGTACTAACGGGCGGCGGAATTAATGCTACTTCTGAAGCGGACGAGTTCCGAGACGATGCAGTTTACCAAGTTAGATTGGTGCAATTAGCAGAAGATGGGCTTAATGGCGAGTTTGGCGGCTCAGGATACCTAACTAACTCCAACACAGCTCAAGCAGGATCTACTACGCAAATTACACTAGCTGCTACTGATAGTACAATTAGTACAGGATATATTGGAATGAAGGTAGTAATTACTGGCGGAACAGGAGTAGGCCAGTTTGGTATCATCGATACATACAACACCGGTACCAAAATTGCCACAATAATTACCGAATCTACAGGCGCAGCAGGGTGGGAACATTTTGTAGCAGGAACTACTATTGCTTCTCCGGATGCAAGTACTACGTACACTGTTGAACCAAGATTAACGTTTACAGCACCATCATATGCTTCTGCGGCAGGAACAGGGCTTCCAACTGCTGGTACATACACTGATGTAAAATTTGCATCAGCAGTAACTACTTACCTCGGAGTTGCTGGCACAGGCGGCACAGGAACTGGCGCTACATTTAATGTTATCAAGAAAGGAACCAAGTACCTTGTAAGTATTGCCGCTGCCGGAACTGGATATGTTAGATTAAACACTCTAACAATTGCAGGGACATCGCTAGGCGGTGTTAGCACAACCAATGATATCACTATCACTATCACAGCAATTACCAGCCTATCTGGTGCAGTACTTGCAGTTGACACTACTGGTAGCGGAGTTGGCGGCAATTTTGTTGCATTGTTGTCAGGAAGTGCTACAGCTGAAACATCAATCGGCGGCACATGGACCTCAAGAACACTATCTGCTAGCAGAGATTGGATTGCCGCTGCATCTGGACAAGATATTACAGCTATCACCGCTGACAGTCTAGTAGCTGGAACAGCATATAAGATTACAGTATTAGGTAATTCGTTGTTCAATACAGTAGGAGCAGTAAACAACTTTGTTGGAACTACATTTATTGCCACAGGCGCTACTACAGGCACTGGAACAGTTGTAGCAGTTAATTCTATAATAGTTGCAATTGCAACTGGCTCTAACACAACTACACGCTCAGTCGATGGCGGAATTAATTGGACAGCCGGCGGAAACTTACCTGCAACTACTACTTGGACTAGTATTGCCTACGGTGGCGGAGTATGGGTTGCAGTTGCTACGGGCGGAACTGCAAATGCATATAGCACAAACGGCGGACTAACATGGGTAGCCGGAGCAGTATTGCCTGCAAGCACTACTTGGACTAGCGTTACTTACGGTGCTGGAAAATTTGTTGCAGTAGCTTCAGGCGGAACTCAAGCAGCATACTCTATAAATTACGGTTTAACCTGGGTTACGGCTGCTTTACCATCTAGCACTAACTGGAAGAGTGTTGAATTTGGCAATAATAGATTTGTTGCAGTATCAAGTACTAGCGGAACAGCAGCAGCTTTCAGCTTAGACGGCATTACTTGGGTAGCTAGCACTATTATTAGTGCTGCTTACCTGTCAGTTGCTTACGGCCAAGGAACATTTGTTGCAGTAGGCGCAGGTACAACAGCAGCTAGCTCTCCAGACGGAGTTGTTTGGACTTCAAGAACTATTAGTACAAGTAACAGTGTAGCCGTAGTATTTGGAAATACAAATAGAATTGGTAAATTTGTAACAATTAGTAACAGCGGCGCATCTAATGTTAGTGTGATAACTGCTAGCACCCGTGCCCGAGCAAGAGCGCAAGTAGCTAACGGTAAAATATTTGCAATTAATATCTTAGAACCTGGATCGGGTTATGCTTCATTGCCAACAATGACCATTACTGACCCTAACAATATCTTCGAAGCACCATTTACAGTCAGAACAGGTAAAGGAACATTAGCCAACCCGTCATTTATTAATCGCGGAATCCAGTACGAAACAGCAAGTGCTGAGATAGGTAGTGGCGACGGATTTGCTGATAACTATCAACCAGGTAGTTTTGTTGCAGTTCGACAACTAGCAACACGTCCAGTAGCTGGATCTAACGTAGTGTTCGATGGTGTACCAGGAGTAACTTTTAAGTTAGTAAATATTGTAACTTTCCTTGGTACGAATGATGGAGAATATACAGCATTCTTACAAATAAGTCCTCAATTAACAATCAGTCAAGCTCCTGAACATTTAGAGGGTGTAACTACTAGATTGCGCTACAGTCAGGTACGATTAACTGGACACGATTTCTTAGACATTGGTACAGGTAGCTTCACAGAAAGTAACTACCCTAATGATCCATTGCAAGATCCAATACCGGGTAACGAGACGGTTGAAGCTGACGGCGGACGAGTATTCTTTACTTCAACTGACCAAGACGGCAACTTCCGAGTTGGTAGTTTGTTTGCTATTGAGCAGTCGACTGGTATTGCTACATTGAATGCTGATGCGTTTAATATTAGTGGTCTACAGGAACTTAATCTAGGTAATGTTACACTTGGTGGCGGATCAGCAACTATTACAGAATTCTCAACAGATCCGTTCTTTACAGCAGATAGCGATAATATTGTACCAACACAGCGAGCAATTAAAGCATTTATTGCTTCACAAATTGGTGGCGGTGGCGCATCGTTGAACGTAAATAGCGTAACAGCAGGTGCTATTTTTATTAGCAGTAATGTAATTACTACAGTTACAGGTACACCGATTAAGATGAATGCAACTTTTGAATTCCGTGGTGGAGTAATAGGCTTACCACTAGCATTCAACTACTTTTTAAACTAAATACATTGGAGAAATAAATTATGGCAACAGGAAGATTAGGAACAGCAGATTTAACAGCAGCAACTAACACTACGGTGTATACTTGCCCTGCTGATACATTTGCAGTAGTAACAGTTAGTGTATGTAATCGCGGAAGTGGTTCGGCAACAGTTCAACTGGCAATTTGTGATACCTCAACTCCGGGTGGAGACGAGTATCTAGAATTTGATATAACTTTACTAGCAAAGGGTGTGTTAGAGCGTACTGGTATTGTACTAGATGCAGGAAAGTTACTGGTTGTAAGATCAAGTGCTATTAGCGTTAATGCAATAGTATATGGTATTGAAACCGCCACAGTTTAAAAAAGGATAATATCATGGCAAGAAAAATCACAGGCGGACTGGCAGGTAGTTCGACATTTGTAGGAACTATTCAGATTTCGGCCAATGCAGAACTTGCTACAGCAGACGATCAAGATATTACCATTAGTCCTGGAGCTGGCGGCATATTAATTTCTACCACGGCTTTTGAGTTAAGCACCCAGAGCGAGTTAAGATTTTCAGATGCTGATAGTTCAAATTGGGTAGGTTTTAAACCTCCTGCAACTATTGTATCAGACGTAATCTGGACATTACCGGCAACTGACGGATCTATCGGTCAGGTATTAACTACAAATGCAGCAGGTACACTAAGTTGGTCATCGAAGTCAGTTATAATTGGTGATGAAATTACTACAGCAACTTTTCAGTATCCGTTGTTTACCACTGCTACATCAGGCGCAGCAACATCAGTTAGTGTGTCGAGTTCAAAACTGACATATCAACCTAGTACCGGAACAGTATCTTCCTCTGAACTAAGAGCTAGTGCTTCTACAGGGTCATCAAGTAAGACTACGGGCGCATTAGTTGTAACTGGCGGAGCAGGCATTGGTGGATCACTATATGTAGGCGGCGATATTGTTGCATTTGCTGCTTCTGATATTAGACTAAAAGAAAATATTACAAAAATTGATAATAGCTTAGAAAAACTATTAAAAATATCAGGATATGAGTATTACTGGAATAGCATTGCGCAAGAACTACATCCAGAGCGAACTACGCTAGACGTGGGAGTTATTGCTCAAGAAGTAAAGGAAGTATTGCCATCAGCTGTAGTCCAAAGAGACGACGGGTATCTTGCTGTAAATTATGATAAGATAATTCCTTTGTTAATAGAGTCTATTAAAACTCTAAAAGAAGAAATTGACAATATTAAAAGAGAGATTTAATAATGGCAGTGCAACTATCAAATTGCGGTATTATTTATTCCAACAATCAACATAAGTGTACGATTGAAGAAAAAATAGAAGTTTATGTTTATAACGGAAACCATTGGTCGCCTGCAAATGGTGGCAGATGTTGTGGCTGGGTTGTGCCTACAGGGACTACTTCTATAAAGTTTGAAATACTATCAGGCGGCGGGCCAGGTGGCTCATCAGGCGGCGACTATGATTATGGTATAGGCGGACAGGGCGGCAATTATACTGCAAAAACACTACAAAAATCAGTGCATGGATTTACAGATGGTCAAACATATACAGTATGCGCCGCTGGCACATCGGATTGTAGTTGCTGTTGTTCGTGTAACGTAAACTGCCGTCATGGATGCACAGGTTGGGTCCAAGGAACAGGTCTAAGTAATTTCTGCGCTATTGGCGGCATGGGTGGCCCAACGATCTGGGACAAGATGAGTCAATGTTATAACTGTCACATTGGCAATGTCCAGTGTGATCTAGGATTATACAACGATAGCTGGCAGGCAAATGCCTGCAACTCACCGACTTATGGCGGCGATATGGAATTTAGAGGTACAGCTGGATCTATGAACCGACAGTACGACTGTTGTGCAGACCACTTCTCAGTTGCAGGTTCTCCATCAGGACCAATAAGTGCTGCCCACGGCGTAGGCGGAAAGCATCCATGTGTTGGCAACTTAGCCTGTTGTTCTGCACATGCGGCTTATCCAGGTGGCGGCGGAGCAGGTCACTCAACAATGTCATCAAGTGCATGTTGGGGCAGCTTTGGTGCCGGCGGCCTAGTTAAAATAACATATAGTTAAGAGGAAATAAAAAAAATGCCAGTACAATTATCAAATAACGGTATAGTATATGCTAATGGACAGCACCAATGCGCAATTGCTGAAGTTAAAGAAATATGGGTATATAATACAAACAACTGGACGCCAGAAAACGGCGGAAGATGCTGTCAATTTATAGCCCCAGCAGGAACTACTTCTATAAAGTTTGAAATATTATCAGGAGGCGGCCCAGGCGGCTCCTCAGGTGGTGACTATGACCACGGTGTAGGAGGCGCAGGCGGCAATTATACCGCAAAGACATTGACTAAATCAGTGCATGGATTTGGAGATGGTACTGGGTATACTGTGTGTGCTGCTGGTTCGTCAAACTGTAGCTGCTGCTGTTCATGTAACATGAACTGCCGTCATGGATGTACTAGTTGGGTTCAGGGAACTGGCCTAAGTAATTTCTGTGCAATTGGCGGCATGGGCGGCTCAACTAGCTGGGATATGACATCAAACTGTTATAACTGTCATATTGGTAATACTCAATGTGACTTAGGTAACTACAACGCAGGTTGGGTCAACCATAGCTGCAACTCACCAACTTATGGCGGCGATATTGAATTTAGAGGAACTACGGGATCATTTAACAGGCAGTATAACTGTTGTGCAGATGCATTCTCAGTAGCAGGTGGACCAAGTGGACCATTTACTGCTCCTCATGGCGTAGGCGGAAAACATCGATGTGTTGGGAACTTAGCCTGTTGCTCTGCACACGCGGCGTTCCCAGGTGGCGGGGGCGCGGGACACGCAACAGACGCAACAAGTGCATGTTGGGGTAGTTTTGGCGCAGGCGGCCTAGTTAAAATAACGTATAGTTAAGGAGAATAAAATGGCAAAAATAACTAAAATGCTAACATATAGCGTACCAGATGAAATGTACTCAACTGCAACTACGTTGGGTAAAACTAGTACACAGTTTTACAACGGTCCAGCCGAATTGATACTTTGGATTAGTAAAGATACCGGCCGGGTTACACAATCGTGGGAAGCAGAAAATGAGCCAGCACAACCGCTGCCATTGGATCTTAAAAGAGAGATCTTAAAAGCAGACACTGACGAAAACTGTATTAGAATTGGATTAATACACAGCGGATTCGACAAGCCAAAAATTTACGAAGTTGCAGTTGGCCCAGCCGATGCGGCAAATGCTACAGTTGTAGATCCGTCCGATGTTAGAATAGTTTACAATAGAGAGACTGTAGATAGCGACTATACTGCACCTCTTTCGTTCTTTGAGTACCTACGAGATAGGTCAATAGAGTTTACTAAAATTGGAAGAAACTCACTATTAGCAGCTAGTGACGGTAGACTTGCATCAGATATGCCTGCTGCATTAAAAGAACAATGGATGACATACAGACAAAAACTTAGAGATTTGCCAGCTGATTGGGCAGGAGTTCCAGGCTACCTAATAAGATTTCCAATGAGCCCCGATGACTCTGTTGATATGGAATTTAATGACCCATACGTTGATGTTATTAGAATTGCTGATAGAACTGATATAGACAATGATGCATTGTCACAGCTACCTGCTGGCGTTAAGTAATCTTAAATAGTATTATGCTGGAAACGGCACAATACTTAACAGCCACATTGTTCTTAGAGGTACATACTTCACAATAAATATTATAATACGATGAGTTATCAAAGGTTATAATATTAATGAAAAAAGCATTTTTTATAAATGGCGGCGCAGGCAGAGTACTATGTGCAATTCCCGCACTAGAATATTACGTCAAACATATCGATCCGACTGTAGTTATTATTGTCGAAGGTTGGATCGATTTATATTTAACTAGCAAAATCTTAGCAAGTAATGTACATCCTGCTAACGACCCGAATCTTTTTGAAAAATTAAAAGACAGAGAAATAATTACTCCCGAACCGTACAAACTAAACGCATACTTTACTCAACGATGCAATCTTGTCCAAGCATTTGATATGTTGATTAACTACGACGTTCCGCCCGAAACTATTCCAGAAACAAAAGAATACAATATCTTTATTGGTAAAAAAGACATTGTAACATCAAACGAACTAGTTAATGAAGCTAGGAATCATTTTAAAAAGCAACAAGTAGTAATATTTCAACCATTCGGATCTACAGCTAGAATACAAGGCGATGTTATAATTGACGAAAGTGGTAGATCATTTGAAGTTGACGATATTATAAAAATACTCGAAGAACTGAATAAAAATTACGCCGTTATAATGATGAGCGAGTTAAAAATTCCTACAAATAAAGCATTAGGAGTAATGGTTCCGGAGAGTGTTAGCCTATTACAATGGACCGGAATTGTTAATGCTGCTGATTATTTTTTAGGTTGCGACTCAGTTGGACAACATATTGCACATGCTCTAAACAAACCAGGTACAGTGGTTATAGGCAGCACATTCCCAGAAAATATTTCGTATCCTAGTAGCAGTACACTTACGATACTAGATAATGGCAAAGACGAAAGACGATATTCTCCAATAAGAGTTGTAGTAGATATTAGAATTGATAGGCATAACGAAAATTTAATGAAACTTAATGACGAAACTATCAAGACACTTACTAAAGGAATTAAAACTACTTTAAGTAAAACTACCAGTACATATACTGAACCTAAACAACTTGCTGGTTGTTCTACTCCCGGTTGTTCTTAAAATAAATGCTACAAGGAAAAATAATGCAAAAAACAGGTTATATCGCAGGTATTGCTCGAGGACATAATGCAGGAGTTTGTCTTTTAAAAGATGGAGAAATTGTATTTGCTATCGAAGAAGAAAGATTAACTCGACAGAAGTATGACGGCGGCCCGTTTGCTAGCATTTTAAAAATACTTGACTATACTGATAAAATTGATTATTTGGTAATTTCACACACTGATGAATGTAATGCAAGAGTTGATTACACTGGTGAAAATATTTATTCTTCTCTAGCAAGAAAAGTTGGGCTGATTGATGATGTTAGTACACAAGTAGCTGAGTACCATGATCAACATCATAGAAATCATGCTGCATGTGCATTTTATAGATCTGGGTTTGATAAAGCAAGTGCTATTATTGTAGATGGTGCTGGCACTTTTATTAAACGTCACGATGGCGACACAATGTGGGAAGTAGAAAGTATATATGACGTATCATATCCTTCAGTGTTTACAGAAGTGTATAAACACTGTGCTGGAAACGGACCGTGGGCAACTGAGATTCACCATAACGGATGTGAAGTTGTAATTAGTGATAGAGCAGGCATTGTTAAAGCATACGAAGCCGTTACTAGATTTTGCGGGTGGCATTCAATCGAAGCAGGTAAAACTATGGGACTATTCCCATACGGTGAACCAAATAAAGCACCAAAGATTTATGAAAAAATTGGTGCAAATAAGAATTTAATCGTACCAACCTATCCCAATGGAGCATTGGTCAATGAAGAACTATACGACGAGCTAGATGATAGGCTACATAATCCAACAGTAATTCATAGAGCAGTAACAGACCCTACTGATCAACAACAGAGGCAGCGTTACGAACAACAAATGCTTGAAGCTAATGCAGAAGATGTAACGCTATTGTCCTCTAGAAGAAATATGGCGTACAATGTTCAAACTGAATCTCAGCAATTGGTGCTAGACTTAATTCTAAAATCAATTGAACGTACTGGCAATAAAAATATTGTTATTAGCGGAGGATATGCTTTAAATTGCGTAGCTAACTATTTCTATCTACAGCACTTACCAAAAGGCGTAAAGATATATGTTGAGCCAATATCAAGCGATGCTGGCACCGCAATGGGTGCAGCACTTTATCATTACTATAAAGTTACACAAGATAGGAAAATTAGAGATAAAGACGAAGGACTATATCTTGGGCCAGTGCAGCGCATTACTGAAGATGCAGTGATAGAGACTGCAAGCAAATACGGCGGAAGCGTAACACTAGATGTTGATTACAAAGACATTATTAATACTATCCGATCAAAGAACATTGTAGCATTATTTCAAGAAAGATGTGAAAACGGACCGCGTGCATTAGGCAATCGATCACTGATGTTTGATCCAACATTTACAGATGGTAAAGATTTTGTTAATTTAATTAAGAAGCGAGAATACTTTAGACCATTTGCTGCATCTGTACTACAGGACGATGTGCATGATTGGTTCGATCTAAGAGGCATGGAAGATTCTCCTTCGATGATGTATGCTGTTAATTGTCAGCCGGGAATAGAAGAAAAGATTCCAGCAGTTATACACATCGATGGTACATGTAGAATTCAAACTGTAACTGAAGAGCAAAACTTTCATTGGTATAATTTAATTAAAGAATTTAAAAATCAAACAGGAGTTCCTGCATTGTTTAATACTAGTTTTAATTTAGGCGGTGAGCCATTAGTTGAAACTATTGACGATGCTATGCGTACTCTGTATAATTCCGGAATTAATTACATCTATTTCCCGGCAGTTAGAATGCTGGTAGAGATTGAGCATAATGCTAGAGCATGATTAAAAAAATAAATGAATGCGACATATTTGCAATCAATCCTAATTTTAAAGTATGTGTACATCAATTAGGCGATTCCAAATGCGTTATTGTTGATGACTTTTATGTTAATCCTGAAAAGATTAGAGAATTGACCCTTTCTATTCCTGCATCAAAAAGCATGATTAGAAATACTTACCCAGGATTATCAATCAGTCTTGGAATTAATCTAACAGGGTTAGCAGAAACATTTGTTAAATTAATCAATGAGAATTTTAATGATGGTCCTCGAAAGACTAGTAACGATATACGTGAAGCGTTTAATTTCATGCCATTTTTAGTAAATGTAATGCAAGGACAAGACCAGCCAACGCCTCATCGAGATAGTGCAAATCCTGGAAGATTTGCAGCATCGATATATTTAAATTACAACAACGAATCACGCGGCGGCACTGCGTTCTATTCTGAAAACGGGCAGGAACTAGGTTATGCAGAAATGATGTTTAATAGATTAGTATTATATAGACAGACTGATGTACATACAGCAGTAATGCAACCTGATTGGTTTGTTGGCGATTCTTATAGAATTAATCAAATGATGTTTATTTAAATACGGAATAAAATATGAACAACGAAAATGAAGCTAAAATTTATTCGTTATTTCCTACGCCTTTTTATACCTATAAAACAGAAAATAGGGAATATGCTGAGATACAAACCGAATTGCAAACTGTAGTTGATAAACTTTATTTAGAAGATCAATGGGGGCAAAATCCACATTGGAATTCTAACACCAATTGTCTGTCTAATAAAGGTAATTTTGGAGAGTCTATTTTACGAGTCGAAGAAATGAGGGCAGTTACGTCATGTATTATGCATAATTGTCTCAATTATATGAGAATGATGAATGTTAAACCTCTTTATAAGCCTGCAATTGAATCCTCATGGCTAACACTAACCAAACCCGGTCAGTATGTTCATCTTCATGATCACGGGACCAGTCATATTAGCGGAGTATATTGGTTCAAGACAAATGGTCAAGATGGTGATATAGTTTTTAGAAATGCGCTTAAAGCATTAAAATGTAATCCAATCGGAAGTTCATATGCTCATGAAAACGCATTCTCTCCGGATCAAGGCAGAATAAGTATGTGGCCATGCTATTTAGATCATAGCGTTGATGAAAATAAAACTAATGAAGATCGTATTAGTTTATCTTTCAATATTTTATTAGAAACCGGAGCAACTAATTAATGTTATATATTTTCGGCGACAGTTTTAGTTTACCCAATGCTCATAAGGATGAAGTTATTGGGATTAACGGCCCGGTAACGTTCATGCCTTTAGAAAAGAATTGGACCGATATTGTTTTTGAAAGTTTTACTGGAGATAGCGATTATATAAATGACGCTGTAGCTGGCTGTGCCAATGAGTATATTTTCCATACCCTAAGAAGTCGTGAACCGTCATTTAAAAGTGGTGACTATGTTATAATACAACTTACTTCTTATTACAGAGAATGGTTCTTTGAAGATAACCCAGACATGGGAAACTTCCTAAATGCAAAATTTGTGCCCGGAATTCATGTTACAAAAGAACAAGCCGAAGCATTAGAAATGTATAAAAAATATTTATATTCCGATCACCGCCTTTTAATACACTATGATGCAATTCTTGATGCGATAACTTTTAGAACTAAACTATATGCACAGCAAGGTGTTCGATGTTTGATTCTACCAGGGTTTCACTCCGTTACAGGAGTAGAAGGCACTATGTTTAACACTTCAAGCTCTGAGTTTGACTACGATGAAACGGCTGCGATATATCGTGCAGCAACTGGCGACCTGCGTTTTAATCACTTTTCAGAAGTTAATCATAAAATTTTAGCAGACAAAGTAATTGACTTCTTTAACACTGGTAATACTGTAGATCTCACAAGTAATTTTAAAACTGGCTTGTACACCAAAGACAATATCTAATGAAAATACAACTTGAAGGATACCCAATAAGCATTTCTCGATTGAATCCTGTAGATCTAAAAACGCTACAAGATCATTATCTTCCATTAATACTAAATGGAGAAGAAGATGAATACAAAGGCGATGAAAGTAGAATTTCTAAAAATGCATCTCAACGCTGGTGCGATGCTGAATTCTTTAAAAAATGGAATGATACAGTACTACCTGGACCTTACATTCAGTCCTACATAGATTCTTTTATGTTTCAATTTCCGTATAAAGTTGAAATAGATACATGGTATAATGTTCATAATCAATACGATCACCAACAATTGCATAATCATATAACAACTAATGTACCAGCATTTTCATGTATAGCGATATTAAAACAACCTAATTTGAATTCGGGCCAGCTTGTTTTTAGGACTCCTAATCTATCGAATCATTTGAAATATTTAGAATTGGATCCACTAGATCAATATCCGAATGTATATAAGCCACCAATGGAAGAGGGAATATTAATAATATTTCCATCATGCCTCGAACATTATGTATTCTATAATCAAACAACTGAATCGAGAGTTGTGTTTGCATCAAACATAGTAATAACAAGACAAGGTAACTTATATTAGTAGATCAAATAAGCATATTATTTTTTTAAAGTTTTCAACTCTTTACAAAGAACATCAAGTTTTTTCCGTAACTGAGTAATCCCCAATCTAGAGTCTCCTAGCGCCATAGGAATTTGATTACCGGAAAACATTTCTTGATGTTGATTATCAAGTTTTCTCACTTCGTTAACTAAACTTTTAAGTAATATCTCTGCTTGTGCTCGAATATCACTATTAGCTATAGCATCAATACTAGCTTGATACATTTTATATTCTTCTTGAAATCTTTCAGATTTAAGTATTTCTAACATTTTTCTAACTCCAATATAGTTTCAATTTTAGTTCTTATAACTGAATTATTTAATGTAATTTTTAATCCAGTATGTAATTGCTTAGGCAAATATTCTAGGTTACTCCAAGCAATAGTTGAGGCAGCAGTTGTTAAAAATTCTTCATCAACGAGACAAACATACGTACCATATTCAAATCCCCGGTCTTCTGATAGGTACAATTCAATAGGCAAAATACGTCCTTCAGAATACCTGTCTAATAATACATCAGCATCTTCTAGGAGCGATCGGCTACGAGGGAAGGTAGGAACTGTCCATTTAGATTCTTCTAATATAAGAAGTACCCTACCTGTTGTTTTTGCTAAGAATAGTAATCCGGCACGCTGTTGCATACCAATACTTATCGTTAGCAGTTAACTACCCTATAGTATAATGGTAACTACCCCAGTATTGGCACACAATTCTATGTTGTATTATGAATAAATATATTGATACGGGAATTATACATGTCAAACAAAGCACCTATACTAAACAGCGTAAGAATTATTCCTAGAGAATCTGACTTTCTAGACAGGAAAGTTGGGAGCAGGGGAGAAATTTTTTACGATAGAGATTCAAATACACTTAGATTATTTGATGGTGATCTGTCAGGCGGAATTTCGCTTGCTAAGGCTGATCTTTCTAATATAGATAATATAGGATTTAGAAAAAAATCTGTAGAATCTAGAGTGTCAACTGTTGTTTATACAGTAACTGTTACTGGACCACAGGAGGCCGACTCGGGAAACAAATACAATCTTAACAATATTTATCGTGCAAGTCCAACTCTTGTAGTAGGATACACTTATGTATTTGATCAAGGCGATGCTACTAATGTATACTTTCCAAATGCTACCAACTCTACTCCTAATCCTCATCCTTTGAATTTTTCCGATGACAATTTAAGTGGATCGTTGGGCGGCGGCACACGTTATTTGTCCAACGTAAGATATTTTCTTAATGGGCTTACTGTAACTGAGACTGTATATAATAGTTCAGCGTTCAACTCAGCCACCTCTAGACAAGTTTGGATAACAATAACCAACTCAACACCAGCGACTCTTTACTATTGGTGTTCTAACCATTTAGTTATGGGAAATGCCATATCAGTAGCAGATCCAGGATCAGGTGGAATTGCTAATATAACCCCAGGTAGTGGCATTTCTGTAGCAGTAGTTGATAATGTAACTACTGTGACTAATACAGGTGTATTAGATATTCAAGCTGCCGCAGGGATTGCAGTTTCTGAAACCGCAGGTGCATTTACGGTATCTAATACAGGAGTGTTAAGCATTACTGCAGGTACCGGAATCACACTAACTACTAATCAAGGAGTAGTTACTATAAATTCTTCTGCTGCCGCAGGCGACTTAATTTTCTCTACTAACACTATAGATTTGTCAACAGGCAGCAGTATATCCTTTTTAACCGATGTAAGTTTTTCAGCAGATGTGGAAATAGGCAGCGAAATCGTATTTGGGGACGGTAGTAGACAAAGCACAGCAACGTTAGTAGGGCCGCAAGGCGATGAAGGCCCTCCTGGTCCTACAGGTAGCGGCGCAGGCGATGTTAGCTCAGTAAATGGCGGCTATGCAGATAACAACCTTGTCCGGTACAACGGTGTATCCGGTACATCTATACAAACTAGTTTGGCTTCTATCAGCGATACTGGAATATTATCAGCAACATCATTCAGCGGTATAGGAACAAGTCTAACGGCATTAAATGCTAGCAACTTAGCAAGTGGTACAGTTCCTAATGCTAGATTTCCTGCTACGCTGCCTGTTGCCAGCGGAGTAAACTTAACAGCATTAAATGCTAGCAACTTAGCAAGTGGTACTATGCCAGATGCTAGATTCCCTGCTACGCTTCCAGTAGTAAGCGGAATAAACTTAACAGCATTAAATGCTAGTAACTTAGCAAGTGGTACTGTGCCAGTTTTGAGGTTAGGCACTGCTGGAACTAGAGATACTACCACGTTCTTGAGAGGCGATAATACTTGGACAACCGTAGCTGGCGGTGGCGCACAATCAGATAGTTTTGCAACAATAGCAGTAGCAGGACAGACTAGTGTTGCAGCAGATTCAGCTACTGATACGTTAACACTAGTCGCTGGCACCGGTATCAGTATAACTACAGATGCAGGCACAGACACTGTGACTATTACTAACAGTTCTAGCTCTGCTAATGCTTTTGCAACTATTGCAGTTACCGGACAAAATGATGTAGTAGCAGATAGTGCTACTGATACGTTAACGATCTCCGCTGGTACAGGTATTAGCATAACTACAAATGAGAGTACAGACACAGTAACTATTACAAGTACAGTAGCCTCTGGAGCCACTGCATTTACAGGATTAAGCGATTCGGCCGGCGCAACTATAGATCAAATCTACTTACCAGCAATGACAATGTTGTTAGTAACAAATAACGGAGCATCGGCATATAGATTTGATCAATACGGATCTACTGATAACCCAACAGTATATGCAATTACAGGAATGACTATTGCTTTTAATTTAAATGTAAGCGGCCATCCTTTCCTAATACAAACACCAAGCGGTATAAATTATAATACTGGATTAATTCATGTATCAACTGGTGGTACAGTATCAACTGGAACTAATGCACAAGGTAAGGTTTCTGGAACATTATATTGGAAAGTACCATCGGACATATCAGGTGGATACCGATATCAGTGTAGCGTACACGGCTCAATGGTAGGGCTGATTACTGTTAAAACTATCTCTACTCTTTAAACTTTAGAATTATTACCCGTTAACTATTCCCCAGTATCCTGGAGCGTACTCGCCTTCAAATGCTTTCATCCATTGAGTACCGTCCCAGCGATATTGGATACCTGTACGATAGTTTTGAATATAAGTTGGAACAGTAGCAGTAGCAGGATCCCAAACTTCAACCCAGTTAGTGCCGTTCCATTCAATAATACTGTTGGCTTTGATAACTGGGTCACTAAGGTCGAGATTCTTCCAGCCATCGGGTCCATCTGCATTTGCACTATTAGGATTGACATCGTCTAACATTAGATATCTAATCTCAGGTATATTTGCCTGTCCGTTAAATGTAGTAACAGGATTGAATCTATAAGGATCAATGATTGCATCTACATAAGTTTTGCCTGCAATAACAGTATTAGAAATTTGGTTAGGATCGTCTGCAAACGACACAGTTAGAATAGTTGGATCAGTAGGGTTAATATCAAATGTGCCTACCATGTCAAAGCCGCTAGCCTGCTTAAAGAAAATATGGTCTCCAGCTTTAAACCCACCGGTAGCTGATAACAAACTATTCCAATCAACTGGTTCACCTAACTTGAATGCTTTTTGATCTAACCCTTGTGCAATAACAGCAGCACCTGGATTGACTAGTGTAAGATCGTAAATATTATCACTGATATTACCAGTATTAGATTTAAACAATAGTACACGAAAGCGCAACGGATTAGTCTGGAAAGATCCCTTATCCCGATTAAATGCTAAATCTTCAAGATTAACAATATCACCGGCTTCTGTGAACACATTAGCAATAACTGATCTAACCACGCCTAACTTCTTGACCTTGGCTGGCGGAGATAACCATATAGGCATATCAAACTCAACAGAACAAATGTCAATGTCACTGTCAGTGCCTTGTGGTATTGTTCTAGAACTAAAATTAGTTGTCTTTATATTTAGAACGCTTAAACTAGTCCAATCAATATAGTTGTCCGTTGTTTGTAACTCAAGACTAGGATTAAACAATACCATAATCTGTTCAAATAATTGTAACTTTTGATCAGTGTTACTGGTCCAGATGTCTGCTTTCATAGACAGTGTGAACGGAGTAGGCATTAGCCGTTCGACGGTATAGTTGCCGCCTTGTGCATTTTGATAATCAATTGTACCGTCGATATCGTCATATCTACGTTCTCTAATATTAACCTTACTAACAAACGTAGCATCACTCATCCGACTCATATCCATGTCAACGCCACTGATATAACAGGCAATGCGAGGAACGGTAGACATTTTGTTTTCGCTGTTATCTTTAATAATACTAGCAACTTGCCTGGTCATATCTCCGTACAGCACCGGAACACTTAATTGATTGCCTTCTCCGTCTTGATACTTAAATCCTATAAACACACGCATGAATTGCGTTACATATCGTCTTATTTGTCCGTCATAAAAATAGTCGATGATTATACAGTAGCGTTAGCCACAGCCTCCTTAGTTAACCACACTCTTTTACCATCTATAACTTTCCAAGTTTTTCCAGTATAGTGCTGTGCTTTTAAATGTGCTTCTCGTTTTTTTTGTTTATTTTCTTCGGAACAGATTTTTCCTTTCATAGGCCCGCCATCTTTCCTTTTCCATCCGCTATCTCTTCCTTCTAATCTTCTCTGTAAATGAGCAGCTTTTTGAGCATCACTCATCCGTTGTTTACTCTCTTCAGAATGTAGCTTGTTGCCGCCTGCTTGTCGAATATTAAACCCATTGTTAATAGAATCGTATTGATTCACATATTTTTCCTCTAACAAGTTTAATTCTTCCAACGATTTCGCTTCTGCAATAACTTCAAATATAAATGATTCTGATCCGTATTTTTTTAAAGCATTGTGAAAGTGATATGTTCTTGGAGTATTCCTACTATCGGCAATATGTTCAAGCCGACGCCGATTTGGATTTTGTATAGTTTGCCCTATATACGCTCTTCCGCTTTCGGTATGTATAAATTTATAGATATACATTATACATCCGCCTGTGGTCTAAGCGCCTTGCTAAGGCTTTGTTTCTCTTCAACAGTATGCCCGTCGATGACTGCTGTATTTGTATTGTTAATAAATGTACCTTTCTGTGTTTGACGAACATCTTTACCTTCAAATGTATCGCCAACTCCAGTATCGCTAGCACCTAGATTGTTCATAGTCATACGCTGTATATCTTCCATCTTAACCCATCTTGTTCCGTTGAACCTAAACAGTCTGTTAGGCATGTAATCTTTTCTTAGGCAATACTGTCCGTCTACGCCTGACAGTGGAAATGCAATGCCAGCAGTAAACGGCGCACCGTTTGAAGGAATGCCATCTCCTGTTAGGTAACCTTGGTAGCCATTGCCCTTGGCAGTTTGTAACATTGTGCTGGCTGTTGGCCCAACATATATTGGGTCGTTGTTGGCATCAAACAACAAGTTGCCATCAGCATCAGTGGCCTGGGTTTGCAAGCTAGCATCAATAGTTTCATTGTCAACAGTTACGAGATCAGCATTTCCGTTTTCATCCAGTTGAACAGTCCAGAATTTAGTAGTATCGTATCCGCTCTTAGGAGCATCTGCTTCTGCTTGGTTAAGAACTGCTTGGGTAATCTGCATTTCTTTTTCATACGTAGACATAATGTCACGTAAGGTAGTGGTAGTATCGTTACCATCTCCGTCAGCGAGACCGTTGAGAATGTCTTTAAATTCTTGACTGTCTACTAGTGGTTTACATTTAGCACGATATAGGTGCGGATACCAAGTTACTGAATATCCTTCCGCTGCACGATTGACTTCCTCAACAACGTAAAAACGTTTTAGAGCAAACTGCAAATCGTTAAGTGCATACTCGTCTTTTAAGTGCGGTAGCTCAATTACATCGCCCGACATAATTTTACGTCCAAGTTTTTCGACAGTATCGTTAATATGAAACGTCATGAATACTGTGTCATTTTGTAGAAATAGACCAAACTGACTTAGGTTAAAGTCAATGTCTTGAATATTATAAACACCTCGCAGCCTATATATATCCGGATCATACTTGCGATCTCTATTTTCTAAGAATAGTAAATCTTGTATTTGTAAAGGATTGTCTGTGGTATATGCAGGAGTTGTCGGAGTAACTTCACTGCTAGAACCAGGTCCTATATACTTGTGAACAAGTACATCGACTCCGCCGACTTGGAACATTTCCCAAACGGTTTTATCGATGAATTTAAAATCATTGCCCTTTTGGGCGCGGTAGAGGCTTAATCTTGGCATACTATATTTACCGTAACGATAAATACTTGTATGAGCCAAATAGATATTACCAAACAAAGCGTTTACGACTACTGTAAAGCCATGCTGGGTGACGGCATGATTGATATAGAGCTAGATCCTATCCATTACGAAACTGCGCTAACACGCAGTTTAGCAGTATTTCGACAACGTGCAGATAATGCTGTTGAAGAAAGTTACATCTTTTTGAATCTTGAAGAAGATCAAAACGAGTATATTTTGCCAAAAGAAATACAGGTTGTCCGACAGATTTATCGTAGAACTATTGGTTCGCGCACAGGCGGAGGAAGCGGCGGTACCGTATTTGAACCGTTTAACTTAGCCTACACAAATACCTATTTGTTATCATCAACAAACATGGGTGGGCTAGCAACATACGAACTGTTTGCAGGCTATCAAGAAATGGTTGGTAAGATGTTTGGATCTTTTATTAACTTTAATTGGAATCCACAAAACCGTAAACTAACAATTCATCAACGTCCTCGCACTCAAGAGTCAGTTATGTTGTTGGTTTATAACGTTAAACCTGATCACGCAATTATCGAAGATACGTATGCAGGACAATGGATTAAAGATTACACCCTTGCTAATTGCAAAATGATGCTTGGTCAAGCCCGTGAAAAGTTTGCCAGCATTGCAGGTCCGCAGGGCGGCACAGCGCTTAACGGGGCAGCAATGAAAGCTGAAGGACAATCTGATATGGATAGACTAAGTGAAGACCTTAAGACTGGTATTACTACACAAGGTTGGGGATGGGTGATCGGATAATGAAAGCTAATGAATTTATTTTTGAAGATGACGAAGAGTTATATACTGAAACTGCTAAAATGGTTTGGGGTGTTGGCAAGCACACTGCTCGTGGCGGCACAACTAAATTAAAATTCCGTTGTTCATCAGGACCAAGGAAGAGCCGACAAGTTAGTCATCCATCAAAATGCCACCAGCCTATGGATATGGCACAGGCCCAGAAGATGAAAACTACTAGAGCACGTACTGCTCCTCAAGCAGCTAGAAGAACTCAAAGAACTAAATCTATCAATACTGCAAGTGTATTAGCTAATAGATTGAACACTAACAAACCAAAACAACCAAAACCTTATAGATAGGTTGACCCTATATCATTATTATAGTATAATTGTCGTATAGGAGATAGTTATGATTATAGGTGTATGCGGGTTTATTGGCAGTGGTAAAGATACCGTTGCAGATTACTTACAAAACTTCCACGAATTTAGACGAGAGAGCTTTGCATCAACTCTTAAAGATGCAGTGGCAGCAGTATTTGGTTGGGACCGAACTATGCTAGAAGGTCGTACTAAGGAAGCTCGCGAATGGCGAGAACAAGTAGATCCGTGGTGGGCAACTCGCCTAGCAATGCCTACACTAACTCCTCGTTGGGTTCTCCAATATTGGGGTACAGAAGTATGCCGCAAAGCATTCCATGACGATATCTGGATCGCTAGCTTGGAAAACAAACTCCGTCTAAGTAAAGATAGTGTAGTAATTAGTGATTGTAGATTTCCTAATGAAATTCAAAGTATTCGAAATGCAGGTGGTAAGATTGTCTGGGTACAACGTGGAGAATTACCTGATTGGTATCAAGTGGCTCTCGACGCAAACACAGGCCGCAATTATGCAATTCAAGAATTAAAGATGCGAAAAATTCATGCTAGTGAAACAGCATGGGTGGGCACAGACTTTGACGCTGTTCTAGACAACAATCATACTATTGACGCATTGTACAAGCAGGCCGCTTCAATAGTCAGCGATGAGGTCACCCTGCTTCCAGGCAATTCCTTCTTTGCCTAGTACTTGAGCACAGTTACAGCAAACAGTTTTTAGATTGTTAGGACGGCAGTTGTTTAAATTACCGTCTACGTGAAATACTCTAAACACTTCTTTATGCGGTGATCGAAACCCGCACTTATCGCATTGCAACTTTATCTGATACCCTGCTCTAACCCAGCGGGGTATTCCATGACCAATTCCGTTGGACATGCAGATTTCACAGAGACTTCGGTAGTATACTCTGTCATTTTTCTTGTAATTTACTGCTTTAGGGCGATATCCGCACTTGCAAAGTGGTCTCATAAAAATACTTAGCCTTTTCTGCCCCTTTTTCAGGGGTTATAACGGACTATTTTTCCTGCATTCAGGTAAATACTTTGAGTAAACTATTACCAGGAGAATAGGGAATATGGCACTACAATCACCAGGCGTACAAGTTACAGTTATCGACGAGAGTTTTTACACACCAGCAGAGCCTGGTACTACTCCTCTTATCGTAGTAGCTACAGCGCAAGACAAAACGAACGGATCAGGGACAGCGGTTGCCTCATCCACAACAAAAGCAAATGCCGGCAAGGCATTTAAACTAACTAGCCAACGCGATCTTACTGATCTGTTTGGAGTACCATTCTTTGAGAAGACTGCGTCTTCAAGTCCAGTACACGGCGGTGAAAGAAACGAATACGGTCTGCTAGCAGCTTACAGCTTGCTAGGAGTCAGCAACGCAGCATTTATTGTACGTGCTGATGTTGATCTATCAGAGTTAGAAGCCCAAGCAACTGCTCCGGGAGCGGCCCCGAATAACGGCAAATGGTGGGTTGATACGCAAGCGACTACTTGGGGCATCCAAGAGTGGAACAGTGCAGATGTTAGCACTACCGGTGGACAGAAGTTTGCAGCAAAAACTCCAATAGTACTAACAGACGACGACAGTTCTAAAATTGAATCAGGCGGTGTTCCAAAAGCATCTATTGGCTCTATCGGTGACTACTGTGTTGTGTTCCAAACAGTGCAAGGAAGCGGCGCAGGTAGCGAAGAAGCTAAAATTTATTTCAAGAGCGCTGGACTACCAGTCGCTGGTGTTGTTGCAGGTGCATGGGCACTAGTTGGTTCTACAGAGTGGGCATTAAGCCACGCAACTGTAACTGGCTCTGGCTTTGGTACTCCTACAGCAGGCAACTTTACAATTAACGGAACAACTATTACATTGACCGGTGGCGAAACTGTTGCAGCAACAGTTGCACTTATTAATGGATTAACTATTGTTGATGCTGAAGAAGCAAGAGGCGTATTTGCTAGAGCAGTTGGCGGCGAAATTTATCTTTATACTTCCGGTACTAACGATCAACCAGCTACTGTTGATTCTAGTCTGTCAACAACAATTACCATTGGTGCAGGCACTACTACACTATCCTTATTAGGTTTAGTTGCTGGCACATTTTATGCTCCAGGTCTACAGCAAACTCCACATACACAAGTTCCAACATGGAAGAGCAACGATGCAACTGCACGCCCAACAGGTTCAGTATGGTTAAAGACAACTGAGCCAAACAATGGCGCACGTTGGAGAGTTAAGCAATGGAATTCAGCGACTGCTACTTGGGTAGCAAGCGAAGCTCCTATCTATGCTACTACAAATGCAGCATTGTACTACTTAGACCGCAGCGGCGGCGGAATCAACATTAGTGCTAACGCATTAATGGTTCAAACAAACAGCCAAGAAGGCTCGTTCAATGACATAGTGCCTGATAGTGTTACATTTAGAATGTGGAGACGGTCTGTTGCGGCCGGACAATACACAACAATTGCTACTAGCATAACAGTAGGATCAGTTGCATCTACTGGTCCAAAGTCATTCACAATTGCAGAAAGTGTTAAGGGTGTTATTGCATTAGGTACAGCAAAGACTATTTCATTCACTGCTACCAACGACATGGACGATGCTGAACTAATTGCTCAAGCAATTAACGCAGCAGGATTTGCAAACATTGAAGCAGAATCAGTAGCAGCAAGTACCGCGCCTACTAATGCAACTAACGTATTGAGCATTTACCACAAGTTAGGAGGCGACTTTAGAATTGTCGACACTGACAGTGTATTTGGTAACTTGTTTGCCAGCGCACTAAATGTATATGCTGCGCCTGCAGGTTCAAGTGATGACTATGTTGTCTCAGCCTGGGCACCATTTACAACTACTGCCTTTAGTGCATCTGCTAGCGCTCCTCTAAACGAAGCAGATGATGGACAATTATGGTACAGCTCTAGTGTTGGCGATGTTGACATTATGATACATGATGGTACAACTTGGGTTGGTTACAGAAACGCTGCATCAGATTTTAATAGCGTAGATACAACACGTATTGGATACACTCCAGTGGTATCAGCAAGCAATCCTTGGATAGCCGGAACACTAACAGGCGACTTGTGGATTAGCACAGCCGACTTAGAAAATTATCCAACAATTTACCGTTACAATTCAGCAAGAACTGATATTGCCGACGGAAAGAATCGTTGGGAATTAGTTGACAAGACTGATCAACAAACTGAAGAAGGTATCTTGTTTGCCGATGCACGTTATGACTTGAACGGCGAAGAAACTATTGCAGCTTCTATTAGCGATCTAGCTAACAGTAACTTCTTAGACTTTGATGCTCCAGATCCAGATCTATATCCAAGAGGCATGTTGCTGTGGAACTTGCGCAGAAGTGGCGGCAACGTTAAGCGTTACCAAAACAACTACGTGAATACAGCAAGTGATAATGTACGTTTTAACAACAACGAATCTATGGCAGACTATGCAACTGATCGTTGGGTTACAGCTAGCCCAAATAATGAAGACGGTTCTGGATCATTCCTACGTCATGCACAACGTGGTGTTGTAGTTGCTGCGCTTAAGAGTGCAGTTGATACAAGCAGCGAGATCCGTGACGAAGAAAGACGTAACTTTAACATTATTTCTTGCCCAGGATATCCTGAGCTAATGAGCAATCTAGTTAACTTGAATATCGATCGTGGAATTACAGCGTTTGTAGTTGGTGACACTCCACTACGTTTAGCTAGCGATGCTACAACATTAACTAACTGGGGTTCAAATGCCGAGCTAGTTACTGATAACGGCGATAAAGGGCTTGTTACTTACGACGAATACTTGGCTACGTTCTACCCAAGTGGATTTACCACAGACCTAAGCGGCGCCAATGCAGTTGTTCCTAGCTCACACATGATGCTTAAGACTATTGCACTAAGCGACAACGTTTCTTACCCATGGTTTGCTCCAGCAGGTACAAGACGCGGTGGCATTACTAACGCTACAGCCGTTGGTTACATTGATGCAGCAAGCGGTGAATTCCAAACTGTTGCACTCAATGAAGGTCAACGTGATACGTTATATGACTTAAAAATTAACCCAATTACATTCTTTAATGGTGTTGGACTAGTTAACTATGGTCAGAAGACTCGTGCAAGAAACGCATCAGCATTAGATCGTATCAACGTAGCACGTTTAACAGTATACTTACGTAGTCAGTTAAACAAATTAGCTCGTCCGTTTATCTTTGAACCAAATGATAAGATTACTAGAGATGAAGTTAAACAAGCATGTGAAAGTCTATTGTTAGAATTGGTAGGCCTACGTGCATTGTATGACTTTGCTGTAGTGTGTGACGAGTCAAATAACACAGCGGCAAGAATTGATCGCAACGAGCTTTGGGTAGATATCGCTATCGAACCCGTCAAGGCAGTTGAGTTCATTTACATTCCATTGCGTGTCAAGAACACAGGAGAGATTTAAAAATGGCTATTACATCATTAAATAATTTTGGTATCCCGACAGGCGGCGCCGGTAGTACGCAAGTACTATTGATGCCAAAACTGAAGTATCGCTTTAGAGTGACTCTCCTAGGTTTTGGTGTTGCAGCAGCTACTGAGCTAACCAAGCAAGTACAAGACGTTACTCGTCCAAAGGTAAACTTTGAAGAGATTATGTTAGACGTTTACAACAGCAAGGTTTACCTTGCTGGTAAGCCTAGCTTTGAAACATTATCATTAACATTACGTGATGATGCTAGTGGTGAAGTTCAAAAGTTAGTCGGTCAGCAAATTCAGAAACAGTTTGACTTTATGGAACAATCATCTGCACGTTCAGGTATTGACTATAAGTTCACAACTCGTGTTGAAGTACTAGACGGTGGTAACGGTAACTACGTATCAAACGTTCTAGAAACTATGAACATGTATGGTTGCATCTTAATGAATGCAGACTACGGCGATATGAATTACGCTACTAACGAAGCAGCTACTGTGGCACTAACAATCCGCTTTGATAACATGGAACAATGGGGTGCAGGAGCATCCAGTGTTGGATCTGGTATTGGTGCAGCAGTTGGTCGTACACTTGGCGAGGCAGTTACTGGAGCAGGTACGCCAGTCTAATCTACGCAGTACTAGAAAAAGCTCGGACATATTCCGGGCTTTTTTTACGGCATAAATATTATTATGGCAAACTACTTTACTCGTTTTCTAAATGGCGTAGGCACAGGGTTAACTACTCCTAAGGGAATAGTTTCTAACTGGCAGCATGCCACGCGTCTGTTCATAGACGATACTATGAGATTAGCTCCCCGTACAAAGTTTAATTACTATGTGCGATTTGAGATTGATCCAACTGCCCACGCAGCACAAGCATTTACAGCTAAACATTCTCAAGAAGTTGGTATGCTGGTTAAAACTACAGAACTTCCTAAATTTAAATTTGATACTCTTACAAAAAATCAATATAATAGAAAAAAGATTGTTTACAAAAACATCAACTACGAACCTATATCAATTACCATGCACGATGATGCAGCAGGTGTAACTAATGCATTATGGGCAATATACTACGGATACTATGTTGCTGATAGACACTTGCCAACTTCTGCGTATAACGAAAATAAATTCAGGCCTACAAAGACACCACTAGATAATTTTAGATACGGTATGGATAATAATATTTCTGTTCCTTTCTTTAAAAGCATTAGCATATACACTATGGCACGCAGACGCTTTACCGGATACACGTTAATTAATCCAAAAATTACTAACTGGAATCACGGATCATTAGATTATGCAGCAGGTAGTGAAGTACTAGAAAGTCAAATGACTTTAGAATATGAAGCGGTAAAGTATAGTGCGGGTAATGTAGGATATGATAGTCCAAAAGGATTTGCCACACTACACTATGATACTGTACCAAGTCCATTAAGTGTAGCAGGCGGCGGCGTAAGCAACTTAACAGGCGACGGTGGAGTCCTTGATGGATTAGAAAGTATATTTGGCGATTTAGCTAATGGTAATACTTTTGACAGTTTTGGGGGATTCTTAGGAACTGCTATTAAAACAGTTAATACTTACAAAAATTTTAATGGTCTTAGTAAAGCTGGTCTTAAGAGAGAAGCAATAAATGTTTTAAGCAACCCAGCAAATATTGCAACCGCAGTAAGCACCGTGGGCGGCCTTGTAGGAACAATATTTCCTAAAAGCTCCAGCAACACAGAAACAACTACTGCTTCACCAAAGAACCTAGCACCGTAATATGGCAACTACTAATCTCCCCGCACAAATTAAACAGGATAGTGCAGCAGGAACAAAACTATTCTTTGATAGTTATGGGCAAGCACCTTTAGAATTTAATGCTGATGATGTCAATGCAACTATTGCATTCTTTAGATCAAAAGGATTCGAATTAGATGCAGCACAAACAGTATCAACTGTTTTATTAAAACAGGCAAAGTTAGACGGTACTCCTATATTTCAAATATTAGACAGCTTAACTGGGTTTGATAATCTAGGGTTAAGTCAAGTAGTCGGAGAAGTTCTTAATAATAATAGAACTCCTAGTAGTACACTAGGATTTAGAACTGCTGATGTAAAACCAACTCAAATTAGGAATATTGCAGCATAATGGCAAAGTTTGCACAAGGTAGATATGAAGTAAAAAATCCCGAAAAGTATGTTGGGAAGAAAACTCCTATGTCTCGCAGCTCTTGGGAATTTATCTTTATGAAAATGCTAGACGAACATCCTAGCGTTGAGAAGTGGGCAAGCGAAAGCGTACAAATACCGTATAGGGATCCGCTCACTGGCAAATATACCATTTATGTTCCTGATTTCTTTGTAGTGTACAACGATAAAAACGGCGCGAAACATGCAGAGCTAATAGAAGTAAAGCCGTCTAGTCAAACATTTATAGATAAAGTAGGAAAGAGTCAATACAATCAGCAACAGTATGTTAAGAATGTAGCCAAATGGGAAGCTGCTACTGCATGGTGCAAACAGCAAGGTATCAAATTTCGAATAGTAAATGAAGGCGATATTTTCCACCAAGGCAGTAAACGTAGATAAGTAATTATATGACCAAAAAGTTAGAAGAATTGTTCAACCTAGACTCAGCAGAGCCAGAAGCTAAGCCAGTTATTGAACCTCCTACCCATTCTCAAGTTAAAAGCATAACTGATAGTTACAACGCAGTAGCAGAGATCACTCGAACATTACCGCAGATTACAGAGTTGGACGACTTAGGCGACGACGAACTTGACGATCTAGCAGCAAAAGCAGAAAAAGCCTATGACGAACTAATGGATCTAGGTATGAACGTAGAAGTACGATATTCTAGCAGAATATTTGAAGTTGCTAGCAGTATGCTAGGACATGCTATCACCGCAAAGACTAACAAAGTAGATAAAAAGCTCAAAGCTATTGATCTACAGTTAAAGAAACTAAAAATGGATAAAGATTCACCAGAAGACCCTAACGATGTGCTAAAAGGTTCAGGTTATATAATCACAGACCGTAATGCATTGCTCAAGAGTTTGGGTCAAAAGGACTAAATACTGATATGAAAACTTTTAAAGAATATCTTGCTGAAAGCAAAAAAGCATACCCTTTTAGAGTAAAAGTCGCAGGCGAATTGCCTAAGGATTTTGAAAAAAAATTAAAGGAAATGCTCGGGGCAGCTAATCCAACAATCATTGAAAAGTCTAAAACATCTGCTCAAGCGATTCCGTTGGATTTCCCAGAACTTGCAAACATGGAAGTGTACACATTCGAAGTGGTTTGTGAATATCCAATTACTGCACCCGAACTTGCTGTACACGTTGGCCACTTAGTGCCTGAATCTAATTTCAGAGTGCGTAACGGCGGCGACCCAGCTGAAGCAGAACATGCTACATTTGACCTAGACCCTAGCGGTGAAGCAGTACTAGATGAAGCAGAGTACAAAAATGAAAAAATTAAACACAAAGATTATTTTGGGGATGATTTTAACAAGAGTTTCTTAAAAGATTTAGAGAAAACGGCTAAAGCCCGTAAGAAAGAAGACGGTGTTGGGGAATACAAATTACCTAAGGCAAAACAAGACAAAGCTGGATCTATGGCTCCTATGAGCAAGATTAGTAATCCAGATCCACTTAAAGGAAAAGTATAATGGATTTTAATAAATTAATGCAAACAATGCGTGACTTAGATCGCCCGGTCAGTAACGTAGCAGTAGAAGCCTGCGGTGATTCTATGATGAGTGGAATGATGCCCCCAATGTCATCTACTCCTGCAGTAACTCCACCATCAATGAGTGTTAATCTTAATGCACAAGGTATGGACAGCATTGAAAGTTTACTAAAGTTAATGACTAAAGTAAATCCGGATATGATCAATCAACCAATGCCTAGTTTAACTCCTCCTGGACCTAGCATTGCACCTTTAAGTTTAGGTAATCTAGATAAAGGTCCGTTGAAGATGTTACCAGACTTTGATAAAGCAATGGGCGACCAAGATGGTGATGGTGATCACGACATGGACGATCACGATATGGAGAAAGATGAAGGCCATATGGACGCTATGCAGAAAGCAATGGGTGACCAAGATGGTGATGGTGATCACGACATGGACGATCACGATATGGAGAAAGATGACAGTCCAATGGACGCTATGCAGAAAGCAATGGGCGACCAAGATGGCGATGGTGATCACGACATGGACGATCACAAGCTAGAAAAGAAGATGCGTGATAAAGAAAAAGACGAATCATACGCAAACGAGCCAGATCCTGAAGTTAAAAGTGTTGACTATATGAACAACCAATTAGCCGGTGGCATGAATAAGCCTAAAGGAACACATCCTAAAGTGGCTGGCGGCGACAACCCAATGAACCGTGTTAGAGAAGGCACCGACCTACGTGCTAGTATCCGTGCAGAACTATTACAAAGATTAGCAGAAGCTAAGGGAGCAAAATAATGGCAGATTTATATGGAACAACCGCGGGCGGCACAGCAGTTAATGTTGACGCCAATGCAAGAAGAGTATTAGGAGATGGCGCAGCAGGAGTTGGACCATATACAAGTTTTGGTACTCCTACGCTAACGGCAATTAAGATTGTTTCAGCAACTATTAACTTTACCACAACACCTACAGTTGCTAACAGTAATATGTCTAAGGCACTTACAGGACTTCAAAGCCGTGCAGAGATTTATTACGCAGGCAAGCCAACAGCATCCGGTGCTAATCAGTTTGTAGCGCTAATTCACTCTGAAGATACTGGAGACGGCTACGGAGCATCAACAAGTTTTGACGGATCTTATGAAAATCTTGAAGATGCAATTGGCGCAGCACTTGGTGTTGCAGAAAATGATATCACAATTACTGAAGTGGCATTGACTGGGTTATCTTTCGCTTAATACAGCTATAAAACCAAATAGGCTCTTCGGAGCCTATTTTTTTCAGTAAATAACAATATGGCAAAATCACTAGACGGTAATTTAATTAAGAAAGCACATGCTCCGATCCGATACACGTTAGAGGAAGTTAAGCATCTTGAAGCATGTATGCATCCGGTAGACGGTCCGTTATACTTCTGTAAAAACTTTTTAAAGATTCAACATCCTGTACGTGGATCGATTAAGTTTGAACCGTATGAATACCAAGAGAGGCTAATACAGTCATACCACAACTACAAACAGTCTATTGGTATGCTGCCTCGTCAGATGGGTAAGACTACTTGCGCTACGGGATATTTACTATGGTACACAATGTTTGTGCCAGAAGCACAAGTATTAATTGCTGCTCATAAGTACGAAGGTGCGCAGGATATTATGAATCGTTACCGATTCGGTTATGAGAACTTGCCCGACTTTATTCGTGCAGGTGTATACAGCTACAACAGAAACACAATTGAATACGACAACGGCGCACGTATTCAAGCAACTACTACAACAGAAAACACTGGTCGTGGTAAGTCTCTATCTCTAATTTATTGCCTAGATGGAGACACTACTACGGTTCGAGTTCGAAGTAAATTAACATTAGTTGAAGAGGATATAACGTTGACTGCGCTGTATGCTAGGCTAAACAGCAATGCTAAAATTATCGAATGACGAGTTCGCATTTGTATAAATACTGTATGAAAACAAAACTCGATCAATTTATTTCTAGAAATCAAAAACGAAATAGTCACTTATACCAAGCTGGATTAACAGTAGGATACGACTTTGTAGTGTGTCCTATTAGTAATCAACGGCTTAGTATGATCAAGGACAACTACATAACAAATGTTCTACAGATGTCACTTGATCAGTACCCATCTACTCAAAGAATTTGCAACAAACGAAAAGAAAATATTAAATTAGGATTGCAAATTATTGACGCAACTACTGGTTTAACCAAATACGAAGCCGGCCAGGAAAAAGCCAGGGCTGTATTAAGTCAATTGGACTGCGCTGGCGTATCGGGCTATGCTAAAAAAGGTAGAAAAACGCGCGCCACCCATATGGCTAACATTGATGAAATGGGCAGGAATGGGTACTCGCAACTTGCCAGCAAAGCTATCATTGTGGGGAATTCTACAAAAGCAAAAAACGGATTGATTACTGACCCAACAATACGTCCTGAATTTTATAGATACAAAGCAGTAATAACATATCTAACTGAAAAACATAGACGCAATCTAACTCACGGATATGTAACCGGCCTAGCCGGAAAAGAAGGTGCACATCATATTGATCACCGATATTCTATACTTACTGGGTACAAAAATAAAATAAGTCCACTAGTGATTGGGCATTTACAAAATTTGAAAATGATTCCATGGAGGGACAACGTGTCAAAACATACTAAATGTAATGTGACCATGGAACAGTTATTAGTCAATACCGGGTATTCGATTGAACAATCAAACGCTGAGTTTGAATTAGTAATTTCCTTGATACAGCAGGACTTAGCCGATGGTATACCAGTAAGCGGAATTAGAATATTAGAAAAAATATATGAATCAACTATACCTCGATAATACAGAATATGAAATACTAACACCTAATGGGTGGGAAAACTTTGACGGCATCTTTCTAAATCAAGATGCGAACAAATCATCAAAAAAATTAACATTTGTTGATGGTACCAGCATAACTGCCACTGACGATCATCGATTCTTTGTTGACGGTCAAGAAATAAAAGTCATGGATCTTGTTCCAGGCACACAGTTAGATTCAGTAAACGGAAAAACTGAGATAATAGAAATTGTCAACACAACATTAATTGACACATATGAAATATTTAACGCAACTAATCACGTAATTATTGCAAATAAGATCTATTCACATCAATGTGATGAGTTTGCGTTCGTGCAGCCGCCAGAGAAAGCTAAAGAGTTCTGGACTGCACTAAGCCCTACATTGTCAACAGGTGGTAAGTGTATCATTACATCGACACCAAACAGCGACGAAGATCAATTTGCTTTAATCTGGACAGAAGCTAATAAGAAGTTTGACGAGTATGGCAACGAACAAGAACTTGGCACAAACGGATTCCACAGCTTCTTTGCACACTGGAATGAACATCCAGATCGAGATGAGAAGTGGGCGGCAGTAGAACGTGCTAAAATTGGTCCTGAACGTTTCCGGCGCGAGTTTGATTGCGAATTCTTGATCTTTGACGAAACCTTGATTAATGCTGTAAAACTTGCAGAGCTGTCTGGAGTTGATCCTGTAATGACTATGGGGCAAACTAGATTCTACAAAGACATTGATCCTAAGGCAACTTACTTATTGTCGTTAGATCCCAGTCTGGGAACAGGCGGCAACTATGCAGCTATTCAAGTATTTGAAATGCCTAGTATGATACAGGTTGCAGAGTGGCGTCATAATTTAACTCCTATACAACAGCAGATAAAGCACATGAGAGAGATACTACGATATATCCAAGATCGTGGCATAGAAAAAGGCGGCGCGCCCCAGATGTATTACTCAGTAGAAAACAACAGTCTAGGTGAAGCAGCACTTATTGTTATCAGTGACATCGGTGAAGAAAACTTTCCAGGACTATTCCTAAGCGAACCTATTCGCAAAGGGCATGTGCGTAAATTTCGTAAGGGATTTAATACAACACATCGCAGTAAAGTCACAGCATGTAGTCAGTTTAAGAACTTAGTCGAAACTAACAAACTAATTATTAAATCAAAACCTCTATTATCAGAACTTAAAACATTCGTAGCCAGCGGCCTAGGATTTAATGCTAAATCAGGAGAAAATGACGATCTAGTAAGCGCTGCATTGCTAATTATACGTATGGCAGATGTATTAGCAGATTGGGATCCTAAGATTTACGAAAAAATGTCTGAACGACTTTCTGAAGAACAAATGCCAATGCCGATCTTTGTAAGCACAGGATATTGATAAATATAACTATGGACGCAACTAACAACATCGCAACAGATTTATTCTACAAAATTCGTAGCAGATTCTCTGGTCTAAAATTAGGTACAGAAATTGGCGAAATTACTATAAATCCACAAGACGCACGTTTCTTTGATTTTGACTATATGGAAGGTGAAACTCCTATTGGTCATGTTAGCATTAGTCTAGCAGAAGATAATTCCATAAAGATTTACTTCAGTCACGGAATTACAGAATCAATGGACGCAGAGCAAAAAGATAATTGGTACGGATTCCTAAAAGAATTACGTATGTTTGCCAAGCGTAGATTACTAAACTTTGACACTAGAGATATTGCCAAAGACAACCTAGATAAAAGAGATTACAAATTTTTAACTCGTAATGCTCAACCTAAACAAGAAGCACAAAATTCAGTTCCAGTCGGAGAAGGCGTTATGGCAGAAAGCACAATGTACGGTACTAAAAGCGTTAGTTACCAAAAATTAGAAAATACACGATTGATTGTTAAACACAGTCAAAAGTTAAATGACGATATGGCACCGGGTGCCAGAAGTCGTAATATCGCTGGCTTGTTTGTAGAAAACGCAGACGGTGAAAGATTTAAATATCCATTCATTCACTTAGCAGGCGCCCGTGCTATGCAACGCCATGTGGCTAACGGTGGCTTACCGTACGATGCCATTGGTGAAAGCATCATTAAGATGAGTGAAGAGATTGCACAATTAAAGAGCTTTGGCAATTATGTTGTACGCAATGATCTAATGAACAGCGACACGAACAGTGTTGTTGAGCGTAGTACACAAGCACTTAACGGATTACGTGAGCAAATAAAAGCACTATCAAAACAAGGCCACTATGAGGCTTACAAAGAAAGTTTCCAGGCACAGCAACCTATGGAAGTTCCGCAAGAAATTGCAGAACAATTTAAAGATCAATTTACAGTGAAGAATTTCAAAGAAGATATGGCCGCAGTATTTCCTGTACTGTATCGTTTAATGAAAGAAAGTGAACTAGGCTACGACGACATAGTCGCCATGACACAAGAAGAAATCCAAACTGAAGACGAGGATTTCAACGCAGACCGCTATGACCCATTTGCAAAGTTTGAACAATGGGCTATGAATTTAGGCGAAGAAAGCGCAATACAAAGCCAAGATGAAGAAGAACAGGCAGCAGCAGCACAACAATTACAAGAGTTAGTTAGCCAGGCATTCCCCGCAGGCGTAGACGGTTCTAATGCAATTGAAAGTCTTAAAGGCATCATAGATGATCCACGATTAGAAGAAGAAATTAAGACGCAATCTAAAGAAGATCCGGAAGCAGATGTAAGAGGCCTAGTACAAGTATGGCTGGAAGCCAATGCTCCAGAAGTGTTAGAGGTATTAGATTTTGGTGATTTTCAACCAGAACCAGTGGGCGGTGAGCCGGCGACAGACCAAGGGGGTGAAGAAACTGCGCCAGAAGAAGTCCCACAGGAATCGGAAGAACAATCGCCGGAAGAACATAGTGGCAAGATGAACGTACAAGAATTAGCTGAGTTTATGCACAGCTTTTATGATAAAGATTCAGGCACATTTCCCAAAGGCCCAGAAGGCGTTTGCACTATGGTAGGTAAGAAGTTTGGTGAGCAGGCAGAAACGGTGGCTCGTAAGATGGCTGAAAGAATGGCGCCGCAACAACAAGCCCCAGAACCAGCAGAGAATCCAGAGCTAGCTCGTATTAAAGCACTATCAGGCATGTACAGTATGTAAGCAGCGATGCTTCATGAAAAGGACTTTTCGAAGTCCTTTTCTTTTGGCTTAATAAAACCAATAAAGTAGTAGATAATCGTTGACAATACTAAATAAAAAGCGCATAATAGCTTATGTGCATTAAGGCATATACAACATTTTTATTTTAGGCTATAGGAGGCATACAAAAATGGCATCACTCGCAGAAATCCGTGCTAAACTCGCAGAAGCACAATCAAAGTCCACAGGACAATCCACCGGCGGTGGAGACAACGCAATTTACCCACATTGGAACATGGCTGAAGGTAAGGAAGCAGTAATTCGCTTGCTACCCGATGGCAATTCTGCCAATACATTCTTCTGGGTAGAACGTGCAATGATCAAGTTGCCGTTCGCAGGTATTAAAGGTGAAACTGACAGTCGTCCAGTTCAAGTACAAGTTCCTTGTATTGAAATGTACAATGACGGTACTGTTTGTCCGATCTTATCAGAAGTACGTGGTTGGTTTAAAGATAAATCTTTAGAAGACATGGGTCGTAAGTACTGGAAAAAGCGTTCATACATTTTCCAAGGCTTTGTTGTTGAAGATCCTATTCGTGAAGAAAAGACTCCGGCAAACCCAATTCGTCGATTCATCATTGGTCCTCAAATCTTTCAAATTATCCGTTCAGCATTGATGGATCCAGAATTGGAAGAGTTGCCAACTGACTACCTGAAAGGTGTAGACTTTCGTATTGCTAAGACATCTAAAGGTGGCTTCGCTGATTACTCTACTTCAAAGTGGAGCCGTCGTGAACGTGCATTGACAGAAGTTGAAGCAAGTGCATTGGCAACAAATGAGTTGTACACTCTCAGCGACTTCCTGCCTAAAAAGCCAACTGATGTTGAGCTTAAGGTCATGAAGGAAATGTTTGAAGCATCAGTTGATGGCGAAGCATATGACCTGGAACGTTGGGGTCAGTATTACAAGCCAGCGGGTATGGGTCAAGCAACTGGCGATCCGCATCGTGCAACTGCTAACACAGCTACACCAGCTGCTAAAGCTAGTGCAGACTATGCAGACAGCGAGCCTGCTCCTGTAGCAAGAGTTACTCAAGCACCAACACCAGTAGCTGCACCAGCAGCAACAACAGGTGGCGATAGTCGTGCGCAAGACATTCTTGCAATGATTCGTAATCGCAAAGCAGCAGAGTAAGCAACATAAAAGAGTGGGACAGGTTCCCACTCTTCTTCATTTACAGGGACTAATATGGCAAAAGCATTTGATATTTCTAAATTTAGAAAGTCAATCACTAAATCAATCGAAGGTTTAAGTATTGGCTTTAACGACCCAACAGATTGGGTTAGTACAAACAACTACGCATTGAACTATCTTATCAGTGGACACTTTGATCGAGGCATTCCACTAGGCAAGGTTACAGTATTTGCTGGAGAATCTGGTGCAGGTAAATCTTTTATCTGTTCGGGCAATCTAGTTAAGAACGCACAAGCACAAGGCATCTATCCTATCTTGATTGATACAGAGAATGCGCTTGATGAAAAATGGCTACATGCTCTTGGTGTTGATACAAGTCCAGATAAGTTGCTAAAACTTAACATGGCTATGATTGACGATGTAGCAAAGACTATCACAGAGTTTATTTCAGAGTACAAAACAATGGACGAACTTGATCGTCCTAAAGTATTGTTTATCGTTGATAGCTTGGGCATGTTGTTGACTCCAACCGATGTTAATCAATTCCAAGCAGGTGATATGAAAGGTGATATGGGCCGTAAGCCTAAGGCACTAACCGCACTTGTTCGTAACTGTGTTAATATGTTTGGTGCTTACAACATTGGTATGGTATGTACTAATCACACATACGCATCACAAGATATGTTTGATCCGGATGATAAAATCAGTGGCGGCCAAGGCTTTATCTACGCAAGTTCAATTGTTGTCGCTATGCGCAAGTTAAAGTTGAAACTTGATGCAGACGGTAACAAAACTTCAACTGTGCAAGGTATTCGTGCAGCTTGTAAGATTATGAAAACACGTTATGCAAAGCCGTTTGAAAGTGTACAGGTTGAGATTCCTTATGAAACAGGTATGAGTCCATATAGTGGATTAGTCGACTTGTTCGAAGCTAAAGGGATGCTCAAGAAAGAAGGTAACAGCCTAGTATACATAACCAGTGATGGCGAAATTATCAAACAGTTCCGTAAGCCGTGGGAACGTAATGAAAAGAAAGGTCTCGATGTTATTATGGCAGACATTTCGAAACATGGCGAAAAATCCGATTCAGAGATAACTACTATTGTTGAACCTGAAACGGAGATTACTGAATGAAAGAAGATTTAATTACGGATATTTGGACTATTGTTATTGAACATATCCCTGAGAAAGCAAGAAAAGATGTTGCAGCAGATTTTGTAAACGCTTTGCTCGATCATGGGATTAAAGAAAGCGTACTAGAAAGTTTAATGGGCGTAGATCCATATCTAGATCAGGCTATTGAATATGCAGTAGACGGTGAAGAAATCGAAGAACAAGACGAAGAAGATTACGAGGATTAAATGAACTGGTACCACAAGGTTAGTAAAGATATAAGCAATATTCCCGATGCTGTGGCTTATTATGAAGCTGAATTAATTCATGCAAAACAAGATGTCCGCATAGCGGGAAACATTGAGAAGGCAAGTTCGCAAATGCCCGGCATTGTAGAAAATCGCTTTAATCAACTTCAAGAAATTGAAGGTATCCTTGAGTACTTACACATTGAACTTCGTAGACTTCGTAGTCAATATTTTCGCAAGTATCTTGAAAATTATCAACGAGCTTTATCTTCTAGGGACTGTGAAAAGTTCGTAGAAGGTGAAGCTGACGTTGTAGACTTTGAAAAAATTATCAACGATTTTGCCCTATTACGTAACAAGTGGTTGGGCATTATTAAAGCACTTGATCAGAAACAATGGCATCTAAGCAATATTGTTAAATTACGAGTATCAGGATTAGAAGACGCCAGTCTTTAAACACAGCTATAATAGTAGCAGATAAATATCTGCATGAAACGTATTATACTTGTCACTGGTGGATTTGATCCACTACATTCTGGGCACATTGCCTACTTCAACGCAGCAAAAGAGTTAGGCGATGTTTTAGTCGTTGGTATCAATAGTGACGGCTGGCTAGAGCGTAAGAAGGGCCAAGCCTTTATGCCTAGCGCAGAGCGTGTTACGATTATAGAAAACCTAAAAATGGTTAGTCATTGCATCCTGTTTAACGATGATGACAACACTGCTATAGAAGCCATCCGCAATGTTAAGATGCTGTATCCCAATGATCGTATTATTTTCGCCAACGGCGGAGATCGAACATTAGATAATATTCCAGAAATGGATAGCGGTGTAGACAACATAGAATTTGTATTCGGAGTCGGCGGCGAAGATAAAAAAAATTCTAGTAGCTGGATATTGCAAGAATGGAAGGCTCCTAAAACTGAACGACAATGGGGATATTATCGAGTCCTGCATGAAGTTCCGGGAATGAAAGTTAAAGAACTTACAGTTAATCCCGGATGCAGTCTTAGTATGCAGCGGCATCAACTACGTGCAGAATATTGGATTGTTAGCGAAGGCAATGCAGTAATTAATAGCCAAATGAGCAGCGGTTATGTATTGCCTGCAACAGTCCTAGTACCACATGAAGAATACAATGTACCTGTTAGAGAATGGCATCAATTAACAAACCCGTTCGATGTTCCTGTTAAAGTTGTTGAAATACAATACGGCAATAGTTGTGTCGAAGAAGACATTGAAAGAAAATGATTAACGTATTCATTGGGTACGACACTCGTGAGGACATTGCATATCAGGTGTGTAAACACAGCATTCTGAGCAAACAGTCCAATGCGGTTGTTACGCCGTTAGTACAAAAAGAACTTAGAGATTCTGGTTGGTATACGCGATCAATTGACAAACTTGCAAGCACTGAATTTACATTTACACGATTTTTAGTCCCGCAACTTTGCAATTTTAACGGTTGGGCAGTGTTTATGGACTGTGATGTGATCTTAACTACAGATATTGAAGAACTAGTTGCACAAGCAGATGACCGGTATGCAGTTATGTGTGTGCAACATGACTATACTCCTAAAGAAGGCACTAAGATGGACGGCCGGGCTCAAACGGTTTATCCCCGCAAGAATTGGTCAAGTGTGATGCTAATAAATTGCGGGCATCCTAGTAATCGAGTACTGAATATAGATCTTGTAAATGATCCCGAAATTAATGGTGCATATTTGCATCGTTTTAGTTGGCTCAAAGATGAGGAAATTGGAAAATTAGATCATACTTGGAACTATCTAGTAGGAGTTTATAACGACATTACCCGTCCTAAACTAATACACTATACAGAAGGCGGCCCTTGGTTTGAAAACTACCGTAATTGTGAATTCCATAATGAGTGGAAAGACGAATTGTTTGAAATGATGAAATGATATTTCTAAGTAAAGACGGACAAGACGAATATATTAATATGTTTGCCAAGGGATGCAACGGCGTTCCGATAGACACTGAAAAGTTTGTCTACGCAGAATCTACTGATCCTATAGTATTACGTGGCATTCTCAAACATAAAATAATGAAACAATGCTGGCAAGATAGTAGAGATTTCTACTACATTGATACTGGTTATTTTGGAAATGAACGCAACACTAACAATCCTAACGGATGGAAATATTGGCACCGCATTGTAAAGAATGACTTACAACACAGCAATATTATTACTAGGCCCGACGACAGATTTAAACAGTTTGATAAAAAGTTTAGACCATGGAAAAAAGACGGACGTAAGATTTTAATTGCGGCTCCGGACGAAAAACCTTGTAAGTTCTACAGTATTACTAAAGACGAGTGGATAAAACAAACTGTAGACAATATCAAGCAATACACTGATCGTCCTATTGAAGTTAGAGAACGAGCAGCAAAGCGCATTGATAGAATTGCTAATGACACTCTTCAAAATGCATTAGATAACGACGTATTTGCTCTAGTTACTTACAATAGCGTAGCCGCAATAGAAAGTATATTTCATGGTATACCTGCATTTACATTAGCTCCGACTAATGCTGCGAGTCCTGTAGCATTACAGGACCTAAGTCAGATAGACACGCCCTACTATACAGATCACGATAAATTATATGCATGGGCTTGCCATTTATCGTATGGTCAGTTCCATAATGATGAAATGAAAAATGGAAAAGCATGGAGAATATTACGTGAAAGTTAAAATTTTTATGAATACTGCCGGCACAAATCACGAAAGAGACATTCTTCGTATGATGCACGACGGTATCAAAGATAAAGTAGAACCAAAATCTAAACAAAAGTTTAACGAGTGGAAACAAATAAACAAAGAATTAGGTCTAGGTGCCGGAGTCGAATATGCATACAACGAAAAGTATTCTACATGTGACGTAGGAGTCATGTTAGGCAGTTGGAAAACAGATCGTTCTAATATACATCATATTGTTAGATGTAGCATTGCTGATCAATCAACATGTTTTATTTGCGTTGAGACACCGTTATTAGGACGTCAAGTACTTAAAGAAAATACACATCAGCGTGTAGGTATAAACGGATTTTTAAATCGTGCTGCTATTTTTGGAGAAGAACTAGATTACCCAGATGATCGATTAATAGATTTAAAAATTAACTATGCAGGATGGAATAAAAATAAAGGCAATAAAATTGTAGTTGCCTTACAACTTGCCGGTGATGCTAGTTTAAGACATAACGATATTAACGAGTGGTGTAAAGACACTGTAGATGAGCTTAGACTCCATACAGATAGACCTATAGAAATAAGAACGCATCCGGCAATGAGTGCAAAAGGATGGGGTAGTCACGAAGAATTATTTAGAGACTTTTTGTTTGGTAATTATAAAAATATTTCTTTTGTGAACGGCCGAGAAGTTCCTTGGGAAAAACAAATATTAGACGCATACTGTGTAATTACATATACTAGCGGGCTAGCAATTGATGCAATAGTAAGAGGTATTCCAGTTATAGCATGTGACGAAGGAAACTTTGCTTGGAATGTAGCTGAACGCAAATTAAGAAATATAGAAAGTTTAAATCTAGCTAAAGACGAACAAGTAAATCAATGGCTTAAAAATTTAGCCTACTGCCAGTGGACTCCGGCAGAAATGGAAAGTGGTAGGTGTTGGGATCATTTAAAAAGTTCAATCGATAAAGTAATCAACGATCAATGAAAACAGTAGCATGTTATCACCGAACGGTACCTAATGCTAAAAGTCAAGAAAAAATAGATATATTAAGACTTTTTTCTTTAGGTGTACAAGCTGCGGGTGATAAATCAATAGATGTTAATGATTGTAATTATACTTCGTCCGACGTTGGAATTATACAAGGTTGGCTAGGACATAATGCGGGACTAACCTCGCATTTAAAATTAAGAAATACTGTAATTAAAAACCAACTAAAAAATAACAAATATGTTATTACAGCAGACAGTAATTTATTTTTATATGCTAATACATCTAATAAACCTCACCATTATCTAAGGTATAGTTTTAACGGAGTATTTCCTAGTACTGGCATATATTGCGACACACAAGTAGATACTAATCGCTGGAAACAAGTAAGCAAAGACTTAAACATATCATTAAAAGATTATAGAACTTCAGGTAATCATATATTGCTTTGCTTACAGCGTAATGGCGGGTGGAGTATGGGCAATACCAATATACAAGACTGGACTATTAGCACTATAAACAAAATAAGACAGTATACTGATAGGCCAATTATTATCAGACCTCATCCTGGAGACAAGCAAAGTAAAGCAATACTAACTCCTGGAAATCCTCACTGCAGATTACCGTTTTCTAATAATATTACATTGTCTACCAATCAATCAATTATAGATGATTTAAAAAATTGTTGGGCTGCTGTTAATTATAATTCAAGTCCCGTTGTAGGAGCAGCAATTGAAGGTGTTCCTATATTTGTTGCAGACAAAGAAAAAAGTCAATGTGCAGAAATTGCCAACGCAGATCTAGCACAAATAGAAACTCCAGTATTATACGAAAGACAACGTTGGGTAGAGAGATTAGCAATGTTTCATTGGAACTTTGACGAACTAAAAAGTGGCGAGTGTTGGTCACATATGAGGCAATATATATGAAAGTAATTATGCGAGGATTTGAGCCTCCAGTTAGTAAAGTTTATTATCACTGGGATCACGGTCTAGAAAAACATGGCGACAAATACGAAATTATACATAACCCAGTATCATATCCGTTAGTTGATGATGCTGATTGTTATTACCAGACAAATTTGCTTAAACCAAAACATAGTTCTAAAGGCAGAGATGCTACGCAGGGAAATCATTATAAATTTATTTTAGATAGTGAGAAACCGTTTGTTGTATCCGAAAGTAATCCTTTTAGAAAATACGCCGGATATTCTAGATTTGGGTGGACCAGTTATAAATGGACAGACGCAAACTGCAACAATTCAAATGTCGGAGATGAGAGATGGAATCAGTATCAGTCCGCTACTAACATCACTATTAAAGACTGGCATAGTCCTGGAAATAACATCATTATCATGGGACAAAAAGAAAATGACAGTTCATTGATTTCTCTTTACGAAAAATACGATACATTTTGGGATTGGGTCATAGAAGTGGTGTTGACTGTAAGAAAATATTCAGATAAGCCTATTAAAATTAGACCTCATCCTAAAAATATTATAAGAAGTGTTCGCGGAATTAAAGAAACTATTTCTAGATTAAACATTAAAAATGTAGAGTTAGCAGAACATACGCCTGAAGGCGGAAATCAAGGCGGTGAGTCATTAGATAAAGAATTATCCAACGCTCACTGTGTTATTACATATAATAGTTTAAGTGGCGTAGAATCAGTATGTGAAGGAATTCCTACGTTTGCCTTAGATAACGGTAGTATGGTATGGCCGGTTGCACACACTGATTTAAGCCAGATAGAAAAGTTAAACTACAACATGCCAATGCAAGAATGGAAAAATAAAATTGCCTATACTATGTGGAATAAAGAAGAAGTTAGCTCCGGAGCTTGTTGGGCTCATTTAAAAGGCGTGTATTTTAAATGAACGTTTACATTTATCTTTTTACAAAGAATAGTCCGTTGTTTTGAATCCATGCCTTTTTACTGACTTTATCTTTCTTTACATTCATCGTAGTTACTTCTCTAATTTTTTTAGTTGTGTTTGCATCGTAACTAAATCCATAATGATCAAATACACTAATCCAATATTCTTCAGTATTGCAGTTAACATGATGGTGACCGGCCTTTCCGGGCGGCGCAAAGGTAATTAGCGCATACTTTCCTTTTGCGAAGTCTTGCATATAGTTGTCTTGATATTCTTCGTATACATGTTCTAAAAATTCCACACTCCAAACTAAGTCTACAAACATGTTAAGAGGACTCGGCCCTACGGTATAATCGTGTATAGTAATCCATAAAGGATCAATATCTCTTTCAACTGTAAAATCTCCATCAATACCAGAAGCCGCAATTCCGTTCTCTCTTGCAAGTTTTACCATTCCTGCAGGACCGCAGCCAATGTCTAGCATTGTTTTAATATTAAACTCTTTTTTAAGAAAATCAAGTGTACCTTGATCAACGTGTGTGCGACCTTTATGTCCGCCAAGGTGTTCAGGTAATTTATTCATTTCCAATATTCCTCTGTTCTTTTAATTTTTAAATCGCTTAATTTGCTGCGGCCAATTGATTTGCGATCACCTTTTAAATGATCTAAGTAGGCTCCCCATTCACTATTAATTAATGGGTGTCCTTCGCCTGATATTAAATGACTGCTCCAATCTAAATTGTTTAATGTCTTAAATTTTGTCCTAGCGGCATCAAATACAAAACTATCATGCCATTCATTTAATGTAAAAATACCCGATTCTGCATCATCATACATGCGCTGAAATTCTCGTAAGAATGATCTTACTAATGGAGATTTAAGATTCATTGAGTACAGACCACACTCGGTATATTTTCCTTTACGACCAAGAAAGCATAAATCTTTATCGACAGGAATTAATTGCTCTAAACGCTCTTTAGTAATAGGACTATGACAAATTGTGTCAGCATCCATCCATACTAACACATCTGCATCTGAATACTTTGCACAATCAAAAATAGCATAAACTTTATGAGCAAAGCGTACAGCATCCCATTTAAACCCTTTACCTGAATCTTTACGTTTACTACGAATAGGATCAGCGCTAACGTCTCCATTTGCTTTAGGAACGTTCTTCCATTTTTCTTTAAATTCTGTTAATCCTTTAACGTCGTCTAAACTAGTTAATGAAACATGTCCGTGATGGTTGATGATTGGATAACATTTTTCAGGATAGATATGAAGTGTAACTTCTCCAGGCCAATTTTTACAAAAGGTGTCTATCATCTTTTGTGCATACGTCTTTAACCCTTTTTCGTGAAAGGTTGTTACTACTGCTATTTTCATGGTTGAAATTTCCATATGTGGTATACACTATGTTGATCGACACAGCGATAATGATTTTTATATAATGTTTGAGATTTATCTCTACCAATAGGATCATTGCCCTCTATTAAAATTAAAGGGCGCCATTGATGCCATAACGGTAAAGTTTGTTCTAGGCTAGGCAAGTATTCTAAATCTACAAGAATTGCAGTTACATTTATAGCATTCAATATTGAGATTATCGATTCTTTAGGAACTAAGTTCTTAGCCTTAATACTACTAAGCTCATTGGAGAATATAAAAACAGTTTCAAATATATCTAACAGATCAGTTAATCGTTTGAACCCATTGCCGATGACTACTGCATTTTGTGGATGCTTTGATAACTTAGATAATCTTTTTTTAAACTTGTCCATAAGAATCATTAAATACTACTATATTTATAGGATCTTATGCGCTTCAGATTATATCGAGAACACGGTGCCCTAAATAGTCAACCCATCTTTGATGCGTTTGAAGCTGGCTTGAAATTGCTTGGGCACGAAAGTGTAAAAACCGGAGATGCTATTCCGGTAATTTGGTCAGTATTGTGGGCCGGCCGAATGGCTGCTAATCAAAAAATTTATGATGAAAGTCGATCCGCCGGAACTCCTATAATTATACTTGAGGTGGGCAGTCTTGTAAGAGGTACTACTTGGAAAGTTAGTGTTAATCATATTAATGGACTTGGAATATTTGGTAATGATATTAACTTAGATACTGATCGTCCAACTAAGTTAGGAATTAAGTTAAACCCAATACAAGAAAAAAGACGGGGAGATATTTTAATTGCTACCCAACATTCGCACAGCCTTCAGTGGGCCGGAATGCCATCTATGAAGCAATGGACTGAAGATACTATTGAAAAAATTCGACAATATTCTAAAAAAAGAATTGTGGTTAGATATCATCCTAGATCTCCTTTTCCATTAAAAATTAGAAATATTTTTATAGAAACTCCAAAAAGAATAATTGGGTCGTACGACGATTTTGATATTTTTTATGGGTATCATTGCGTTATAAATTATAACAGCGGTCCTGCAGTTCAAGCAGCAATAAATGGTATACCAGTTATTTGTGACCATTCAAGTTTAGCAGGTCCGTTATCTGGTACAATTGAAAACATCAACAACATTGTACTACCAGATAGAGAAGACTGGTTCTTAAGGCTTTGTCACACAGAATGGACTATTGGTGAAATTACTAAAGGTATACCATTAACAAGATTGTTGGGTAAGATTAGTTGACATCTGTGTTGGGCGGTGCTATAATAGTTAAATGCTATCATCACCTCGCTACATCGAAGACATTTTTTCTGATTTTTATCACGCCTCTATTTTTGACATAGACATCCAGCATCAAGATCAAAGTGCTAGCCAAAGTTTCTATGCGTCTATCTTAGACAGTAAACCGTTGACTCAGAATCAAGCAAACTTCTTGCTAAAGATACTAGACAAGTATAAAGTAGTAATGGCACGGCACGGCCTTGATTATCAAGACGATATCAAAACACCAAAGTGGAAAAGTCCTTTTAGGATTATTGATCTAACCAAAAGCATTTGGGTTGAGCAAGATGAGCACACGGTCCCTGTGGTTTGTATGAAATTTCCTTACCAGATCAAAGCTGCATTTGAATCTGAATTTAGAGATTTAGTTAATGGCACTTGGGATCACGAAAGGAAGATGCGCCGTGTGTCAATTTATAAATGTAACTTAATCCAACTGCATGACTTTTCTGTAAAACACAATTTTGAAATTGACGATACCTTGCTAATAGCACTAGGTGAAGTTGAAGAAATTTGGGCTGCTCCTGAAGAGATTTCACCAGCATCTGCCTTAATTGCAGATTGGGTAACCTTACTGAACTCTAGTAATGAAACTAATTTATGGTGGAACGAACACTGCACAGGAAACTACTCAAAAGATCTAATGTTGGCAAAGAGTATGGGCTATTGCTACGAGGGCATGCCGTTTAGCACTGTTGAGAAGATTGCAGCATCGCAGTCTAATGCGTTTTGGATTAAAACTAATAAAGAGCTACTGGACCTGCACCATCGAGTAGGCGGCAAGATGTGCATTGTGCTGGATCGTGTAAGTGATACTATTAATTGGTTAACAAAATTTGCAGAAGATATTGATCGGTCGGATATTAATCGCAACAAAGTTAGAGTTTGTTTCAGAGCAGAAAAAGGAGCAAAGACTGACATAAATGAGTGGATTAAAGATAATGGTTTCGGCGGCAAGGTTGAAGATGGTGACATTTTAATCTTTGAACAAAAGCCGGCAAAGTGGTTGTTTAAAGAACAAGATTCTGTTACACTATTAGTTACAAACAACATTTATCCGCCTACAAGCATGATAGCAAAGGATTGGTTCAATACTCATCCTTGCGTAATTTTCCTAGGCGATATTAAGCCATCAGAACAAAAAGGACAACCAATTGTCGAGCTGTAAACTTACAATCAGAGACGAAGTAAACATTAAGGTAGACGGACTTAGCGTAGAGACACGACGTAAGATTGTCAACAAATTAAAATTTGAGCTGCCATATGCACGACATATGCCGTCATATAAATTAGGAAGATGGGATGGAACTAAAACCTATTTCAGTATTGGTGGTACTGGTTATCTTGCACATTTGGATGTTATACTACCTATTATAGAAGAAGCCGGATACGAAATTGAAGTAGAAGATCTACGTGAACATCATGAACTAAAATTTCCACAGATTGATGGGAACTATTGGGCCGATCGAGGTAAGACTTGGCCTAAAGGACATATAGCAGCAGGACAACCAGTTGTACTTCGAGACTATCAATTTGATGTAGTTAATAAGTTCTGCGAGAATCCGCAAGCATTGCAAGAAGTTGCAACTGGCGCAGGCAAGACGCTTACCACAGCAACATTAAGTCATTTGTGCGAGCCATATGGTCGAACTATGGTTATTGTTCCTAACAAAAGTCTCGTTGTGCAGACTGAAGAAGATTATAAGAACTTAGGTCTAGACGTTGGAGTGTACTTCGGCGATAGAAAAGAACTAGGAAGAATGCATACTATATGTACATGGCAAAGTCTAAATGTGCTTGATAAGAAAAGCTACGATACCGCAGTATTGAGCCTAGCTGAATTTATTGAAGGCGTGGTTGCAATTATCATTGACGAAGTACACCAAGCTAAAGCAGAAGTTCTAACAAAACTACTAACTGTTAACTTTAAAAATTGTGCTATTCGTTGGGGATTGACCGGTACAGTACCTAAGGAAGCATTTGAGTTTCAAGGCATCCTTGCAGCTATTGGTCCAGTTATTAATCGAGTATCTGCACACGACTTACAAGAAAAAGGTGTGTTAGCACAACTAAACATTAATGTATTACAGACTAACGAAGTAGAAGTGTTTAGAAGTTTCTCAGACGAATATACCTTCTTAGTTACGGACGATAGTCGATTGACCTGGATGGCAAATAAAATTAAAGAGCTGTCGTTGACTGGCAATACTCTAGTATTAATCAATCGTATCGATACTGGTAAGCAACTAATTGAAAGAATACCAGAAGCCGTCTTTGTCAGCGGCGGTATGAAATTAGATGATAGGAAAGAATCATATGATGAAATTAAAACAAGTACTAATAAGATTATTGTGGCGACTTATGGTGTGGCCGCTGTGGGCATTAATATTCCTAGGATTTTTAATCTGGTTCTTTTGGAACCCGGAAAGAGCTTTGTTAGGGTTATCCAGTCTATTGGACGCGGTATTAGGAAAGCGGAAGACAAAGACCATGTAGAAATTTGGGATATTACATCAGCTTGCAAATACAGCAAGAGACATTTGACAGAAAGAAAAAAGTTTTATAAGGATGCACAGTATCCTTTTACAATTACCAAGGTAACTAGATGAGAATTTTAACACTAAACAATAGGTCATTTGACCTTAACGACTTACCAGATGAGGTAGATGAAGATACTAGATTTTCAGTATTAGATAATTCTAATCCTAACGATCCTGACTTCTTTTTCATGCCACTGATCTTTTTAGAATCTTTTAATAGTCCGGCTATTTTGTTAAATATTGGCGGACACGAAATTCAAATGCCTTTAGATTGGTGCATGGTAGTTGGCGATAAAGAATGTGGGCTTGATCCAGAAGTATTGCCATTGACTAGCATTAACGAACGTGGATTTGATGCATTGTGTTTTAATCCGATAAACGGATTTAGAGCAGAGTTTATGCCGATTGAGATTGTAAATATATACCAAGACGTAAAATGGTATTTCCCTAAAATGAAAAACGGACACTTGCTTACTGTTCCATTGCATGACGGTCCAAGCCCTCCTTGTGTTTATTTTGTTAAAGAAATATCAAGGCAAAGTGAAATTGTACAACTAGATAAGGTGATTTAATGCCTCAATCATATATGGTTGATCACCGGAGAATATCTAGCGAAGTAAAAACATCACTGCTTCCTAGACGGTGTTATCTCAGTGGAAAAAAATTATGGCTTAAACGGTGTCGAGTAATATATACAATACTAACTGGCCCCGGCGATGCGATATATGAAACGCATTGGTGCGACCCAGCAGAATTTTTATTATATGAATTAAGGAGAACAAAATGAAAGCAGGCAAGGTTTATAAAAGCAGGAAAAATGCTAAATACTTTTATGAAAGTATACTGGATAAAAAATAAAGAACATAATGATATAATGACTCAAGGATATATTGGCATAACTGTAACCGAAGGACGTGGCAATAGAATCTGGGGTCATTTTAATAAATTACAAAATAAGTCTCATCCTAATCCACATTTACAAAATGCTTACAACTTATATAAAGATTTAGAAGTAGATATTATATTTGAAGGCACTGAGGAAGAATGTATTGCCAAAGAAGTTGAGCTGAGACCTACTAAAGAAACAGGTTGGAATATATTAGAAGGTGGTGGCATGCCACCGAACCATAACGGAAAACATTGGTTTACTAATGGTAAGAAAAATACTTTAGCAGAAGATTGTCCTATAGGATTTCGATTAGGTAAAACACAAATAGGTGGCGAGCAACACGGGCACTATAATAAGCCTAAAAAATATAAAACAGTACAAGTTCACTCTTTTGCTGATAGAAACATTCCGTGGAATAAAGGAATTGTCGGAGACAAAAAAGAACAAATTAGTTGTCCTCATTGTAATAAAAAAGGAGGTAAACCGTCTATGACTAGATGGCATTTTAATAGTTGTAAGGAGAAAAAATAATGGGAATTCGCGCTGGTAAAGTATGGGGGGCCACTGAACTCCTCGAAGCAAACGGTGTATTAGAATTTCACCGTATTGAAGCGTCGGCAGGCGGCGTATGCTCAAAGCATCGACACAAATACAAATGGAATGGCTTCTTTGTAGAGTCAGGTGAAATGATTATTCGAGTGTGGAAGAACAACTACAATCTAATTGACGAAACAGTATTAACTGCCGGCCAATATACCAAAGTTGCTCCAGGTGAATATCATCAATTTGAAGCTGTCACTGATTGCATTGCCTTTGAATTATATTGGGCAGAGTTTGATCATGCCGATATCGAGCGCGAAACAGTAGGACATGCAAAAGATGGGAAGTCTTAAACCTGGAGCAACATATATCTACGAGCGTAATGGTGAGGAAATATATGCTCGCGAGTTCGGCGAAACAGATCGTACATTAGTTGGATACAAATACGAAATGGGAAGAACTCCTGATCCTCGAACAAGTGACGGACGCCCGCTAATTGATCACATACGAGAAGATAAACTTTGGGGCAGCATTCGGAGAGAAGCAAAGACAAATACAGCTTTACAAGCAGCATTAGACCATGCTATACTAATATATCACTTGAGTAAAGACGATGGGCAAAAATAAACACGTAGATCTTTTTAATGACATGATTCCTGCTGTTGATCTCGGTATCAAAGAATTGTGGGACGCTGCTACTGATGAAGGCAAAAAAGAAATTAAAGGCGACTTCTTCAATCTTACTAGATATATCAGCAGTGTTAAGAGCAATAACAGAGAGCTACAAGAACATTTTGTATTGACTGTCAATGAATTCTACAATAAGAATTGGAATGACATCCAGAAGCATCCTAAGTTAGTATGGCAGACTTTATGTTCGTGTAGTCATGAAAGCAAGAAGAAACAGTTCCACGAATGGATTCCGTTAAAGAAGCAGAAGAATAAAAAAGTAGCGTTCTTAGCGGAACTGTTTCCCGATATGAAAATGTCGGACGTTGAAACTATGTCTATAATTACAACCGATAAAGAAGTAAAAGCATACTGTGAGAAACTTGGTTGGGATAAGAAAGAAATCAATGCAATTAAATTTTAAGTGCGAACATTGTGAAAAACTATTTGCTAAAGAAAAGACTTTAGTAGTTCACATCTGCGAACAAAAACGTAGGCATTTAAGCAAGGGCGAGAAACATGTTCAGATGGGGTTGTTAACATTCCAACGTTTCTACGAGCTTACACAAAAAGCAAAACAGGCAAAGACATTTGATGAATTTGCATCAAGTAGTTTCTATACAGCCTTTGTAAAGTTTGGCAGCTTCACTGTTAATACTGCTCCTATCTATCCAGAACGGTTTGTTGACTTTGTTATCAAGAGCGGAGTTAAACTGGATCACTGGTGTAGAGACGAATTGTATGACAAATATATTAGCGAGCTTATTAAGATTGAGCCAGCCGATGGTGCAATTCAGCGTACTATAAAAACTATGATGGATTGGGCTGATGATAATAAATCACAGTGGGAGCATTACTTTGCCTATGTCAATTTAAATAGAGCTACGCATGATATCAAAGAAGGACTGGTCAGTCCTTGGATTATATTAAATACCAAAGCTGGTAAAGAGATGCTGAAAGGCATGAATGATGAGCAACTGGCAATTGTAGGGCCAGTTATCGATCCGCAGTTTTGGATGAGACGTTTTAAATCTCTGCCAGCAGATACAGAATTAGTTAAAGACGTCATCAAGGAGGCGAAGATATTATAATGGCAAAACGACCTGAAGAAGAAATTAAAGAAATAGAGTTAGCTGAAAACGAAACTTTTATTTCAGATGACGACATTGATGTTGAAGTTGTAGTAACTGAAGATACTAACGAAGTTTTTGTAAAGTTTTCTGGCTTTGCTGACAGCGAGGATGCTGAGGAATACGCACAGTTCCTAGCAGAAACATTACCTTTACTTTTATTCGAAACAACAAGAATACAATAATGCCAGATATTGATATTGACTTTTTAGATAGAGAACACGCATTAACATTGTTTAAGCACGTTGGTGCTAGTCGTGTTGACAATAACAAACTAGTTAAACATAACACTGGAGTTTACATGCACGAAGTTCCAGTTGACGCAATTACTGGACTGTGCAGTGTTCCTTATAATGAAGCAGATAACGAAGGATACTTTAAAATTGACTTTCTTAATGTTGGCATTTACAAAGGTGTAAGAGATGAAACTCATCTTGTAGAATTAATGAACAACGAACCACTATGGGACTTACTAGAGCAGGACGATTTCAGTAATCTGCTGTTTCATGTAAACGGTCATGGTTCTATTCTGAGATCAATGAAGCCAACTAGTATAGAACAATTAGCGGCAATTTTGGCAATGATCCGGCCTGCGAAACGTTATCTAATTGGAAAAGATTGGACTACGGTAATGAACGAGGTATGGACAAAGCCAGCGGGCGATGAATACTTCTTTAAGAAGTCCCATGCCACTGCATATGCTGTTGCTATTGTGGTGCAGATGAATCTAATCTGTGAAGGAATTAGTTACGGATTTAGTTAAGTAGGTTTTCTGACTAGAGTAATTGATTTACGTTTGATACGTTTTACAATAATATTGTTTAGGCTTGTGCATGGGCCAAACATAACTTTTACATCCTTAGTTGAAAAGTTTTTAATAATATATCGGAATCCTGCAATTTCTCTTAACAGAAAAATATTAATAGGAATTTGACGATTTGACTCCCACCACCATGCTTCGCCTAGCTCTAAAAATTGAGTCCGCTCTTCTTCCGTCTTAATAGAAGTATAAATGTACATACTGGTAACTTGTGCATCTTGATTAATAATAATACCCACGTACTCTTGATTGACGTGGTTAATGACACTAATAAATGGGAAGTTTTCTTGTAAGTTTTCTGTTATTCTCATTGCTAAATATTATAAAGGGTCCGCTAGTGTATGCAACTTAATTCAGTTTATTTATATTCAAATAAGATAGATGTCTTTACAAATGCACTAGCCTCATGGAAAACAGAGAGGTATCGTCAAGTGTATAATCGCAATCTAAAAATATTTCGTAGTGTTGACAATCGTATTGATTTACAGGTGCGCAACAGCGACGAAAAGTCTGCAAACATAACTGGGTCAACATTGGTATTTAACCTAGTTACTAGAGACACCAAAGATTTAATATTAGCTAAGGACTGTATAGTAGTTGATGCTGCCAAAGGTAAAGTTTATGTTGTTATTACTGAAGCAGAAACATTATCACTTGAATCTGGATTCTACAACTTTACTATTACACAAGAAGTTAGAGAAACTGTAGACTCTACAGATTATTACGTAACCGCCCGAACTCCTATGTATATCGATAGCCAGTATGGAGTTATTGCTACTCTAGAAGTTAGTGGTGATGTGTTTGGGGATATTGCAGAGACTTTAAAAATTAATAAGTTTGCTCGTATCAATCCAGCGACCACTGGTAACACTGAGCCTGTTTATATTACCTCGAGCATCATCGATACTAAAAACTACGATACTGCATCTAGTCTACATACGTTACAATTCTATGCATCAGCAGATTACGTAGGCACAGCTATTGTACAGGGCAGCTTAGCCGAAGGCGGTACCCCAAACGATCTATTATGGACAGACATTGGAGTTGCATTTGATCCTACTACAGACAAGTACAAGAACATTGTAGGAAAATGGAGTTTTCTAAGAGTTCGGCACTATCCAACTGCCGGAACACTTGACAAGATATTATATAGATAGTATACTAGTGCTATGACACTAGTTGTAGACTTATTCAGAACACTAATTCCTACAAGAGCAAAATCTAGCCCAAGTGGCTGGACTAGCTTTAATGCCCCCTGTTGTGGTCATCGCGGGCATGCCGCAGACACTCGAAAACGTGGCGGACTACGCTTTGAAAGCGGAGTTAACTTCAACTGCTTCAATTGCAAGTATACTGCTAATTGGAAGCCAGGTCGTCCAATATCGGATAAATTTAAATCTCTTTGCAAATGGTTAGGTGCACCAGATGATCTAATTAATCAAATGATATTCGAAGCCCTAAAAGCAGAAGCACCTACATACGTACACGTTGATTCGCCAAAGAAAGTTGAGTTTACTCCAAAGCCGTTGCCGGAAGGCAGCTTGCTTTTATCAGAATGGATACAGGTTAACGATCTCGAAGTAGAAGAAAAGATAGTTCCAGTTATTGACTATTTGTTAGGTAGAGGACTTGATCCGTTAGATAAAAACTTCTATTGGACGCCTGAGCCTGGATTTAACAACAGAGTTATTATCCCTTTTAGGTATAAGGGTGCTATTGTTGGAAATACTGCTCGTAAAGTTACACACGGTAGGCCCAAGTATGTGTCCGATCAACATCCACATTTTGTATTCAATCTAGACGCACAGAAAGAAGAACATAAGTATGTGTTCGTTCTCGAAGGACCGTTTGATGCACTTAGTGTAGGTGGAGTAGGTGTACTTACAAATGACATTGCTGAACAGCAAAGAATATTAATTAATGGCCTAGGACAAGAAGTCATTGTAATTCCAGACCAAGACAAAGCAGGACTTGTTCTAATTACTCGTGCTATCGAATACGGTTGGAGTGTTGCATTTCCTAATTGGGAAGATGACATTAAAGATAGTGCCGACGCGGTACTACGTTATGGCAAACTGTTTGTGATTGTTGATGCAATCAAGACCGCACAGAGAGGTGAGATTAAAATCACCATGGCAAGAAATAAACTAGAAGCAAAATTAAAAAGGTTAGAAAATGTTGAAGAAAATAATTGATTTCATCTTATCCCCATACCGAAAGATTAAAGAAGAGAGAGCTTTTAAAAAGCGTCTTGAAGAACTACGTAAACGTGATCCATTTATCTACAAATGATTACCTGGGGAATAAACGCTCTTAATCACGGATCTAGCATTGCGGTATTTGACAATGACGAATATAAAATTAGTGCAGTGTCCGACCGTGATACCTTGCCTTCTGAGATAATTCGAAGAGCATTAGATCAAGGCGCACCAGATCACATCTTTTGGTATGAGCAGCCGTGGCTTAAAAAAGCTAGGCAGGTGTATGCAGGACAATGGCGGCGAGCGTTAGATATGACTGTGCTGCCTAGAAGATACCTAAATGAAAATAGATTGCAGTATGCCAAACTCTCGTATACGCAGCATCATGCTAGCCATGCGGCTGCAGGCTACTATACTAGTCCTTTTAATCATTGTGCTATTGTAGTTCTTGATGCTATTGGTGAGTTTGAATGTGCTACGATTTGGGAAGGTCGTGACGGTGAGATGAAGAAAATTTGGAGTCGTAGATATCCGCATAGTCTAGGCTTGTTCTATTCTGCCTTTACAGCATTGCTAGGAATGACTCCTATCAGGGATGAATACTTACTGCAACAAATGGCAGCAAAGGGTCATCCCGATCGTTATCGCCATCTTGTTCACACATACATGAGCGGGTTATTAACAGCTGGCAAGAACATGCACAAAGGTATAGTTGATTGGCCACACGACACTTTGGTATTATCAGATCAGTACGATGTTGCAGCCGCAGTACAAGCAGTATTTGAAGAACAGATTGCATCAGTGATGTATAAGGCTAAAAAGTTAACTGGAGCAGATAGCCTAGTATACATGGGCGGCTGTGCTATGAATAGTACCGCTAACATAAAAGTAGTTGAGCCTAAATTCAAATACATTTGGTCATTGCCTAGTCCGGGAGATCCGTCTAGCGCTATGGGAGCGGTATTGTATCACACAAAACAACGTGTAGATTATAACTGGGGAACGGTAAAACATATTAAAATTAGTGTTTAAAAATACCAGTCTTAATTGCCATGATAGATAAGAACAAATATAACTATGCCTTACTTCACGTATTTTTAGCAAAAACTGCAAAAATGCATAAAAAAACATCAATAGAATCAACAACTTATAACGTCAATTTTTGCAATAAGACTCTTAAATTAAATTGCAATCTATTTAAAAACTGTGTACAATAACATATATGATAAAAAACTACGATCACGATGTACAAAAACTGTACTTAGAAATGATGATGGCAGATGCAGAAGTATTTGTACGCTGTCAGGGTATCTTTGATCACACTCTGTTTGATCGCAAGCTACAAGATGCTGCAGAGTTTATGAATGAATATGCCAAAAATTATAATGTATTGCCAGACTTTGATATGGTTAATGCAACATGCAGGACTGAGCTCAAGTGTCCAACAGAGATAAAAGAAGGTCACTTAGAATGGTTGCTAGATGAATTTGAAAGTTTCACTCGACATAAAGCACTCGAACGTGCTATTATTGCATCAGCTGATTTACTTGAGAAACATAACTACGGTGAGGTAGAAGCCCTGATTAAGGAAGCGGTACAGATCGGACTAGCCCGTGATATGGGTACAGATTACTTTGCTGATCCAAGAGCTCGACTGATGAGTTTGAAAGACAAAAACGGACAGGTGAGTACAGGTTGGCCAGGTATGGATCGTCGGTTGTTTGGTGGTTTCAACAGGGGCGAACTGAATATTTTTGCAGGTGGTTCTGGCGCAGGTAAGAGTTTGTTCCTGGCTAATCTAGGTGTAAACTTTGCACTTGCAGGACTGAACGTTGTTTATATAACATTAGAACTTTCAGAAGCACTTGTGTCAATGCGTATTGACAGTATGGTAACAGGTGTTAGCACTAGAGAGATCTTTAAGAATCTTGATGACATCGAAATGAAAGTCAAGATGATTGGCCGCAAGTCTGGTATGTTGCAGGTCAAGTATATGCCCAGTGGCAAGACTGTAAATGATATCCGGGCGTATCTAAAAGAATATGAAATTAAGTGTGGTAAGAAAGTAGACGTACTGTTGCTAGACTACATGGACTTGTTGATGCCTATTGGTAAGAAGATTTCAGCAGAGAACTTGTTTGTTAAGGACAAGTATGTATCGGAAGAACTGCGCAACTTGGCAATGGAAAAACAATGTGTGTTCGTAACTGCGGCACAGTTGAACCGAGGTGCGGTTGAAGAAGTCGAATTTGATCACAGTCATATCTCAGGTGGACTTAGTAAGATTCAAACAGCCGACAACGTAATTGGTATCTTTACATCGAGAGCAATGCGTGAGCGTGGTCGCTATCAGTTACAGTTGATGAAGACACGTAGTTCAAGTGGCGTGGGCATGAAAATTGATCTAGAGTTTAATATTGAAACACTACGCATCAGTGACTTGCCAGAAGATGAGCAAGAATCAAATGGTGCAACCAGTCGTGGTACAAGTAGCCTAATTGACAGCATCAAGCGTAAGACCGAAGTACATCGTGAAGAGCCCGATGAAGGAATGCCAGTAGGCAAAGTACGTGCCACTGTAGAAAGTTCAAAGTTACGTGATATTCTAAACAATATGAGTAGTGAAGAAGAATGAATGTAAGAAAGCGCATTACCCTAGCAGAATGGTACAGCAACGAAGATACTATCGAAGTAGACTGGCCCAAGATACATCAAATGGTAGGGCAGGATCATGTAGAGTGGTTGCTAAAGCAGTCGCACGATAAATGTCAATTGGTAGTAGATAAAACCTGTGAAAACTTTGCCCTAGTAGCAGAATTCTATGATGAGCGGCACCTTATGCAGTACCACTTAATGTGGGCTAAATAAGTGTCTGCGCTAGAACGCAATAGGTACGGAGTTTAACATGTGGTTAAGAGAATTTGCAGAAAACTACTTTGTCAGCGTTAACAAAGAGCTAAACCCAAAGGTCTGGGAAGAGGATCAGCTTCGGCCCGAAGTTAAACAGAAGCTAGAAAATATTGCCCGCGTGTTCATTGAGTTTGTGGCTGTTGATCTAGATGTAGTAGACCTAACACTAACTGGCTCCAACGCTAATTATATGTGGACCAAGTACAGCGATCTAGATCTACACGTTATTATAAATGGCACAATAGATGCTGCTACTCGTGAACTATTCATGGCTAAGAAAGCATTATGGGCTGAACACCACGACATTACTATTCGCGGACTGCCTGTAGAATGCTACATCCAAGGCGAAAAAGAAGCACATCATTCTAGTGGCGTGTACAGTATCATGAACAGCAAATGGCTAATGGTTCCTCGCAAGCTGAAACCAAAAGTTGATGACTCGGCTGTGGAAAACAAACTGAATGCTATGGTACATGACGTCACTGCTGCCGTGACCGGGGGCAACCGTAAAAAGCTAGAGCAGGTCAAAGAGCGTATTACCACAATGCGCAAGAGTGGGCTAGAACGTGCAGGCGAGTGGAGCATAGAAAACCTAGTGTTCAAGGCACTGCGCAACATGGGCATCATTGATCAGCTTTCAGAGAAGATTCGTGAACTAGAAGATCAAGAACTCAGCTTGTAATCTTAACTTATCTAATTCTGTACCCGAGATATAAATACGCATATTACAGCACACGGGGCACACCATGTTACACATAATAAACACGTTGGAAGATCAATTCGCAGCATTGATCAAGGACGATCCAGTACGTCCAGAAATCCCGCTGGAGAGTAGGGTTAATAGTAACAGTCAAATCTTTGTGTTAAAAGATGATAATAATCGTCCGTTAGCAGTTACCTGTGTAAAGTTTCTCAGTGATATTCCCAGCAGTGTAGAAGCATTGGCAGACACAGTGATTAATACTAATACCGCAGTGTTCTATACTATTTGGAGTTATGCGGCTGGTGCGGGTAAAAGACTAATTCAGGAAGCGCAAGCTGAAATTCGTCGTGAGCATCCTGAAGTTGAGAACTATGTGACACTAAGTCCCAAGACTGAAATGGCTCGCAGATTCCATCATAAAAACGGTGCTGAAACATTCCGTGAAAATGAAGACTCGGTAAACTACCGCTACAAGTAATTAGCTGCTGCGTCGAACTGAGGGAGTGTATGTTTCTAAAAATCCTGTCCACTGAACGCCGGTACGTGCAGTCATTTTCGCAGCCAATTGGTCTGCTACTTGCTGTGCAATTGCACGTTGAGCCAGAGTAAATCTAGAGCCATCTAGCTCCTGATTCTTTACAGTTTGTCCTGTAGCTGACCGAGCTTTGACTATTAAGTATTGTTGTTCCATGCAGTTATTTATCCGGCAGTCTGAATTGATACGTTAGGAATTGTGAAAGTGCTGCGTGTATACCTGTTCAGCAAAGTTACTGTGATGCAGTACACTTGGATGGTGGTCAGATCCTGCTGTGGGTATGTTAGGATCATGGATCACACGGCAGCTGACATGATCCACTGCCATCTTATGCCATTCTGTTGGATTAGGTATAGTGTATGGCGTTTTCAATGAAACGTCAAGCTGTTGTCTAGCTGTTTCAAGTTGCTCTAGATATGATTCAGGTTCTACACTTAGATGTATAACGTCTGCACCAGTTGCTCTAAGAAAGCCATCAGTCATAGCCTGTAAGACTAGACTGTTGTAGTAGCGGTCGTATACGCCCATAGGATCAAATGTATATCTTGAAGAATTATGTATATAGGTGTAGATGCGATCGTCGATATCGTGGGTACTTGCTGGCGAAAGACTTAGACCAAACAACTTGTTAAATCCCGGTAACACCTTAGTGCGCCAAAAGGAAGTATCAACAAGGTGGGTCAGTGGTACTGAGGTTCTAGCTGGCCACTGCAAGCTGACTCGGCTCATATATGTCCACATCACCACAACTTGATCTCCGGGCTGTATGCGGTCTGCTGCCACAGCACACTGCCGGGCAATCTGCTGGAAACAGGCTCCGCGACGTGCATGGTTTTCCACTGCGATCCCTAGTTTATCAGCAAGCAGTGCGGGCCACGCATACGCACTGGGTTTGAGTATATGCTCGTCGGACCAATGCGACTCCCTGCCCAGTGTGGCTAGTTCTGCTGTAGTTAATGGTGGTCGTACCACATCCGGAAGTGCATGTCCCTGGGTTATAGAACAGCCAAATGTGTGTAGTTTTTTCATCAGTAAAGAATCCTTGTGTGTAATCTAATTTTATTATATGGTCGAGAATATAAGCAGGTCAATTTTTATTCTACCTTGACAATGTTTAATTCTTTAGTGCTGTCACCAATTGATCCTGTGGGCATGGTATTAAAGGCAATGGAGTACCGAAAATCATTATCGTTGTGTTCCACATGATGCAGCAGTTTGGAAGGGAATAGCAGCAGGTAGCCCGGCTTTATGGGCAATTTAAGCACCTGCCAAGTATGCTGATTTTTTGCATCCCACTGTACCACTGGCCTAAGTGTGAATAGATCTTCTGTTTGGAGAGGATTGTGGAAATTCAAAGGAGCTCCGTCCGTTAGATAAAATACTCCACTCACATAACTATTGGGATGCTGATGAACCCGTATTGGCTCATCACGCCCCAGGGTATTACCCCACGAGCTTGTTACAGCCACTTGATCCACTAGATGTCCCTGCAAACTGACATATGCTTTTGATAACTGCTGGCATTCTAGTTTAACCTCACGGAATACCGGAGCATCAAGTAATCGTTGCGTCACAGTCACAGCGCCATTGCCAGCGGGCTGTTCAATAGTTTTGTCCAGTGTGTTCACGTACTTCAAAGCTGCTGCAATATCCAAACTTTGAAGTTGTGCTACTCCTACCCAGGCACCGAAAATCGGTATCATCTGCATTGCGATTCCTCTAATTAAAACACTGTGTGCTGTGAATATTTATAGTGTGTTCCCAGCACCAGGTTAAACTCTGGCCGGCACCCGCAGATCCAAGGCTGCGAAGCAGCAGCGAAGCGCAAAAATTTTTAAGCAAATTTTCTTACCAATATAGTAGCATATTATGTCACCGAGGCCAGCGTGACAGATACTATACCACCGTAAGCCTGTTGATACAGTTCTGCTACTGCTCTCACACGGAATGTGAGCGTGTGTCCCCGTGCGGTGATTAGTGTATAGGTCATGCTAGTATATAGTGAAACAGAGTCTGCGGCAGAAAAAAAACGGCAGCAAATTTTTACCGTAAATACTGTACAAAGGGACTAGAAACTATATGAAACCACAACAGGTACTGCGAACCGCACTGATTGATACTTATAGACAACATGGCTGGGAAATACCCAACAGCGTGATTGACTATGAATCTGAACTGTTTAGTCTATATATAGATAAACCTGACTTTGAACCTAAGCCCAGCTATGCAGAACAGTATATGACTATGAACACAGTGAGCGAAGCTAGAAGGTTGGCCGATTGCTGTTTCTTCACTCGATCAGTATTTCCCGATCTTAAACAGCATAGAGGTATATCCAGTAGCTACTTTGTGGATATGGGACAGGGCTGCTATGACCGTGTGTACAAAGAAACTGGCTATGCAGTAATGTTAGTGATGCGTGATCACTTTGAGTTTCTAGCAGAGTGCGCTTACACTGCTATACGCATGAACGGTGAGTTTAGATCGATGTGGGAAGACTGAAAAAGGGTTAGGCACAGTGAAAAAAATACAGCGCAGTTTTTTTAAAAGTGGGAAATCAATCCGGTAGCTGTTACACAGCGCCTCTCAGTATGCTCATGGTGATCTCTTGATCTGCTATGCGAAATACGTTATAACACTCTCTTCTAATGGCAGCTTGCGCGGGCTTGGGTCTACGACCACCTGCCGTGCTGGAAAGTGGCTGTAACTGTACGTTATTACTGTTAGCATATAGTTGCAGTATTCGAGCCAGGATGATTCTATTGTGTTCAGTGACGATACAGTGATCTCCCACTGTTAGAGCAACGCCGGCGATATCTTTGTGAGTTAGTGTGTACATGTGTGCTTATACTAGAATGCAGTAGAAAAAGGCTGCAGGGTGTGAAAAAATAGAACAGCAAAAAATTGGGGTGGAGTACTTACGCTTTCGGGGTGGTGATCTGCTACCATACTGTTGTGTATACGCTACAGTACAGTGTGTATACCCCGACCACCACCATGACCCCACCGACCACCTCAACACCTCGGACTCTGATGGGGCAGGCATTTCGACAGGTGACCACAACACAGTTTGGTAGCTGCGTGATCCCAGTTAGGCAACTGATCGATCAACTGTGCGCTGCCTTTAGGATCCCAAGGTGCCACACGCGGGTCTACTACTGCACAGCCTGTAGCTAGTACTGTGCTAGCTGCTAGCAGCGTGGCTAATAGCAGCCTGCGCACTGTGTAAGTAATCATCTAGTCCCTCCTCTTGTTCTGTTGAGTCAAGTGTAACCATCTGCATAAGGCTTAGACAGTCCTGCCGATCTCTATATGGTAGAGTCAGCACAAACTCTGTGACCTTGGTCATGCTGGGCAGTGCCCACATCACTTCCATAAGAGCTTTCTGCTTGTGGGTCAAGCCCTCTATAGTTAGGCTCATAGTACATCCTTAACTACTAACTGTTCTAGTACTAGTGCAATAGCCATCACAGTTAAGAACAGCCATAAGGGCCAAGTAGAGTAAAAAGCTTCTAGTAACATGTCAATTCCGTTGTGTCTGTATGTGTTAATTATAGCAGCTTTTGGATCACATGTCAACCAATTTTCGGATCCGTTGTGCGGTATCTGCAGGGGTGTCACTGGGTACTGTCAGTATAAATCCGCCGTAGTCTACGAAATCGGCACTCTTGAACTCTAGGTCAATGCCCATGTTTCTAAACACTTGATTCACGCTCTTCAGTGTTTCATTGACCGCTACCAAGGCTAGATCGTAGTCGACATCTTCCACTTCTGTGAACTGGCTGAGGATTGAGTCTAGGCTCATCTCACCTTCATTCATGACCAGTAGCTTGTCCATGGCCCGGTTAAGGGTTTCGTTCTGGTAGTCTTCTAGGTAATCGCCTAAGGCATTTGTGTTTATCTCAGCTAGTGCATTCTTTTCTTTACGCATCATTTAGTTCTCCTAGTGTGTTGCTAAGTGTATATTATAGCACAGTTTGGACGACCTGTCAATCTGTCACTTGCCTGAGATCATGCGTTCAACCATTGCTTGCCAAGTGTTTGCAGGCACCTCGGAAAGTGAACCCGGGACAGTTGCATGTTTGTGCGTCCGGGTCGACTGTGTATTCTTTGCCATTGCTGCCTTTGACTGTGATTGCATTTGATTCTTTCTTTGTGTGTTTGAATGGGTTTGGTTTAACTGCTTCGAACTTGCGTCCGCTCTTGCTAAACCCTTTGATTGGGTTCTTAAAGTAGAAAGGCTCGGTGTCGCCCTTCTTGATATAGCTGACTAGATTGTTACCATCCAGTAGATATATGTGTGCGGGGAACAGTCCCCCAGTGATCTCACGTACTGCTTCCATTAGCCCAGCATCTCGATCAGTTCTTTAACTTGCATGGTTCGCTCCTAGTGTGTTGCTGTTTAAGTATTAATTATAACACTCTCTGTCCAAACTGTCAACCCCAAGCTCGCAATAACCCTGCAGCTCCTATGGTTAATGCTACACCATTAACTATCATCTGCGGCCGGTTGTGCACACGCAGATTCCACGTCAAGTAGCAGGCACCTCCACCTAAGCCTGCCACAATGTTCCAAGGATGTTGCTCCGGAAAAAAGCTCATCAGCACGTACATTGTTACTAGGAATACAGTGCCCGTCCATTGCAGTGTATTGTTTAAGTTCATCTATAACCCTTTACGCAGGTACAGTATTTTTGCATTTTAAGTCCTTCTGTGTGTTGCTTTGTATGTGTTTATTATAGCGCACTTTAGCCAATTTGTCAAGTGCGCTATGTATAACCCTACACTTTAGTCAACTATTTGCACGCTTGTAGTACGCAGTGCTTGTTGCGCAAAAGCCACAACACGTTGCAGTTCCTCATTTAAGTTTTCTGCACTTAAATCTCCACTTACATAATTGCATTTTGCTTGTGTAGGGAATACATACTTAACCTCGTCGCCTACAAATTTCTTGTGTACGTTAAAAGCAAACTGTGCTTTATATGTGTTTAGTTTTTTGTTTTTAACTAGTTTAACGTAAGCAATACAAGCTGTGTACATTGTGTTTCCTTTTTAGTGTGTATGCATGTATTATAGCGTACTCTAGCCAAACTGTCAACCAAAATGTTTACAACCCTGCGGCCTGTAGGGTTATTCTTTGATATAAGCAGCACCGTCCTCTTCGGTAAGTTGCAGTCGGGCGCCCTGGGGAAATTGGCTGATCAGTCGAGCCATAAGGGCTTCACGATCCGAGCCCTGTCCGATGAACTCGCCGGTGTCTTTACGGTAAGCGAACAATTGGTCTTCGTCCTGTTCGATACGGATATGGATAGCATCTGGCTCCAATGCAGGATCTAGTTCTTCCCCAGCTTCTTCAGCCATCTCTCGAGCCAACCCCCTCAGCTCTTCCTCTGAAACATTAAGGCGCTCCAGCATTTCGCTAAAGACTCCACTGTGGAATCGTTCACTGACCTTCCAGGTAACTGCCGCACTGATGGCGCCACAGACTGCACATAGAAAAATCACTTCAATATCTGACATACCTTACCCTTAAAAAAAGACCCCAGGATCTCTCCTGAGGCCGTGAGTTGCTGCCTAATCCGGGAGCGAATCGTTTAGGCCGGCACTGCTTCTGTCATCTCGACAGTAGCTTCTTCTTGTGAACCCGTAAATGGATTCTTCTTTACCACGTAGGCAACTGCTGCTGTGATAGCCGCGTTGTCTTTGCCGTACTGGGTGGCGATCAAGTGCTGAGCGATTTCAGTCTTGGTCATTGCGTGTGGAAGATCGATCAACTGGACATCAGTGTGGCCGTTCTTGGCCAGGATCTTGACACGCATTGTGTCGTTAGCAAATCGGATTTTAGTTTTACCTGCCAGCGTTGAAACACCTGCAACTGCGAAAGTCTTGTTAGTAGCCATTTTAAAATTTCCTTCTGTGTGTGTAATGTCGATATCGACAGTTAATTATAACATCTTCTAACCAATGTGTCAACCAATCATTTATCCAATTCGTTGGACTTGAATAGTGACACTTTCCTTCTCGTCTAGGGCGGTGATGAACTCATCGTCATAAACCAGATCCTGCATACTCAAGTCAATCATCTCTTCGACTCGAGCTTCGTCCGCGACACCGTTTCCGGCACACTGGACTTCAAATGTAAATTTAATCGTTCTCATTGGCAGTAGCTCCATCTTTGATCCACTCTGTGAGCTCTTCCTCTTCGTAGACTTCTTCGTATTCGGCCATGCTGCCGCTGATATCAAACATGTCATCAAGCTCATCGCCAATGGCAGCTCGCACAGTGTCCGCCTTCTCACCACCGTATTCATACAGGTCGTCACATCCATCTTCCCACTTGCCCACATAGGCCATGCCGGGTTCGTAGTAGTAAAGGGTGACTTCAAAGCCTTGCTCTATCAGTGCTTCACAGACTGCAATGGGCGGGCTCCAAGCTGAATCAAAGGTGCCGTTAAATCCGAGACCATCACTGTCGATCTCAACACTGTCACTCGTCACATCCCACTTGGTTCCCCACTCGGACACATTGAAGTCATACCAATTGCTGTAGCCATACTTCTCGAGGTTGGCAGCGGTCTTTGCTTCAAGCGCAGCCTGCTCTACAGGATCACCTAGGTGGCCTGATGTAGTATCAAGTAGCTCTGCAGGGCACGGAACTACCGCTTGGCAAAGACCACCATTACTAAATGCATCTGCAAGTCGCTGGATCTCTGATTGCTGACCACCACGGACTGTAATTTGATTTTGGCACCAATTTGGCATGTTCGCTCCTTATGTTTCAGTATTAGACAATTGTTCTTCTATCTTGCTTATGAACAACAGCTCTGCTCGCTGTGCCGCACCCTCGAAAAGCTGACCAATTATACGATATGTCTTTGCCGCGTTCATCTCTGTGACCTCTCCGGCATTGAGAGTTTTCATTGCTTGGCTGATCCACTTGTACTCTGTAGTGGTAAGCATCACGCCACCACCTTTGTAACTACTCTCTGCATACTGTCTTGGAAGATTTTCTGCTGTTTCTTGGTCAACTGGCCGAACATATCAACACACATACTCTCGAAGTAACCTGCGGTATAAGCATGTGAGTATTCAGCTTCTTTACATGCTGCGAACTCTTTCAGTGTCTTTCTGAACTCTTGCTGTGCTGTGCTTGAAAACATTTGCGTTCCTTTTGTGTCTGTATGTGTATATTATACAACCAATCTGCCAATCTGTCAACCAAAATCTTTAACAATCAGCAGGTATAAAATGATCGCTCTTCGTCCTCTTCCTCTTCCTCTTCTTCTTCTTCTTCCTCTTCTTCTTCCAGGATGTCATTCGAACGCATCATATCGGCCACATCGTCTTCGCTCATGTAGCACAGCGCCATCTCTGCCACAGCCTGTGCGCTGATCGAGCCTTTGTCCATCATGGCCAATAATTTAGTAGTTGCTTCACGTGTCATTTTGCGTTCCTTTTGTGTCTGTATGTGTATATTATACGATCAAGCAGCCAATCTGTCAACCAATTTGTCAACTAAGATCAACTGTGGCTTTCCTACAACACGACCGCCTTTGTTGCTGGCGTAGAGCTCTGCTATTGCACGAATGTAGAACTGCTCCACAGTTCCGTTTGGATAGACTACCGTGTATTCCATTATGCCTTCTTCATCATTCGCATCAGTTCATTGTGCAGGTAATCAACTTCATCCTGCGGCACATAGAAGTCACTACGAGGATCATAGTATGCACCCTCTTTGACATCGTAGTAGAGTGGGCGGCCGCCAATGTTAAACGGTCCTTCTAGTCCCTTGCGGGCAGTGTAACCTTGAAGCACATCGTTGACTATTCTGTAACCCATCTCGCTCTCCTTGTTGCTGTCTATGTGTTTATTATAGCGCCTTTTGGACAACCTGTCAACCAATTTAATCTAAAGCCACTCCGGGCATAGGGTTTTTACCAGTCCAGTGATCCATTGTGACACAGATGGGATGCTGATGTACTCCTATCAATGTAATTCGATCTACCTGCTTGGCCATTGCTCGGCACTGCACTTGGGTCTGGACGTACTCCACCTTTTTGTCGATGAAGTCGCCCCCCGGGGTGCTTAACATTATGATCAGCACCCAGTTCATTAGTCCATCCTTGAGCCAGCGTAGACCTTGTCCAAGCCCAACCGCTCTTTCAGCACCTTGGCGTAAGCATACGCACCTGCTTCTTTAACTGAGATGCTCTGGGTGCCGTGACCGCTTGGGTTCCAAATCTGCAGGCTACCTGTGTAGTCTTTGCGGAAGCCAAAGCTCTGAAGCGCCTTGCCCATCTTTGAGTTTGATCGCACACCGTACACGTTAACCCAAGCAAAGCCGCAGGCATCGCGCTCGCCAATCTGGGCAAAGGAAATCGCAGCCGCTGTCTGTGCGTGGAGAGCAGCTTGGGCACAGGCTTCTTGTACGGCTTCTAAGTTAAAGTCTTTTGCATTCATAGTTCGCTCCTATTTGCTGTTTAAGTGTTTATTATAACACCGATCGTCCAAACTGTCAACCAATACCCTTACTTCTTTGCGGGCTTCTGTGCTGCTTCGCTGGCTGCGATCTTGCCTGTGTAAGCACTGCCTGCCTTATGGATCAAGCCAGTTGGAGTGATAGTAACAGTTCCGCCGTTTTTTGTAGTGTAAGTCGTTTGCATTGTGTTTCCTTTTTGCTGTTTAAGTGTTTATTATACTGTCTTTTGGACAAGCTGTCAACCAAAATCTGCATCTTTTGGAAAATACTTTATCGAAGCGTTAAAAAGCCCTACAAGCGGCGATCACTGTAGGGCTTGGGTTATGCACTAGGGCAGGGCCTGCGCCTGCTGTAGACGGTTTAAACAGGTCTTAGAGGTCGAAGTACTCTGAGGGCTCAGTGGGCTCTGGAGCCAGCACACCGATCTCTTCCAACCAATCGTACACTGTCTCAATTGGACACTCTAGCATTAGAGCGATAGTTTTTGGGCGGTGCCCGTCGATATACATTTGCTCGATGTCGTATGCTAGTTCACTCATGCTCATTTGGTTATTTCCTCAATCTTTTGTTTAGTTTTTTCATACAATGTAGGCTCAGTTACTTCTACAATCTTACTGGCGCCTTTGTGTATCGCCGAGTTTACTTCTTTAGAAAGATCTTCTACCTGTGAAGGATAGTTCTGATAGATTAGAAAGCCTAATAGGGCGACTATGATATATTGCATTATGCATACTCCCGATCTTCAATTACAGATAACATATTAGCAGGAACACGCCACGAGCCCTGGACTGTCTTCACTGTGATATACTTGATTGCGATCTTAGTAACTATACCAGTTACATTCTGTCTTGTAATTGAGTTAGTAAAGTTCACGTTAGCGCCAAGACGCAGGCTTCGCTTGGTTGCCTGTATGAGCTGCGCACGGTTCCATTTGACTGCATCGATGATGCTGGCCAGTTGATCGTTGGTCCAAGTGCCGAACATGATTGCTTGGTTGATGTCTTTGATATTCATCTTTCGCTCCTAGTTGCTGTGTGTATGTGTTTATTATACAACCAATCGAACAAGTTGTCAACCGAAATATACCCTACTAGCAGCGGGGTCTGTGGCTGTTAAACCACAGCCCCTAGCACCCTAGCCTACTTCTTTGTCATAGATCACAGTCTGTCCAAACGGACTGATCATGTTGCTACCTTTAACGATGAACAAGGTATCTGCATAGTCCTCGTCACCCCACTCACCGCAAGGGTAGCCATCAGTGAACATGATAAACTTCTTAGGCTGGATATCATTCTCTTTCATGAACTCCCAGTTCACCATGAAGTCAGTACCGCCGCCGCCCTTGGGTTCGTACTCTAACAGGTCTTCGCTGTTGTCATGTGTGATCTCTTCATGAGCATAGATCTCTGTATCAAAGCACCATAGGTTAATCTTGAAGTCTTGGTACTGGTCCATGATGCCTTTGATCTCGCTAAGGAACACAGTTGCATCTTCAACACCAATTGATCCGCTCATGTCAATGGCCACGCATACATCGATAGTCTCATCGTTCTTCATGCCTGGCAGGATAGCACCTGACATCTGGCCCTTACGGCTAGGACGACTAAAGGAGTAATCGTTGCGTACGATACTTTGGATGTTCATACGGATCAACTCACGCCAGTTCATCTTAGGCTCAGTCATGTCCTTGATCAGGCGCTGGATACCCATAGGCACTTTGCCTGCACCAGCTGCCGCCGCTGACTGGATCATTGCCTGCTTGATCTCATCACGGATGGCCTGTGCTTCTTCCTTAGTCATGCCGGGAACGCCCTTGCCGCCCTTGCCGCCCTTGCCTTCTTTGTCTCCTTCTTTGCCTTCGCTAGGAGCGTTGCCGTCTTCGTTAATGTGATCGTCAAGCAGGTCACCAACTTGCTTGAGCAAGTCCTCCATAGAGATCTTCTCAGACTTTTCCCAAAGCTCGTCGTAGATCTCTTCCCATGCCATGCCACGATACTTATTGTCTTGGCAGATATTTACTTCGGTGATCTTGTCGCCGATACGCTCGTCTACAAGGATCTGATTGACTGCAAAGTCCTGTGCAATATTACTCAGCTGACGATCACGCGATCCTACACGACCAAAGTGGTCAAACACGCAATGACAGATCTCATGTGCAAAGAGGAACTCTAGTTTCTTGATAGAAAGTTTCTTAACAAAGTCCACATTGTAGTAGAAGTTTCTGCCGTTAGTTGCGGCAGTTTGGCACCAATCGCTAGCATCAATCAGTTGCATACGAGTAGCCATGTTGCCGAAGAAAGGAGTCTTCAGTAGCAGGGCAATACGGGCAGTTGTCAGTTTCTCAATAATAGGATCATTCATTAGTCGCTCTCCTTAGTATGTATATATTATAGCACCAACGAATCCAATCGTCAACCACTATGTTGTTGTATTACTGCAACAGCCCTGGCGCTTGAATAGGGTGGGCAGGCCCTGCTGAGACAGTCCTGCCCTGCAACGGAGGGGTCTTAATTCTCCATGGCACTTAGAACGTATAAATAAGAGTGAGGATCGCGATGTACCACCATCCACCCTCTCTAACAGTTTATAAGGAACTATCAGCATGAATATTTACACTCCCTACACCTATCTCATAACATTTCTGCCCACAGGGCAACAGTACTATGGTGTTCGTACCAAACGAGGCTGCAACCCCACAGACCTTTGGAACAGTTATTATACAAGCTCTAAGGTTGTACGTCAACTGATCGCTCAACACGGCTGTGGTGCTTTTACAACACAAGTCCGTAGAACCTTTGCCACCAGAGAAGCAGCATTGCTGTGGGAACATCGTGTTCTCCGTCGATTGGATGCTGCCCGTACTCCTCACTGGCTAAACAAGAACAATGGTGATCGCAAGTTCGTCAATGAAGGCAAGACAATGAACGGTAAGAAGCATACCGAAGATGCCAAACAGCGTATGAGTATTAACAGCAGTGGAGAGAAGAATCCCAATTGGGGAGGAAAGGCTTTTACAGAAGAATCACGCAGGAAAATAAGTGAAGCTCGTAAGGGATCTAAACACACACCCGAGTCCCGTAAGAAGATGTCGGCGGCTCAGTCTGGGGAGAACAATCCCAACTATGGTAAGAAGTTCCATTGGTGGAACGACGGCACTCGCAATTCGTTAGTAGAACAATGTCCCGGATCGGAGTGGGTGCGTGGACGCTTATGGAGTGACGGACATAGAGCTAAGATGTTAGCATCACGGCACCCTACATAAGGAAAAAGGTGGGCTACTGCTGAGACAGTACCCACCCTCAATGGAAAACTGGGTCTAAATCAATTTTCCATTGCCACGAGCACATATTTGCCAAATCTTTTATGAAACTCTTCGAAGCTCTTCATCTTTGTAGCATCCAACGGCAGGTTGTAGTTTGTCAACGCTGTCTTCGCACCCATCACTACCAACTCAGTTGGGAAATTGTCCATCATGTAGCGGAAGAAGTTGTCAGCACCGTCGTCCCAGTTCTTGACTTTCTTCTCTGCACGGTCTTTCAACTCGTAGCACAAGCTCACAGTCAAAGAGTACATTGCTGAGATCTCTTTAATCTGCAGGTCCTTGACCTTGCCATCAATGATGTCTTCTGCTTTAGGCAAGCGTCCTGCAATCTTGCGGTGAGCCATAAACTTCACAGCCAAGCCATCACCAACTGCACCACTGATCAAGTTAGTCAGCGTGTCGTTGTCAGTGTCGTCATCTTCCAACAGCTCGCTCACAAAGCTCCATGAACGTGGAGTAGCGAATGCCTTTGAGCTAGACTTAGGATCAAAGTCATACAGGTCTTGCTTGGCAAAGCCCACATAGCCTACGACCTCTGGGTGGATCTTGTTCAGCGTGGCCCAGTCCTGCCAGTCATCAAAGTCTACCTTTGCTTCCAAGTGGACGAAACGGTTAGCCAGTGGAGCTGGCATACGATATGTCACACCACGATCGCCTTCGCGGTTACCAGCGGCAACCAAGTCAACACCATCTGGCAGTTTGTAAGTACCAACACGACGGTTCAGGATCAACTGATAGGCCGCAGCCTGCACAGCTGGAGGAGCACTGTTCAACTCATCCAGGAAGATGATTGCGGTGCTAGTTGGATCTGTAGGCAGCTCTGCTGGAGGCGCCCACACCATAGTGCCTAGGTCGCTGTTGTAGTAAGGAATACCTTTGATGTCAGTAGGTTCCCACAGGGCTAGACGAACGTCGATGACTTCGCGGCCTGCGTCTTCGCCAATCTGCTTGACGATATCTGACTTACCAATACCTGGAGGACCCCACAGGAACACTGGGCGACGTTTCTGGATTGCCTTAGCGATAGAACGCTTGGCACTCTTTGGACCCACTTGACGAACACTAATATCTGCTGACTTTGACATAATAAAGACCCTTCTCAGTTGTTACAATTTGCTTTCTCAGTGTTAATAGTATAACACCAATCACCCTAGTTGTCAAGCTCTTTTTACAAAGTTGAGTTGGGTAGTGTTGTCGCCACGAACACTTTTAATCTTTGCTTTGATACAGATCTTAGTGCCTGCTTCTAAGTTACTATTATACCAGAAATCAACGAAGCTGTCAACCAGTTTTGCAGTAACCCTATACTTGTCATAGTCTTTGCTGTAGTAGCACTTGACAACTTCTACTTCGCCCTGGATCTTGTCTCCCACATTGCCTGTGAGCTGGGTTGAGTTGCGGATGTCGCTGGTTAGATCCTTACGCTCTTGCTCACGGACCATAGCAGCAGGCAGGCAGCTGACAATGGCAAACTCTAGTAGGTTACGGCCGGTGAACTCATCCATCTGTGCAATACGCAGAGCCTGCTGCTCGAACTCGTTGATCTTGCCCGATAGCTGTTTAAGCAGGAAGCCGTTGAAGAAGTGTCGAACTTCACGTCCTCGCTCGATGTCTGCGGCAGTAGCTTCGGTCACAGCATCTGTTCGCAGCCATTCTTTCAGCATCATCTTGTTGGCCTGTGTGATACGCTTGGTGCACTGATTCTCCATCACGTATACATCTTCTTTGAAGTAGCCGCCGTTGACTCTGTCAGCTGCCACTGCCAATCCCCAAACTTGATCTGCTGTAAACATGTTCGCTCCTAAGTTCTTACTATGACGCTAGTATACTATAATTTATCCCGATTGTCAACCACTTTGTTGGAGTTCCAGCCAAGAAAAAAGACTGTGGCATTTCTACCACAGTCCTAAACACTGCCCCGGGAGCGACTACGGTATGTGTTTGAAAACCCCTTAGAGGGTGATGCCCATTGACTTGGCCTTGTAACCTAGAGCCACGATCTCACGGCTGGCATTGCCCATTTCATATTCAGTGACCATAACACCGTTGCCTGCTTTGCGGCTCTTAGCGTAGATGGCATAACCATTTTGACGCAAGCGGCTAGCTTCTGCAGCCAAGTTACCAACGCCTAGATCACTCTTGGCCTGTGCTGGTGTTAGTTTTGCACCATTGTAAAGTGCTTGAAAGACTTTGAATGTCTTTGTATCTTTAGAAATACGTTTCATGTTTAAGTTTCCTTTGTAAAGCTGTTATTTCACAGCATTTAATTAGTATATAACACACAGCGTTGAATGTCAACCCTGCGGTTTACCAATTTACTTCTTTACAGAAACATTAGCTCGAAGGAACGCACCGAAGATAACCACAGCCAACCAAGTGCCGATAGTGTAAGGGATCTCCAATGCAGGGAACAAAGTGTTCGCCGCCCAGATGGTAATGACTGGGCCAATGGCAACCAGCACAACGATCAACAGGATACCTAGAATAATTTTAAGCATTGTCATTCTCCATTTCGTTAATTTCCTGTTGAAGCTTCAGTTCAGCGATTTCTTTGTCGACTTCTTTCTCTGCCCGTCGACCTGCTGTGGCACTGCCCTTCTTGTAGATCTCCCAATAGTGATCTTCACAGTAGCTCTTGCCGCCGATACTCTTTTTGCCGCAGAACGTGTACGGCCACGCCTTTTGTTCTGCGCCAATGAACTGACATGTTCTTGCTGGTCCAAATCCTAAATCCATTATGCGCCCCTCCGCATGATTGTGACTTCAGCCATGCTCTTCCAGTTGTTGGCAAAGCTCTTGCGCAGGTCTGCAACCTTGAGCACAGTGCGCAAGCTCAACTCACGCATCTTGGCACGGTTCTCCATAACAAAGTCTACTACCTCATCACGCTGAACTTCATTGAACTCGTAGCTGTCCAGCATGCCGTCGGCTACAATCTGCTTGATACGCAGGCACTTTTCACGATCAGTGTCCATTTGCAGATCAATGTAGTGGCAACGGCTTTCTAACGCTGCCAAGTGATCTTGCAATTTCTTAGAACGAACGTTCTCGAACTTGATGTTGGTGATAAAGATAGCACCTGCTTTGAATTCGAACTTGTCTGGAATGCCTTCGCTTCGCAGGATGCGGCTGTCAGTGTTCCAAGAGATAGTGCGCTTCTTGCTAGTGTCCAAAGCCGCTTTGAGAATGTTCAAGCTAAGGTCGTCTAACAGTACTGAGTCACAGTCATCGAACACGATAACGTTACCTTTCTCACTGTACTCGTAGAGCTTGCTGTACAGGCCAATGGCACTCATAGCACCCTTCACAATCTCATAGCGTGGCTTACGGTCACCTAGTGCATTGAACAGGTCGTCCTTGCTGAGCACTTCGTCAACACCAAAGCTCTTGCCTACGCCTGGAGGGCCTGTGACAATCATTGCTCGCACATTGCCTTCTTTCACAGCCTTGGTCATGTCTGTAAGTACTTCAAAGCGAGCACGTAGGCGCTCAACAATCTCTTCGTCTGTCTCTTTAGACACAACTGCATCACTGACTTTGATCTGTTCCAAGCTCTTGTCTCCTGCTGGAGTTGCTGACACATCGCCTGACACAACAATGTAGCTGTCTACACCATCACACTTGATCTTGATCTTGCGATCTGGAATGCCTGCATTGCTGGGATTAGCGCTGCCGCCTTCTACTGTAACGAACCCGCCAGTGCTGCCAAACTTGAAACCATCTACAAGCTGAAAGCGTACACCGCTCATGCTGGTCTCGCGGCCACGGATCTTGTAGGTACCATCGTTGATTTGAATAACTGCTGACATAGTTTTCGCTCCTATTTGCTGTTTAAGTGTTTATTATACTGCCAAATGAAGCTGTTGTCAACCTCAGCGGCTGTTGTAATTACGCCACAACTGCTTCTGTAGCCTTTGCTTCGCTCATTGAAACCCACTTGCCGTCTGTAGCGTTACAGCGTACGAACCACGCAGCTATACCGTTGAGCTTGCGCAAGATGTAGTCGTATTCCTCTTGCTGGCATAGGTCAAAGTATTCCTGGATGCTGTCGTACTTGTTGCTCTGCTGGCTATACTCGCCGCGATCACGACCATAGAACAGGCACTGTCCAGCCCACTTGGATTGGAACGCAAGGTACTCATCGCTGCCGTACTTGCCAGGTGCATCAAACGGACGCTTAACACCAATCTCTTCGCCCAGTGTACTGAGGTTCCCCAAGTCCAACAGTTGCTGCACTTTGAACGGGTCCATGTAGTGATTAGTTAGGATAGCGCCTGTGCCGGACAAATAATTATCCCAATGGCAGTAAACTTGCTCTACTGTGCCGTCTGCGTATTCTAAAGCAATAGTTCCGCGAGTTCCCATTTAGTGCTCCTAGTGTGTGTGTGTTGCTGTCTATGTGTTAATTATAGCAAGGTTTTGCCAAACTGTCAACCAAAAAGTTTGTAGTACTTGGGTATTACGTGCTCCAGTAAGTTTCTGAGCTTGGGCTACAGTAGTAGGGCGTGTCATAACGCTCTTGAAACTCTATGCCACCCATTAAGTTTTGTCTGGTCACAAAAGTTTCAAACACGTTGGCTACCACGCCATCCCTACGAAAGTCTTCTGCAAGACACTCAATGTAGTCTTTGGTGCTGGGGGCATAGTCCATCACTTTAATAAAACGCAAGCCTGCCTTGTTTTTGCCGTAGCGCTCATCACGTTTGATACGCTTGTCTGCTTTGTAGATTTCAATTGTGTATTCAGTTAACTTAGACATTTTCAACTCCTGTTTTGCTTTGCTATGTGTATATTATAACAGCTTTTGGATTAATCGTCAACCAAAGACCTTACACATAAAAGGGTGAGTTGAATCCAAGTGTGTTATACACACATTCACACACGGCTGTATCGGTTGCTTCACCAAAGTCTTCGGGGAATCTTTCGGCCAAGTTGGTCAATGCAGTAAGTGTGGTGGGCCAATCATATTGAAGTATGCTGGCCTCTCGCACAACCGCTGCCACTGCATCATTGCCCGACTCTGTGTACATGCTGAAGTTTTTCACACTGTGCTCCTGTTGCTAGTATTGGTATTATAACACTGGTTGGACCATCAGTCAACCAAACTCGTAAAATTTAACAGTAGGATCCACAGCCTTTAACTCCAGGGCCGCGGCGCGGAGCACACGGTATCTGCGGCTCTCTTCTGCACCGCTGAGCTCGCCATCACAGCTCAAGTTCTCTGGACTAAGGTCGCTGTCCAACATGCCTGCGATACGCTGACGGTCTGCACTCAGGGCCAAGCTGAGGGGCGCATCACCAAAGATGGCACTCCATTGATTCTTTTGGTCTACATAGTTTTGTAATGCACTCATAGTGTCGCTCCTAGTGTGTGTAAGTGTATATTATAGCATCAAACAATAACCCAGTCAACCACTGGGTTATTGTAACTTCACAGAGCGGCAGTGTCAACGGCTACATCTGCCAGCACCACTGTGACTTCGTAGCTCTTCTTTGCCTTGTAGAGCAGCGCTGCCATCTGTTGAGCAGCATACGAACTGTCAGCAACGATGGGCTTCTGCTGACCTTTATAGAATGCAATGTATGTACGCATGACTTAGTCCTTTGTTGCTGTTTAAGTATTAATTATAGCAGCTTTTGGACAGCTTGTCAATCAGTAGTCTGCAGAAACCCTACCAGCAGCAGGGTCATAGCTAAGGAACACTTTGTTAATCTGTAGCTTGTTGTCTTCCATGTACTCTACCTTGTAGGCAAACTGTCCACCAGTTGTGATGCCCACGAACATGCTGCGCTGGAATGCAGGACGCTTGTAGCCTGCTGCTCGGATAGCGTTGGTCAATGCCACAGCAGTGAACGTGGTCAGTGTCTTGAGAGCGCTTGGCGTGATCATATTGTCTCCACTGCGTCGTCTACCATCTTGTTGCACAGGTTCATTGTCATCATGGCCACAGTCATAGCCAATGCTCGCTCTGGACCCGAAAACTTCTGTAGGTAAGCGAACAGGTCCGCTTGAGTCTTTGGTGTGGCAAACATGCCACTGCATGGAATTGGATTTGTCATCTTGTGTCCTTTGTTGCTGTGTAAGTGTATATTATAGCAGCTTTTGGCAAAGCTGTCAACCAAAATCTACATGCTCCAGTAAAGTTCTGAGCTTGGATCGCAGCTTCTAGGTGTGTCCCAAGCAATGACCACGTCCTGTCCAGTCATCAAGTTCTTCACGGTCTTGGTAGTAGGAAACCATTCAAAGCGCCATCCGTTATCTGGATTGTACAGATCAAACAGTGCAGCAACTTCTCTGCGCATACCGTTGTCATCACGGTTGCACCACACAGTAGTAGAGAACAAGCGCTCGCCTGTCTTCTTACGCCGGTCTGCCCGGTAGATGTACATGGTGTAGCTGGTGTTCATTGCGGCCCTTTGGTGTGTATGTGAGTATTATACTGCTAATCTACAACCCTGTCAACTCCTAACGTGCCATGGCCAAGTCTACAAAGCTGGTGCGCTCGTAGCCATGAAACTTAACGATGTGATCATGCTCTCGATGATAGGTGTACATGATTTTGCCAATGCCTGAGCTGGGATGCAGTGTGATGTGGCTTTGCCACATGCGCTTGGGCAAGAAGTAGTAGCGCAGCTGGTCCTTGTGCGGATTGTATATGGTGCAGCGAAGTGCCCCTATCTTGCGTCCACCACCTGCTGTTTCTACACCGCTGATTTCTCCACCATGACTCCGGCCACCGGCCACCACAGGATTAACACGTATGCTGGCTGTCTTTGAGTCTGTGCCATCACTGAAGTCAGCATGAGCAGCATCAATAAACTGATAAGGGCCCACAGCAGCAAGGCTTTCTTCAACCAGTCGTTCTACATTGAAGATGTCAGGATGCTGCAGGCCGTAGGCTCGCAGGTCCTTGCTTTTCCTAAACTCTGGATGATACTGGGTTATTACATCTCTCATCAATACTAGGTTCTTACTCATCATGTTCTCCTTGGTGTGTATGAGTGTATTATACTGCCGCTCGTACTATGATGTCAACCTCTAGTCGCCGCGAACATCTGTAGCACCTAAAATGGTAAGAATCCCATTGTAGAATGCCAGCACTGTCACAAGGTTATCAGCCTCGGTAATCATAATAGATGGCACGGTGACAATTGTAAGACATTATCTGTATAAGTGATCGTTCCGGACATCTGTGTTCAGTGTAGGCCCTAGTTCGCGGCGCAGCTCTACTTCGCGTCGATGGGCAGCAGCTTTGCCTCTCAGTGTTTCCCACACGTATACTTCGATCTCGCTCTTGTCTCTGAGTGTGCGCAGTGCAGCACACAGCAGCCATGCCTTGTTCTCTGTCTTGGCACGGTACCAGTGCTTGGCTGCACGAGCTAGCACTGACTTGTTCACAGTGCTTTCAGTCTTAGCTGTGACACCAATGTAGCTGGCACCACCTACACGCAGCTCATAGATGATGTGCGTACGGTCGACTCGCTTCTTACGGGGTGTGTTTTTTGTCTCCATAACAGTATTATACGACACTTTGAACACTCTGTCAACCAAAAAGAAAAGCCCCTAAGGGCTCAGTGGTTATTCGTCCCCGTCCGGGCTGTCATCTGCCGGACTGTGCTGTTCCGTGGCAGCAGCCTTCTTCTTGGGCTTGCCCCATGCTGAGTAGCTGGCACCTTCCACTCTGCCCGATACATTGTTGGCGATCTTCTGAATCTTTCCGCCCTCAGCTAGAAAGGCCGCCATAGCTGCTTCGCCTGCTAGCCGTGACTCTCGCTTTTCTCTAATGGCTGCTGCCTGCTGTTCTGCTGCTTTACCTGAATCGTATTCTGACATCTGTATCCTTAAGTTAACTTGGTCCGGCGTGCAGGAATCGAACCCACATTCTAGAGGTAGAAGCTCTATGTCCTATCCGTTGAACGAACGCCGGGAAATTTGGTGGGCCGACTTGGAATTGAACCAAGACCCTTATACCAAAGATGCTTTGTTGGACCCTCCGAAGTCGAATCGGAACTTTAAGAATTATGAGTTCTCGGCACTACCATTATGCTAGAGTCCAACGAAACACCCTTGTCTTATTTTCTTTATTTCAGCAGCCTTTATTATACACAACTTCTCGGGAAATTGCAACCACTTTGCTCTATCTCTATCTGTTTCATACCCCTTTACCTCTATGTATAAATCTATAGATTCTATATAGAAGTCCGGAAAATATCTACGTGTG